TATCACAAGATGATGATGTTGTAACTGTGCCTTCTGAATTCATTATCAAAACTCTAGAATTAGTTCCAGTAATTTTATTTTGCTTATTAGCTAAATCATTATTAAGAATTATTTATATTTATTAAAATTTTTTAACGAAATTTTATATAGTTACTTACACTGTAAAATTCTACCAATATATAATAATGATTTAGTTGGTTATGATGGATCATTAAAAATACATGATATAATTGTATCTAAAGATAATGGAGAATCTTATATTTCTTTAAATTATAATCCTGGAGGAATTGGCTATTTAATAGGTCAAGTAAATTCTAATGGATCTATAAGTAGAATTGTAATAGATGGAAACAAACTCATATTTCAATATTTTTCTGATATTTCAACTTTTGTTGGGCAAACAATTATAGCAGAAATTATATAATAATGATTTAGCATCAATTGCAGGTATGAATGATGGTATTAAACTTAGAGTAAAAACTGGAACAAATACTTTAACGTCAATATTTTCAAACTTAAATCCTCCAGCTATTTGTTTTTGTAGCACTGAGAATATAACAGATAAACCATCTGGAAAATATGGTACAGTTCTTATAATGAAAGCTTCAGATAATAGAATGAGTGCAATTTGTATTACTATAGACGGATTATGTTATATTAATTCTTATAATACGTCTACTTCTGATTTAACTGGTTGGAAATCATTATAATATAATATCCAGATAGGTTTTAAAACCTATCTGGGCTTTTACTTGTGAATAATTTAATTTGATTATATATTATATTTATAGAAAGGAAAAGCAGTTTATGATTTTTGATACTTATAAAGAAATTATAATTGAAGAAGATAGTATAAAAAACCTACAGTATGTTTTACATATAAGAGACGACAAATCATTAGATATAGAACTATTAGATTTTAATAAAAAGTATTTTGGTTCTATAAATACCATTATTGCTAGAAATAAAGATGATGAATCTATAAAATGTATTTATATTGAAGATGTTAGAACTAACTATATTAACCAAGGAAATGGTACACTTTTATTACAAAGATTAATTAAATATTGTAAAGAAAACGATATTGATTTTATTTATGGAAATTTATCCAGATTTGATTATGAAGATCACCAAGAAAGATTAATTCATTTCTATATAAAGAACGGTTTTGAAGTTCTTATATTTCCTAAAATAAGTAATAATGGAATCGATGTGGGTCAGATAAAATATAATGTAAAAGGTGGTGATAATAATGAAAAAGCTTATAGTAGGAAAGACTAAAGTTTCGAAATATTTTGCTATATACAAATGTCCTATATGTAATACTCTTATGAAAACAACAAATAATCCTATTGAAATACCTGCAGAGGAAATACCTAATTTGTTAGCAAAAGTTATTAGAAACCAATCTTTTATAGGTAATCCTTATTTATATGAAGCTCCGATGCATATACCTCATAATTGTTCTAATGGAGATTTTGGATTAGCTCAATTTGCTGGATTTAAAAGAATATAAAAGGTGGTGATAATAATGGCTGAAGTAATACAGCGTCCAATGAAATGGTATCCGATTTATAGATGTGGTATATGTAAACATTGTATATCATATAAAACACAAACTGCTGAAATGAAACCTGAACAATTAGAAGATGAAATGGCTAAGGTTGTTTCAGGACACTATAAAGACAAGATTCCTATGTATGTTACACATAAATGCTCTCATGAGCATTTTGGATTAGCAACTTTTGTAGGTTTTGAGAGAGTATAAAAAGGAGGAAAGAGGTAATTATTATGAAAGAAAGATTAAATGATTGGTGGAATAACAATGAGCCCGATGAAGGTCTTATTTATCGTCATGGATTAGGAAAACAGTGTATATTTGTTAGAGATACCATTATGCTTAATCTGTTTCTTGGAATTGCTACAGATTATCATAAATATAATGATTTCTCTGATGAACGCTCTAAATTGTATGAGAGTTTTCATCCTTCTGTTATAGGTACCCATACATCTAAATCTGTAAAGTTGCCGGTTATGGAAATGGATATGTCTGAGAAACTTGGTATTAAGATTATTCTTAGAAACAACTTCTATGATTGGTGTATTTCTGTAGAATCCGAAAATGAAATAGATTGTGATTGGTTAAGATTAATTAATCCTACTATTAAAGGTTACTTTGAAGGTTTCCCTAAGGACAGAATATATGCTCCTTACAGTGAAACTAATAGAAAGAACTTTAGTGTAGTTCTTAATGGAGAATATGAAGTTTACACTTTCATGTATATCTTAAAGAACTGGGCTATAGATAAATTTAATATTTTTGGAGGTATGTAAAATGAAGATTGAAAGAATGATTGAACAGTTAAAGAACATTGCAGAAAAGTGCCCTGGTGCAGATGTCAAATTACATCATCCTACAGGTAATGTTGCTCTGTTTTGCCTTTGTACAGTAGCTTCTACTGATCCTACTCGATCAGGTTCTGTATTTATTGAAGATGCTTCAGATATTGATGTAAGAAATGAGTTATATGCTCAGATTGAACATGCAAAAGATGTAAAAATAAAAGATGTTGATCTTATAAATAATCTTCTTGATATTGGATTTACTTGGAAAGATTTTGAAGAATATCTTGATGAATCTGATTTCAGACATTTTGTAGATATAGCAAATGCTCATGGTATTATCATATGAATAAAATAAAATTGCTTGTAATATCTATATTAGATGAATTTGAACAACTTCTTGAAGATACTGATACTACTATTCCGGATGAATTTAGAGAAGGTGAAGAAGGAGAAGCCAGATTATTTGGAGATGGATATTATAGATTAGAAGATAGTATTTATAATATGATATACAGGGAATTTATTATTCAACCAATAGAATTTATAGATAAAGGAGAATTATAATGAATCTCAAAACAAAAATAAGAATAGAATCTAAGGATATAGCAGCTATTAATTTATTAATGACTCATATTAAAAATGAATTCCTTAGTAGAGCTTTTATTTTAAAGAATGGTATTGTTGAACTGGTGGATTATTCTATTGAAGAAACAAAAGATGAATTATATTATATTGAACTTAATTGTTCCGGTAGATTTAATAAAGTTCTAATACCTACATTGATAGATAAGCATACACTTGGAATGGAGTCCACTAAATTTGATCTAATAACTATCCATATTTATCCCGAAGACGATAGTAAAAATGGTGATATTGGTAATATGGTTTATGAGCAGTTTGTTGGTCATGAAGATTATATTGATAGTGCTGTTGTATTAAATACAGATGAAGGTATTCATAGTTTTATTTGTGATGATAGTTCTAAATTTCCTTTATTTATATTAACCAAATTTTATACAGCTTTTGACAAATAATAAATCAAATAAATAATCCCCTGGGTTTTACAAAACCCAGGGGATAATATTTTATTTTTTCACCGGATAAAATTATACACCAATACTGTCAATATTATCGATAATATAATCAGCTGTAGCGATAGCAATCTGTGTAGCATTTTCGCTCATAATTTCTTCTTCAGACATGAAACCGCCAATAACTGCTTCGATAAGACCTTCATATTCTTCATATTCGAAGTTTTCTTTAACTTCTTCCTGATTCTGCTGAGCAGCTTTCTTCTTATCAGAAATCTTTTTAGCAGCAATTGCAGCAGCTGCACCTGTAGCAGCAACACCAGCACCAATAGCAGCAGTCTTACCAGGATTATTCTTGATAGCAGTACCAACATTCTTAGCAGCAGTACCTACTGCACTGGCAGCATTCTTAATCTTAGATCCAAGAGTTTCCTTAGCCTTATCACCAACAACCTTAGTATCAATCATCTGAGATTCGATCATATAATCAGCTACTTCACAAGCAAACTCGGAAGCATTTTCAGCCATGATTTCTTCTTCTGTCATGTTAGCAACAACGAATTCTACGAGCTCTACATATTCAGGATACTCATAGTTTTCTTTTACTTCTTCTTCTTTTTCCTTAGCAGCAGCTTTCTTTCTGTCAGCAATCTTCTTAGCAGCAAAAATACCACCTGCAGTTGCAGCAGCTACACCAGCACCGATACCAGCAGCTTTACCAGGATTAGCCTTGATCCAATCAGCAGCTTTACCAGCAATATTCTTAGCTTTCTCTCCACCTTCTGAAGGAATAGTAGCAAGACTTGTATTCTGATTAACTACTGCAGGAAGATTCTTCTCTTCAGCAGCTTTCTTAACAATTTCACTAGCCTTAGCAGCAGCTTTAGAATTCTTCTTTGCAGCTTCCTTAGCAGCAGCTTCAGCAGCTTTAATCTTCTTCAGAGAACGCTGTTCTCTTGCTTTCTTAACATATTCACTCACATCTGCTTTCTTATCAAGGCTTCTACCTTTACCAGCAAAATCTCCAGCAAGCTTTCCTTCTTCTTTAGATTTCTTAACAGCATCAAAAGCCTTAGTTAAAGTTTCCTTAGCAGAAGCCTTAGTATCTTCATCACCACCGGAACGATTTACTAAGTTATGAGCTTTAAGAACAGCTTCTCCAGCTTTCTTCTTTGCTTCATCAGCCTTAACACCACCAGCCAACTCAGACTGAGTTGCTCTCTTAAGTAATTTTGCTGCCTTTTCAGCTGCCTTCTTTTCTTTAACTTTCTTGAACTCATTCAAGATATATAAAGCAGCTTCCATAACAAAATCTTCTGCGTTTTCCATAGCAAGCTGATCTTCGGTCATAAGACTTGTAATAGCTTCTACGAGAACACCGAAGTTAACCTCTTCGTCTAACATAATTTCTTCTTCAATAGCTGCTTCGCATAAAACATTAGCTGCTTCAACAAAGAATTCATTAACAGGCTGTTCGTTAGATGATTCAGTCATAGTTTCATAACGTCTTGCTTTAACAAGAGCATCAGCGTATGTTACACCATTCATTGTTTAATCCTCCATTAAAAAATATTTTCTGATTTTTAGCATAACTTTTTCTATTTTGAAGAAAAGTGTAGCTTTTAAATATATGTGAAAAGAATTTAGTATTAACTTAGTTTATAATTAATACTATAAGGAGGGTTCATAATATGAGTAATATGAATAAAAGAATCAGCAAAGATATAATTATTTACATTGATGGAATTAAATGTAGATGTAATACTATTAATATTACTGTATACGAATCTTATAATATCCCTAATGATAAAATTGAACAATTTGTGAATAGATTAAGAACCGAATTATCAGTTGTTGATGGTATTGAATTTAAAAGATCTAAAGAAAGTTTTATCAGAGAAATATATGCTCATAATGTTTTATATAGAAGAAATATTTATGTAATGAGCTCTAAAGATACTGATATTACTGATAATGAAGAATGGTATAGATTATTAGCTTTCGATACTATATATTACATTGGACAATTGACATATAAACTCAAAAATATATTCAAGAAATAAAAATATTAAGCTCAGGGTAGTTTTCTACCCTGAGCTTTTTCGTTTTGATTATTCACTTTTTCTTCTTCATCAAAATGCATCATTTCTTCTACAATACCGATATTTTTTCTAAGTTCGTTTAATTCTCTATTATGAAGATTTAATATATTTTGTTGAATTTCTTGAGCTTCTATAATTTTCTTTAACGATTTTTTATAGTTTTCAAACTCAATTCTTCTAATATCATTATATATTCTCTTTTCAATTCTTCTTAGAATTCTACTATCTACAGCTGTTGATACTGTAGCTGCAATAAAAGGAGAAAATAAGATATTCCAAAGTATATCATTATCATAATATATAAATGACGTAAACCAATAGCACAAAGATATTGCAAGAAAGTAATTAAATGCAATTTGTATTATCATGGCACCTTTATATTTTTTGTATACTATATCAGCTTTGTTAAATTTGTTGATAGAACTAATAAAGCTTTTATAGTGAAATGCAAAATATATAAGTATTAGCAGATTATTTATTAAAAATATTTCAATATTATATACTCTACCATATAGAGAATTTATAAATTCTTCTATAAAAAACATAAAGGGGAGATTAATAAACAATTCTGTATCGTTCATGGTGTCATTCCCCCTCTCGATATTATACATAAGTTGATCAATTAATACAAAGAAGGGAAGATAACTACCATTACACTGGTACACTTATCCATTAATTTGAACATCATCACAAACTGTAGATATCCATCCACGATGATTAATAGTAAGATTACATATTGCTAATCTTTCATCTTCCATCTTTTCAAATGCTCTAAGATATTGATTAAATCCACTATTTTCAGGATGTTTATATAAGTCACACTGTTCAGAATGTCCAATTATGATAACTTTACAATTATCATGGATTCTAGTTAATGTTTTCTTGAGATTGGCTCCATAGAAGTTCTGTGCCTCGTCAATAATAACTACTTTATTTTCAAAATTACAACCTCTCAAATATGTATCAACTGTAAATTGAATATAAGCAGTACCATTCTTTAAAGCTTCAATATTACTATCAGATTGTAATACCTGTGTAGGAACTAATCCTATAGTATATAATGCTTCAAGTAATGGTTCCATATAAGGAGCACTTTTTTCTTCCTGACTACCAGGTAAATAACCCTGTCTTTGTTCATTAGTAGGAGATGCTATATAAACTATTCCATCGTACAAACCATATTGTACCATAAGATTTGCTACACCAACAGAAATAGTTGTTTTACCAGTTCCAGCTTTTGCATTACACATAATGATTCTAGTTTTAGGATCATATATAGCATCTCGGAACTTCTTTTGCTCTTCATCTAATAATAATCCGTAAAACATGATATCATCCAAGGTATCTGGAGCTTCATATGTTTTAATATTACTCTGGTATTGTTTCTTCTTCATAGATCAATCCTTCTTTCTATAAATTTTATTATGATGTGCAACTTATATCAACAATCTTTATTGTAAAAAATTACAAATTATTTTTACCCATAACAATAAAGTACTGAAAAAGTAGAAGATAGTATTGTTATATTTAAACTGTGTGTTATTAATATCCTGGTGCATAACTACAATACCATGTAATCCAGGGTGCCTCAATCTCATTCTTTTATAACTGATAGGGAACTAAAAGGGTGATTAGTATTAGCTATAATCAATGAAACTATACTAAGAATGGTCTAACAAGCTAAAGTGTTGAGGTAGCATAGACTAATATGATGCTAATGCATTCGATCTTTCCTATATAATAATAGACGCTTCCTGTGGAAGAATAATCCTTGGACCTATAGGACGGTAGGCAACCGACTATAATAATAAGGAAATTGCCAAATATATAGTGCTCGTGACTGTTTATCTGAAAAGGTAAACTATAAGAAAGATCGTGAAGTTCGAGTAGCCCAATCGAGCATGAAAACATAATATATATGTTTTCGGTAGAGGACCGAAAGGATTGAACATATCTGAATGGTGGGTGAAAGTTGGGAGTATCATTCTCCTTAGAGCAATGGGCAGATTTTTATCTGCTGCGGTGAAAAGTTTATAATCGACGGGTTATGGGCTCAGATTCATCGTCTCTATAGCATAACAAGTAGTAGTATTAGCGAGTAGGCTGAAGAGTCATTGATAATGCATGGTTTAAATGTAATAATATTATCCAATACTGATTCTAAAATATTTTTATAAATGAAATAAAGATTCCCATAGGAAGAGATTCCTATGGGAGTTTTGTTTATTTTTTCATATTAACTATCTGAACTTCTTATTAATATACCGATTATCGATTTTATAATACGGTATTCTAAAAATATAATATAGAAAAATAGGAGGTAATTATTATGTCTATCTATGGTCATGAATTAACTACAGATTTCGGAAGAGATAACAAAAATACTCTTTATATCGAAAATCATGTAAGTTTCAACCGTGAATTAGATGAAGCTGCAATGCAGCCATATATTGATGAGTTGACAAAAGAAGTATTCAATGAAAAAATAGATATGGATGAAGGTTTTGGAGGTAAACTTAGACCTGTATTTATAGTTTTAACTTATTCTGATTCCAGATTCGATCATATCGCTGAAAAATTTGTAAAGAATCAGACGTACTGGCACGCTTCTATAGGATTTGGACCTTCATTGAGTAGAACTTATTCATTCAATTTTGGTGAAGCTGATAGCAATAAATTCAAAGGTGGATTATCTTTCGAATCTATGAAATTCTACCAGGAAGAACATCCTACAGGAACTTGTGAAGTATCATGTATTTTCTTGACACCTTATAAGTACAAGAAGCTTAAAGCTACTCTTGAATATTATTTGAGAAATAAACAGAAAACGAGATATTCTTTTGTAAATCTTCTTTATTCTTTATTTGGAAAAGGTACTAAGAATGGTTTAAAAATGAATCTTGTATGTTCTACTTTCGTAGATACTATTCTCAGATCTGTAAATGTAAATATTTCTGGAGATAAAGCAACTAATCTTACCAAGCCTGATGATTTGAAAGTTGGAAAACATGAAAAACAGTTTAAGGTATTTGAAGGAAGATTGCTTGATTATGATGCAGAAAAAGTTGCAAGAAAAGTTGAGAAATTATCCAATGATGTAAATAGTAATTTCTTTAAGAAACATGTTTCTGAAGCAGTACAGAATTGGATACCTGTAAAAGAATCAACAATTGACGAAGGTTAATATTGTCCCTAGGGTCGAAAAGATCCTAGGGATATTTATTTTTTATCAATCTAGATACTCTCTTATAAATAAAGAAATTAAGGAGATAATCTCAATGGAAATTACAGGTTGTATTAGTGTTCCTGAAGAAGAAACAGAAAGATTTGATAATCAGTGTGATAATGGAGTATCATTATTGATGGTTGATAATGATGAACCTTTAAATATGGATGAAGATGGTAGTATGTATATAGAAGACAATCCTAAAGTATTAGGAGTTTTTGTATCGAGATATAATATTCCACTTTTACAGAAAGTATTAGAATTAATAGATGAATATGAACCTCAAATTGAATTTTCTGTAGACGGTATTCGAGCTACATTTACTCCTGATTTTGATGACGATATGGAAGAAGTTATAGATTGTACTTCTACTGTTTTTGATAATCCCAAATTGATAGAATATAAAGAGGAATAATTTAATGAATAATAGATTGAGACAAATTAAGAAACCATTTGGTCCTTATAGATGTCATTCATGTCAATATAGATATAGTGATTGTGATCATGGTTTTGGTAACAAACCTGATTATTGTAAAGATTATTATCCTGGTGGATGTTTATCTTGTAAATATCGTTATGGTATATATGGTAATGATTTTACAGCAAAAGAAGATACTCAATGGCTACAAAGAGGATGTGATGTATTCTTTCCATCTTCTTTAAGATGTACCAAGAGAAAACGTTTAGGAAGAAAACGTAAGAAAAGATTAAAGAAAAGAGGATTATTATAGAATTCTCCATCATCTATAGGAAATTTATTAATATAATTGATTTTATTTAATCATATTAATTGTAATTGCATCAAATTTGGTACATATTGAAAGGAAGTTAAAAATGAATAAAACAGAATTCTTTTATAAATATACAACAGCATCATCTGAAATGGATTATGATGAACGAATTAAAATTGAAAGAGAATCTATTGATACAAATCCTATCAATATAGGATATGGTAATAGAAATCTTATTATTGTAATGGAAGAGTGTAGTGAACTTATACAAGAGCTAATAAGTATGCAGTATGGAATTGGAGATAGATTATCTTTAATTGAAGAAACAGCCGACGTAGAACAAGGATTGGATTATGTTAAATTAATTTGCGATATTTCTGATAATGAGATTAATTATGATGTGTCGTTTGATACAGAAATAGTGTATAATAAAGCAACGAATCCAATTGTAGCATTATCGTTATTACAACAACAAATTTCTAAATATTTACGAAATAAATTATCTCATAAATACGATCTTATAGAAGCTGTCAAAAATGTATATATTTCTCTTGAATATATTAAATATGCATATTCTATAGATAAAAAAGAAATCAATAAAGCTATGAATGTAAAGTTACAAAGATTAGTTGAAGTTAAACAAAATAACCCATCAGCAATATATCAATAATAAAATAATAGAAAGGAAAAATATTATGGCAGATGTAAATTTATCGGAAGTTGTAAAAGTAACAAATAATACTGACTTAAGTTTTGAGATCGGTGGAGTTAATGTTCCTATAGGACAAATTTTGGGAGAAAAGTTAGTTGCTTCTCTCATGGAAAGAATTACAGATGAAGAGTTTGAAGTTATTTATAAATATATGCATGATCAGACTTGGAAAAAAGATTATTGTGGGGAGAAAGTTATTCTGAATTATACAAAGAAGGATAATTATTATAATACTCAAAGTACACCACCAACTATTGCTACATATGCTGAAAATCTTTTATCAGAAAAAATGAAAGAAAGAATCAAAGCTAAAGTAGAAGAAATAACTTCATCTGAAGAATTCTTATCTAAGGCAGACCAGATTGCTCAAGAGATTGTAGATTATGCTACAGAAGGTTATAAGAAAGATATGAAAGCAAGAGTATATGAACGTCTTGTTGCTAATACTGTAGATGCATCTCCTTGTTATGGTGGTGTGGATTTGAGATCTATTATCTTTCAATGTATTAATGATAGATTACGATAATATCAATATAATAATCCCTAGGGTATTATCTACCCTAGGGATATTAGTTTCATTTCAATTTCATAAAAATTCCCTCTAGAGATTTCTCTCTAGAGGGAACATTATTATTCTTTATAACCCGCTGCTATAATCAGCAAATTATGCACGTCCCTGAGGATTCAAGATCTGGATACGGCTCTGTACAGGCTGATATTCCTTCATCAAGAATCTCTCAAAGCTGTGAATTGCAGGCAGAGAAGGATTAGCAGCATTACGGATCTCGTTAGAGATGTACATCTGGTAATCATATAATCTGTAGCAGATTCTTTCAGTGTTACGAGGATTCAAGATAATCATCAACTCGTTGGTATTTCTGTACTTGTCAGATCCTACGAAGTTGTATACTCTGTGATCCTTGGTGTTAACGATGGTCTGAGTGTAATCAAGAGTTACAGGACCAATGTTAGCAGGAGCCTGGTAAGCATACTCTGTAGGAGTGATCTTTCTTACGATACGAGGATCACCAACGATAGAAACAGTCATGTTAGGATCGTTGAGAACCTGAAGCATCTTAGTTACAAGGTCATCCAAGTAATCCATGAAAGTAGCATGACGGAAAGTTACCCAATCAAGAGCATAGCCCTCATTAGGAGCAAAGTCAAAGCTGCCCTGGAAGCTTGTTCTTTCATCCATTCTTTCGAATGAAGCGTCGAAGAACTTCTTCATCTTCATATCTTTGTACTCAGACAATACAGTCTTAGTCATAGACATGATCTTAGTTACCTGGTTTGCATCATACATAGCAGATACATCCTTAACTTCTTCAGGAGATACGGTTGTATTGATAGGAGTTGCTTCCGGAATCTCAACGTAGTCAGAATCAACTTTCCACTTAACAGATACCATATCAAGCTGAGCGTTAGAAGTATTCAACTTAGCAGCAAGCTTAACCTTAGAGATCTTGCCCTGAAGAGTATTGATACCGATCTTACCATTGTTCATAGAACCGAAGATAGTATCAGTCAATACTGCAACGCCACCGTTAGCGTCAGTCTTATACTTGATAGTGATAGGCTGATTTAATACACGCTCGTTACGGTTAGGTCCACCGTAAGAAGGAGTGAAAGGAATGCTGCAATGGAACCAAAGGTTCTTCATACCAGCATCAGCTGCAGTAGCAAGTTCAGTCTTATTGCTGTACCAACCATTAGCATCCGGCATATGGTCACCTTCAGCGATATATACATTTTCTACATAGATACCACAGATGTGAGTTACAGAACTCAATTCATCAGTAGTAGTTCCACCGAGCTTACCGATAATATCAGTAGTACCAGTTTCAGGAAGAGATAACTCAAATTCCTTAGTAGGTGCTGTAGCATCGATAGCATCAGCGATTCTGTTCTGCTCTAAGAACATATCGATTTCTTCACCTTCCGGAGTAACGAGGATACGTCTTTCCATAGAAATGGTGAAAGAAGGCTGCACTGCAGTTACTCTCTGAACTACGTTACCCTGAGAGAATACGTTGTTCATAAGGATTAATTTATGGATAGGCAATGCCATACCAACCATAGGAGAATACTCTGTCTGGTAAGCGTTTTCCTGCATAGCATGGATATCGTTCTCAAACATAGCTTCTACATCTTCATGCATCTCTTCGAGCTGCTCAGAAGTTAAAGTTTCATTGTTATCGTCGATGAAGTTTTCACAGAAGAATTCCTTCAAAGCGTCTTTTGCTCCAGCGGAGCGAATTGTACGGGTAGGTTCTGCAAAGAAATCATAGTTCTCTACTGTAAGAATAGAGTTTGCAGCTTCAGTAAAAGCTTTACCGTAAGCATACAAAGGATCGTTTCTGTAAGCAGTTCCGCCGATCGTTTTCTGTCTAGTTCCTGCGATCATTTGCTTGTCCTCCTTATAGGGTTTTAATATTGATATTTTTCATATAATCAGTCAAAAATAGATTACTACGCAACTACCAGTTTGCGAGTACTATTTTTTATCATTATGTTCGGTGTTTTGATTTGATATTTCGAAGAATTTTTACTCTTTTTCTTATTTATTACCTTTATCTTCGTTTTCTTTTGCAAATTTCTTTGCTATATCATCAAGAATTTCGGTTATAGACTTGATAATAGTCAAAAATCTTACAAAAGTAACATCGTTTTCTACATAAGATTTTGTAGGAAATACCATTGTAAGGTAATCAGAAATATAAACCTTTACATCGTATAATGATGTAGATATTCTGGAGATAGTTTCAAGGTTATCTTCATTTATATCAAGTTTATTGATTCTTTCCAATATATCATCACAAGATGAATACAGATTAGAATATAAATTCTTCAATTCTTTAATCTTGATCTGTTGTTCTTCTGCTGTCAATGAAGCAAAGATATCAGTATTAGCTTCAATCTCTTCATCACCTTCTAACTCTTCACCTTCTTCACCAGGTTGCTGAGCAGTATTAGGATCTTCTGCAGCTGGATCTGCTTCTGCATTCTGCTGAGTTTCAGGATTTTCTTCAGCTTGCTGAGCAGCATCTTCTTCTGGAGAACTTCCATCATCTAATGATGTATCTATAGAAAAGTCATCATCAATACTTCCTTCCATATCTGCTGGAGAAGCAGAAGAAGTATTATCTTCCTCTGCCTCATGTACAGACTTTAAAGAAAGAATATCATATATAGATTGCATTCCCATAATTGATACTTTCCTTTCTTTTTATTTATCATCATTCTTACCTACACCAATATCTGCAGGAAGAACTCTTTTTCCAGTTCTCAGATTATATCTGATTCTCTGATACTGTCTTTGTAATTCTTTCTTGTATTGAATAAGAGCTCTATATTTCTTAATCTGATTATTACTATCAGCCATAGACATTTCTTTTTCTACAACTTCAAGTTCTGTTTCAATCTCATCAAGAATTAATAGTCTTTCTCTATCATTGAGCTTCTTAGAAACTGCTAATCCACCCATTGCTACAATAATAGGAATTGTAACTCCATTGGTTAATACTCCCAATATAGTCAATCCTAATCCAGCCTTAATACATCTTGAGAAAGAAGGAATCAGAGATCCTTTTATAATAGCTTCTCTTCTATCAGAAACAAGAGCCCGTTTCATACTAGTAACTACAGATCTTACAGAATTGTCTAAATTTCTTGACATTTCTTTTTCTTTGTTACTCATATCTTTAAACTTCTGTCTTAATCCCATAAGACCAAGCTTGATATTATTTAAATTAATAATAGGTCTCTTTCTTTCTTTTTGTTGAGAATCGTTCTGCTGATTAGATTCTTTCTCTTTAGAAACATCAGATTTGATATCTGTAGATTCATCATTATCTTCTGTTTCATCTACACTATCTTCATCCTCAGGATCTTCTTCGTCTTCATCATCTTCACCATTATAATAGCCTTTCTGACGAAGTCTATCTTCAAGAGCTTTACCTCCAACTGCTGTAGGTGGTTTGGATGATGCTTCTTCTATAATATCCAAAAGATAACCGTATGCTTCAAGCTGAATATTAGATGGAACTTCTTCCTCTCTAGTCCAATTTTCTACTGCTTCGGATACTTTCTTTTCCTGCTTAGAAAGCATTACATAAGACTCGTTGATTACACCTTCTTCAATAGCTTTATTGAACTGATAATCAGAGAATTTATCACCGAATACTTTTACAATATCACTATCAAGATTAAGATAACTCATAGCTTCAAGAGCAAGTGTAAAATGCTCATAGGTAAAATTATCAAACTTACTGAAGTCAAGAATCTGCTCTTCAATCGGAGCCATCATAAAACCATCATAAGTATTAAACTGACCTGAAGTTTCAACAAAAGTTTCCAGATACAAATCAATAGAAGAATCAAAATTATTTCTTACTTCGTTCATTTCTGATTCAGTAAGTTCAATTTCTGTAGTTTCTTTAATATTGATTTCTGCAATACCAGGATTGATAGTATAGTAAGCTCTCATAGTATCCATATTCTGAGAGATTAGTAAATCATTATATTCATTACATACAGTATCTAAGAACTGAGATAATTCATTTAATTCTGATTCAGTATAAGGATACTGTCGAACACATATACTCGCTTTACAATCTTCTCCAATATATGAATATATATTTTCTTTATATTCAGCCATTTCTCCAAAGAGAATATTTTTAGTTCTAGAAACAAAGTTTTTGATCTTATTTTTAGCTGAATTGATAAACTTCTTTTCTTTAACTTTAAGAAATTTATTAAGGTTAAAAGCAGCATTTACCAAGTTATGGAATTTAAAGATCTTATATTCATTAAGAGGTAAGCCTTCTCCAGTACTTGTATTAACAAACTTGATACTATCAAGGTTATTTCTACTGTATAGAATATCCTTAGTATAAGACAAAGAATCAATAGCAGGATTTAAAGCATTCTTAATAAAGCTTAAAGCTGCTGAAGAATATGCAGGATTTGAATTACCTACTAATTCCAATTCAGTCTTAATATTATCCATTTTATTAATGATTAATACAAGATCTTCTTTTGAATAATCTTCAACATTTTCTGCTCCATTATTGGCTACTAATTTAGTACAACCGGAAATATAATTGGGAATAATACCAAATGCTTTAAATACACCTTCATCTGATTCAAATGTTTTATTCTTTACGAATCCCCAAAGTAAATAAATCAAATTTTCGATATTAGCAAGAATATCCTGTTTATTGGTATCATTCATAACTCTGTTAATCATAACTGGCAAACTATTGTCTGATTTATTACAATTAACCAGATATCTATGAATAGCATCATTGATAGATTTATAAGGAGCAGTAGGATTTTCATCACTTGCTAACATGACTTGAACTTTAGCAATATCTTCTTCTTCGAGAATGTAATTCTCATTTACAGCTCTCCTGAAGTTATTCAATTCATGTTCAGAAATATAAGGATTCTGAATAAGATAGAATTCTACAATACCTTTCAGTAGATTTTCTTTATTATAATCTACATGATTTTTCTCCAAGAGATAATAACACTCTTCGAATAACAAATTCATTTTCTGATATTCTTTGATACGATAAGTATCAATCATATCGGCACAAGAATCAATAAAATACTTCAAACCAGCAGATCTGATTCTGTTACACTCTCTTTCAATATTAAATCTCTTTGAAATAGATTCATGATTCTTCAGAATTCTATCAGAAGCTGCAATAGCAGTACAATTTTCAAAAATAGTATTCTTCTGATCTTCTGTTAAATTTTCTCTTCTTTCCAAAGAGTTTACAACAGCTTCGATATTCTCCGTATAAGGGAGAATTCTGTCAACGTATTCTGCTAATATCCTATCAGAGATAACTGGGTCAACTGTGTTGAATGTTTCTAACAAATTGAAAATCTGATAATAATTGGAACTTGCATTCTGAGTGTTACATAAACTTTCGATAAAAGATCTTAACAACTGCTGAGTATCAGCATTTCTACCATTCTTTTTGATTTCAATGCTTCGGTTAAGATTATTGAAAATTTTATTAGAATCTACTTTTGTAGATTCTGTCACAGCCGAATTCAAGCATCGAGAACGCTTAAGAATAGTAGTATAATTTACTATCTTTCTAGACATTATAATCTCCTCCCTGTATAATAGGATATTTTATAAGAGTGTTGAATCTTACCGTACTACAATTTATTATTTATTCTTATAATCACTTTTAAATAATATAATAAATGATATTATATTAAATAAAAATCATAGGTAAGGAGAATAATAATGAGTAGCCGTAAAGAAGATCTGCAAAAGAAAATTAGTAACCTGAGAAAGGAATACAATAAGCTGGAAAAGCTTAAAGAAAAGCAGGAAGATAATGGTATATTTGATCCTGCTATAGAAAAGCAGATTGATGATATCTATGAAGAAATTGCTAATCTTGATAAAGAATTACAGGAATTGTAAATCATATACATATACCCAGTAAGGTATAATCCTTACTGGGATTTTAATTTGATAAGCTCAAGGATCAACATTGATATAATTGAATAAAACTCGAATTTTATCGAAAGGAGCTTATCAAAGATGATTAATTCAAAGATTGGTTATATCATCTGCGAATCTATGGGAGAACCATCTGCTGTTTTACAACCGAAGACAATTAATGGTAAAGTAGTTGCAGAATGTATTCTTCAGACAGCAGATGAAAAGAATAGAAACGGTAGATTCTATGCTCACGAAGAATTATTTCCTCAGATAACAGCACCTAGAACTTTAGAGTTGCTTCATAGTGGAACATTAAAAGCTGAATGTGGACATCCTTTATCCAAAGATCTTCAGAGACAGAGTACAATTGATGATACAAAGACATGTGCTCGCTTCTTGAAGTTATGGATTGATGGTATGAATATTATGGCTCATGTGGTTGGAACTAACAATGATCTTGGTAGAGCATTTGACCTGGATCTTAAAGAAGGTATTCTCCCTGCATGGTCATTAAGAGCTTTAGGTTCTATTACACAGACTCGTAGAGGTGCAGAGGTTAAGAATTTGAGAGTTATTACTTGGGATAATGTAATTTATCCTTCTCACCCTGGTGCTTATACTCAGAAGCTTGTTACAGAATCAGGTATTGTACTTGGTGGAAGTACTGTTCAGGAAACAAACGACATGAGTCCTAGTGGAATTATTATTCCTATTACCAACGAACAGGTTCTTAGATTCATTCAGACAGAATCTGCTAACTTGAAGTTTGTTAGAGAATGTTTTGATTTCGCTTATTCTGGAATTAAAGTTAATGAATCTGGATCTAAGGTTCTTCTTACAACTAATGAAGGTGATACATTGGTTGTTAATATTGAATCTTATATTCATGATGAATTGATGAGATATGATAAGAGTTACAGACAGATCTCTGAAGCAGATGAACAGAATTTCAAGTTTAGTATCTTAAAATAAACAAATAGTACCACTAGACGTAAAAGTCTAGTGGTATTTTATTTTATTAAACATTGGTGTAAAGGAAATTATGCTCGGTAGAAAGAATGTCCGTTTCTGAAAAGGTGTGTATAAAGTTTGTAGGAATCGACGTAGGTTCATTTCTATGAATTTCTCCTGAATAGGTGTTGAAAATTGCAAAATTGCTGAACTCTTGCCATGGTTTAGTAAAAACTCCGAGTATATTTTTTGTAGCTGGTGAAGACTGAGTGTAATTTCCTTTAACTCTTTAAAAAATAAGTTGCTGGTAGAGGTAAAACTCTACCAGCCTTTTAATTGGAACATTGTAATAAATTGATAAGACTATCAAAAGGAGGTTATGATCTATGGCATTAGCAAATAGTATGACATTATTATTGGACAAAATAGAACGTAGATTAGGTCTAATCCCATTATCACAGTTTTTGCCCGAAAATATGCAGAAACCTAAATGGGCTGATGTTATTCAACAGGATACATTAGTTGAATTTTCACGCTATTTCCCTAATCAGTTCAAAATGATTATTAATGATGAGAGTTGCAATAAAAAGCTTGACAAAGATACAAATACTATGTGGTATTACATTAAAGATGAAGTATTACAAGGTGCTAAGTTATTAGGATTAAAAGATATTGATTGGACTGATGTATCAGCTGCAAATAGCTCAATGACTAATGGTAGCATTGGTACATATTACTATCCATCTGGAATGCCTTGTATCGAAGCTACATTTGAATCTGTATTGGGATTACAGATGGCTGCTGATACAGCTTCATTATACAATAGAGGGATTTATATTGACTTCCAGTATCCTAATAGATTCTGCTTGAAAGGTTTAGCTAATACAAATTACGACTTATCGAGTTTTGTTGTAGTATTGTTAGTTGAACATGCTTCTTTAAATACTATCTCACCTACAATGATGAGTATATTTGAAGAATTGGCACAGGCAGATATTGCTAACTACTTGTATATGAACTTGAGATATTATGATGGTATTGATACGGCTTATATTAATATTGATCTCAAGTTGAATGAGTTGCAGGAAATCGCTAATAAGAGGGAGAGTATAATTGAAGAATTGAAAAACAGTTATGTTTCTGCTTCTAACTCAGCTATTCCTTATATTTGGTCTGTATAAGGAGGTAGCTAGCAATGAAAAATGATACTATGTATAAGCTCTCTTATGGTGCTGAAAAATTGAAGACAGTTAAAGAGAAAATTATCGAAGATATCAAAACGATCAATGCTGCTATGAAAAATATATACAGTAATAACTGTGTAATCGTGGTACTTTCTCCATGTAATAAACATGGAGAAATAAACCATGAATGTACTATTCATATCTACGATAATTTTTTAGAAGCAAATCCGTTGCTAAATCAGGAGCAATATTCTGATGATAAAAATATCTCAGTAATTCAATACGATCTTAAACATGATAAGTTTTTGTTTATTCTGTTAAAGACATATGATACTCGGAATTACAAGAGATTAAACAAACGACAGATACAAAAGATGTTTAGTGATTTGGAATTAGAATCCAAAGTACTATTTTTATACAATCAATTACAAACGAAAATTATACTTCACAAATCAGTTTAATATAAAGGTCCCTAGTAGAGAAAATCTACTAGGGACTATTTCTTTAAAATGTAAAAGTGCTATTTTTTAATTATATATTATAATTATGAATCAACCAATGATAATCTCAAAACATGGAGGTGTAAATATGAGAAATGGAAGATTTGGAAGAATTGAAACTGTAAAAAAGAATGCTGAGCAGCCAACTGAAGAGGAAATCAGAAGACGAATAAAAGATGCTCAGATAGCTAAGAAATTATTAATTTATAAGGAGAATACAAAATGAAAAATATCAAATTTGAAAATTTACATTGGGATGCTTCTTGGAATTCAGAAGGAGTTCAGGAAGACATCGAGTTCCGGCTTGGGAAAATTGCTAACGAAATGTCCAAGGAATATACTGTTTCTTGTGTAGTTGTAGTTATTAAGAATTGTGATATTCATGGTACATATGATACTATGGATATTCATGTATTTGCAGACTTTGGCGACGCAAATAATCTGCTTAATAGTGAGATGTATGAGTCTTATCATGCTCTTGACATTTATCATTATAATTGTTTGAAAAACGAGTTTACTCTTGTCATGGACAAACCTCATGATAGTTTCAAGTTTGGACGGCTTGCTTGTATTAATACACAGAAAATGTTTGATGGGCAGTTTGTAACAAGAATGAGGAAAGTATTTGATATGAAGAATACTAACGTTACACTTCATTGTATGAAGTTGTAATCTTCATTATATTTTCCAAAGTAGATCGGTAAGGTGCACAAAACACCTTACCGATTTATTTTTTATTTTCTTTTATCAAAGATAAACTTTTTAGTTGTACAACCAGCAGCGTGCATATGTCCACCACCCTTAGGGTCAATAGACTGAGCAATCTTATAACAATTAGCTCCCTTTTCTGCATCAGAATAGAAACTATATTCCCACAGACCATCTTTTGTGTAATGGAAACTGCAAACGAAATCGTATTCTTTTACTTTATTTCCAAACCAAGGAGATCCACCAAGAATCATATTCATACAGAGACCTTTCTTACCATCAATCTCATATTCGAAAGCACCAGAATTGACAGCACATTCGCCCATAGAATCTCTATACTTCTTACAAATCTGTCCTACTTTTAAAACTTCTTCAATATCATGCTTGCTGGTAAACAATTCATCCCATCTTTTATCAATAGGATACTGAATAGATTCAGCATCAAGACCTAATTTGAACCATTCAGTCTTCTCTCCATATTCATATCTCCATACATCATTATCATGAACATATCTTACTAACAATGGAGCAAATTTGTAGAGAGATTCACATTTCTTCTGGTCAATATTTTTCAACCATTTCTCTCTTTCATCAGCTGCCTGGTATTCTGATAAATAAAAGTAAATATATGTAAGCATACAAGCTGCTGTACCATTAACTCTTAAGCCAGGAATAGATTCACCAAATTTACCATACTTCTCGATAGAAGAAATATGATGATCAATCCAAATTACATCCTTAGTGATTTCTAATAATTTCTTCATATCATCAGGACCATTTTCAAAACTAAAGTCACAAATAACAACTTTTTCATCTTTCTGAATTTTATTCAAGAAATCTGAGCCTTTTCTATAATCTGTCATGATAATGTCATTCATATCAGTGATATTGAATTTCTTTGCTACTAAGAATGCTGATACTTTACCATCAGCATCTGCAGAATGTGATATAATTTTCATAATACAAACCCTTTCTAGTTTTATTTTTTATTACTAGTAAGTTTTTATTATAGTAGCTTATTAACTATTAAACACTGAATTAATAGGAAATAATTCCTTTGATTTTAATTTTATTATGAAAAAGGAGGTAAGAAAATCATGGGAGTAAAGATTGGTAGTGCTCGTCTTGACGAACGTGGAAAAATTACTGGTGGAGCCGCTGGAGATAATACCGGTAATGAGGTATCTTATCAGAATTGGTATAAGCATTCAAAAGGTTGGGTAGTAATCAGAGCTAAAGATGCTGCTGTAAGAAAGAAAATTGCTAATGCTATGAGAGCTGCTTGTACTAATAACAATATTGGTTATGATCAGTCAAACAGATCAGGATTATTTAACCTGGTAAAAAATCTTGGTTATGATCCTGCAAAATGTACTGTACCTACAGAGACTGATTGCTCAGCTTTGGTAAGAGTATGTAGTTGTTATGCACTTAATAAGAAGATTAACGATTTTAATACATCTTCTGAAAAGAATGTACTTGTAGCAACTGGTGCATTTGATACACTTACAGATTCTAAGTATACTAATTCATCTGATTATCTTTTAGAAGGTGATATTTTAGTTACTAAGACTAAAGGACATACTGTTGTAGTACTTAATGATGGAGATAAAGCTTATATTGATATGAGTGGAGCTGCTACACCTACATTAAAGAAAGGTGATAAAGGTTCTGAGGTAAGAAGATTGCAGGACAATCTTAATAAAACTATCAAAGCTGGTTTGCAGATTGACGGAGATTATGGTCAGAAGACTTATGATGCAGTTGCAACATTCCAGGCTAAGTATAATTTATCAGTAGATGGATGTTATGGTCCTAAGACGGCAGCTAAGATGGTTGATGTTCTTAACGGAAATGGTCCTGTAGTTACTGGACCGGTAAAAATTGCTACATATACTTTGAAAAAAGGTAATAAAGGTAGTAATGTAAAGACTCTTCAGGAGAATCTTAATATTGCTATCAATGCTGGACTTGAAGTTGACGGTAGTTATGGTCCTAAAGTAGAAGCTGCAGTTAAAGAATTCCAGAAAAAATATGGATTAGCAGTTGATGGTATTTATGGTAAGAATTCTTACAATAAGATGAAATCTTTGCTTAATGCTTAACAATTATCCCTAGTAGAGAAATCTACTAGGGATTTTTTACCGACTAATATACTTATGATTAAAAGGAGGTATATTAATGATATTCAAATTCAGATCTGATATTAAACTAAAAAGAGGAGATAAAGGAAAAAGTGTAAAAGAACTACAAGAAAACCTTAATAGTATTATAGATGCAGGTCTAGTAGTTGATGGATATTTTGGATATAAGACAGAAAAGAGAGTAAGAGATTTTCAAAGTAAATATGGTTTAATGAATGATGGTATTTATGGAAAAGAATCTCACAATAAAATGAAATCTATTATAAATAATACATATTGGAGGTAAATATTATGCAATTTGGATTAAAACCTGTAGTAAGTTATACTACAAGAGGTAAGAGAGAAAAAGAAACAGAAGGAATAGAGCATTATTTTATTACTCCTGAAGAAGCTAGGGTAAAGCTGGAAACAGAACAAATTCTTGCTTATACTAAAATCGGAGAAATTGAATACTTTGCTACGGTAGAAGCCTTAAATGGTTCTAATCTTTATATTATTGATCCCAAAGGTATTAAATATCTTAAGTCTCATTTCCCAAAAATGAATCTTAATGTAATTTATATTATGACAGATGAAGAACTCAGAATGAAAAGAGCAAGAGAAAGAGACAATGAGGATTTTATTAAATCTTTTGAAAAAAGAAATGCTGCTGAGAATGAACAATTTTCTGAATTTGAACAGAATAAAGAATGGGATATATTATTAACAAATAATGGAGATCCTAAAGATTGTATTCAGGAATTTTATGACTATGTAGTAGGTAAACAGTGGGATGATATTAAGAACGGATCTGAACCCACATTGTTTTTAGTAGCAGGAAGATCAGGATCAGGCAAAGATTACATAACAACAGAAACAATTAAAAGATTTGAATTAAAGCCGTTGGAGAGTTAATCTCCAACGGACTTTTATTTTAATTAGAAAATACTACATTTGTTACTTCAAGTGAACACCATTATTCAGAATAGAATTGTGTACCCGTTGCTATCATTTTCAATAATATATAATATTACATTTCCTAAAATTCTTAATCCTGATGAAACTCTAGAAAACTATATGATAGTTGAAATACTAATAATGATTTAGCTAATTTAACTCAATGGGAAAAAATTGGTCCATATACAGGCAAAGTATCATCAGGAAGTTTAGGTATTGGAGTTGCAACTTCTGTTATGGAAGTTATTGTAGTTGCAAAATTACAAAATAATAATAATGTTATACTTTCTGTACATATACCTTATATATACAATAGTACTAACAATACTTCTGGTACATCATATACAAAAATAAGAAGTGGATATTTTCAAAATGGTTCCAATGGAGGATATGCAGATTTTGCAATAAATGATTCTGGAAATTATATTCAACTTCATAATGCTTATTTAAATGGAAACGATGTATCTAGTTCTACAGTATGGGAAGTTTATTATCGTTATAAAATATAAATAAAATATCCTCTAGGGTTTATCACCCTAGAGGATTCTTTTTAATCGTTTTCTTTTTTATCTAATTCATCAAGCTTATCATAGTCAATAAACAAACCATACATTCTGTCTTTAAATTTCTTCTTAGACAACGCAATTCTTAACTCACGATACTGATTACATACATATTCCCAATGCTTTCTCTCACTATCATTCATTGTTTCTGTAGCAAGATAATCTTCAAGTACACCGAGTCTTGTACTGATACTTCTCATGATACCGTAAGCTTCTGTAGGTTCTGTACAGTTCTTAACTTTCAAAGCAAGCTCATAGAGATCGTTTTCAATACCTCTCAATCCATTTCTCTTAAGAGATTTAAATAAAGAAAATTCATTCAAACTACTTACATTCTTCTGCACAAAGAATTCATTAAGAGATACACTCTCTTCAAGAACATTACCTTCTATACGATCGATAGATGTAAGAGTTTTTTCAATCTCGGCAATTTCCAGTCTAGATGCTGTAAATGATCTAGAATCTTTCAGAGTGTTCTTAACAACACCAGAATAGATATTCATATTACGATACATTGTAAACATCCAGTTCAAAATAACCGCACTCGGAGATCTAAGCGATTCTCCTAATCCCTGTAAAGAAGAATCAATTTTCTGCCTTGCAGATACAATATAACTCTCAAGATTACAAGCCTGAATAGAGGTATTCATAGTAAGATCGTCCGGATTCTCTACAAATAACATACTACTTAACTTGAATAATGTGTCCTTGATAGCAAAGATAACAAGTTGAGCATAGTTTACAGATTCTCTAATACGAACAACATCTTCATTCTTTAACATGATCTTATCAACTTCAAGTCTGATCTTATCAAAGATATCATAATCATCCATCATAGAAGAGATTTCATATACAGTCACTGCTGCTAATTCAGTCTCATTCAGACCGATATCAAATAACTTACTATCGAATTCAATCTGATACTTATTCAGCTTAACCTTTTCATCGGTAGTAAGAATAACTGCTGCATCTGAAGGACTCATATTCGGATTAATACGGATACCGAAAAACTGCTTGTCAGTATTGTTTGTATATAAGACGTTAATACAATGATTATCATCAAATACATTATTGATAGCAGCCTTTAAGTCGTTAAGAATAGACATATCAGGTGTAATTACTCTATCTTCCGGTTTAAGGTAAAGAATATTGAGAAATACAGATTCAAGTTTTTCGATTTTTTCTGCTAATAATTCGATATTCATATTCTCTTATCTCCTTACTTTTGTTATAGTCATAAAGCAAAATATGCTTGTATTATCTAATTGTTAAACTTTCAGTTTTCAATTATATATTATAGTAATGAATATAGTACTACTAATGATATTTAATTCAAAATTACATAAGAGAAAAGGAGGAATATGATATGTCTAATAGTAACTATATAGAATTTAGAAAGTGGCTTAAACATTTTGCAATGTTGGGAGAAGAGGACAAATCATGTTATCCTTTTCCTATTTACAAAAGAAGATTTGATAAATCGAGCATCAAATCACAACTGTCCGTAATATATACAAATTATAAGATAATCATGAATAAAGAAATTGATGAATATGGAAAAAATAATATCATCGATAGCATTATATCTGACAGGTATGAAGTTCTTAAAAGTCTCGGTAAATCTATTCAAGAAACAAACAATAACTCCGAAACATTTGATACTGTAAATCAATATCTTAACAATTGTGTTATTATTAGAGATGAGATTTCTATGTTAATGCATGAAAAAGATCTTGTAGAAAGACATATCAGAAAAATAAAGTAAAATTCCTGTTACAATAATCCTCCAAAAACAATATATTAATATTGAAAAGGAGGATTATTGTAGCCATGAAAGATACCTCTGTTATAGCAAACGAGCTTTATTTTTTGGTTTCTGATAAGCTCGATAAAAACAGTAGAAAATTTAAAGCGATGATTGGAAATTTTATCAATACAAGACATAAGGAACTTTATGCAACCGCACCTTATGATAGGATATTCTTTAATAGAAAAGATGTAGAGAATATTTTTTCTTCTCTTGGAATTGATGAAAATGAAGTAAAAACTATTATGGATAAATCTTTCTTGATGCATATTGATTGTAGACCTAAATGTGCACAGGAACCTTATGTTCAAGTTTTAATGTGTTGTATCAGATATTATCTAAAAAATAAAGATAGACAGTCTGCTGAAATTACAACAATATTTACTTGCTTTACTGGAAAATTTTACGCTTCTCTTCATAGTAATTTCTGGAGAACTTATACACCTAGTGAAGCAGTAATGGAATATGTTATTAATAATATGCTTTCTGATAAATTTGATCTTAAAACAGAAGGTACTATATTTGGAGCTATTAAGAAATTATGTATTACTTGGCTCGATAAGTATAGTTCTAAGTTAACTAATAATACTGTTTCAGATGATGATATCAAGCAGCTCATTCAGCAGTTAAGAGATAGAGAAAAATCATTCTTAAAGAATATTGCTAATCTTTATTATGAAGCTTCTGAATCAAAAGCTTATATGAATTACGAAACTGATAGTTTAGATCCTGATGATTTTAGAATTACAGACTCTGATGCATTAAAAGCAGCAAGATTAACTGAAGCTGCTGTTGGGTTGATGACTTCTCAGAAGATTGATTTGAAATGTGTTGCTAATTGTCATGATCATAGAGTATCTTCTAAGAATATTATGACTATTCTTGAAAGTATATTATCTGATAATGAGAATATTCCTAATTTGAAATGGGTAGTCAATGTTCTTATTTGTGACTTTATGTCAAACTATCCTGGAAAAGAAGTAGGTGGAGCAGATTTCTTATCTTATACTATGAAATCTAAACCTAATACTAAGAATGAATATCTTCTAAAGATGAAACAAATTGTTTATAATTGGTTGAATAGAACTGATGTGTTTAGAAAATGTAAGTCTGATATAACTATGAATAGTTATTATCGTTCTATTCTTATGTATTTCGCTTTGATGGTTTCTAAAGTAGCATTAAAAGGATAAAATATCCCCTAGGAGTATAAGACTCCTAGGGGAATTATTTGTCTAAGATCCTGATATTTACAGAAGTCTGTCTTTTGTACAAGTGTATGTCATATGCTTGCAAGGTTCTTTACAAGAATATCCTCTCCACATACAACGAGGAAGAATTAATTGTTCTCCTGTTTTTTCTCTATCTTCTACCATAGATACTAATCTTGCTGCGTTAAGAGGCGATACTTCTGTAAAGATATTATTTTTGATATTATGCCAGCTAAATTCAAACATAAGTCTAATCTGATCACAAGTAATATCCATAATTTCTTTTTGAGCTCGCATACATACTCTTTCTTTACATTTAAGATAAAAGTTTTCGAAAAGACCTTGTTCATGAATAAATAACATAGTAGCTTGACATACAACATTAGAATTATTGTACATATCTCTCATGTCATTTTCCCATTCTTTAATATCTTCTTCTTTTTGCAGAATATAAGGTGTATACCAAGATTCTTCAAAAATGTTTACAATAGTATAGTCTATTGTTCTATGACGCTGTTCCTGAGCAAGACATGCAAAACTATACATATTATACATATTATATGCATCATGTTTTATATAGCTATGATACTGTTTTCCAAAACCAAAAGGTTCATCTCTTTTGAAATTAGGAAGACAACCATTGATGAAAGCTTGTCTTTCATGCTCATAAACTGGCTCATAAAATTTAATTCCGATATCTTTATGATCAACAAGAACAGGATTTTCTTTATCCATATTCAAAGCAGCTCTAAATTCATCTGCTAATTCTTCTGCTTCTGCAGCAATCTGGGTAAAGTAATTAAATCTTGTCTTATAATGAGGAACAATAATATTATTCTCTATCATATCATTGATAGTTTTAGCCATCTTATCAAGCCATTCACAAAGAAGAATAACTCTACTAAAAGAAATTGTAAACATCATTACTGTAGGAGTAAATACAGATAAGAAATATCTAGCATTCTCTAATGCTAATTTCTGAACCTCTTTATCTGTATAACTATCGCCATATGTATCTTTAATGATACCCTGAAGTTTCTCTGTCCATTTTTTATAATACTTCTTTTCAATCTCAGTCTCAGGATTCATACTAGTATATCTACCTGACTTTTCAGAAGTAGCATATAACTTAGTAGAATTAAGCACCATAGCCATAGCTTTGCTCGTTTCAATAACAAAACTAAAATGAGCATGTTCAAATACAGAATAATGACCAGATTTAGTATTACCACCTGCTCTCTTTATAGCAGTTACATCATTTTGAATACCATTTGACAAATAATCATCAGGCATATAACAAATACCTGCAGCTTTGCCGGAAAATACAATAGCTTCATCTCTCATAGCATCCGGATTAAAGAAAACATTATTCTTAGCTTCACCATCTACAGGTTTTTCAACTGTTCTTGCAACAACTGTTACTTTTTGTTTCATATTGATATCAACCTCCAAATTTTTATAGTATTATAAAGTTTTATATATTATAAATTTTGACAATACTAACTTAAATTTAATGGTTAGACTGAATTGCCATCTGGTTAATCATTCCTTTAAGACACATTCTACAAAAGAGTACCCCTAGGAGTGTTAAACTCCTAGGGGTATTTATTCATATGAATTAGTTTGTTTCTTCTGCTGCATTATCAGTAGCACCTTTAGCAGCTCTTGCTTTCTTGATATACTCTTTCTGAGCAATCTTAGCAATACGAGCAGCCTTAGCACCATACTTGTTAAGAATCTTTGTAGCATACTCTTTCTTAAGTCTGCTATACTTAACCAGCTTATCAAAGTCCGGAGACTTAGCAGCCTTAGCTAACTGATAAGAAGTTAATTTAACACGACGGTTAAAATCTGATTCAAGAGTATTCATACGAACCAAAGCATTCTTCTTCAGAACTCCCTGCTCTACAAGAATAGCTGCTTCCTGAGATTCACAGAACTGAGCGATCTGCTCACTGCTTCCTCTAAGAACGTCATCGATCAGAAATAATTCCAACAGTTCAGCATCTTTTGCAGCTTCTTCGATAGAAGCAATATGTGTTGTGCCATATAAATCTGCCATTTTGATATCCTCCTTAAAATCGTATTAATATTGCTCAGAATCAGCATTTTCTAAGCAGTATCATGGATAATTATTTTATTATGGAAATAAAATTATCTCTATTTTATTACTATTAATGTTAAAAATTAACCCCTGTAAATTGAAAAATTAACTCAATTTTTACTCATATATAATAATTATGATATATTGGAGATTATTATGGATAAAAATAATATGGTGAGATTTATATCGTGTTCTCAAGCAGAATATGATAGTAGAACAAAAATAGATGATATTGATAATCTATCTAAAGAAGATTCTAGTAATAAAAATAAAGAAGAGGAGAATAGCAAAGAATGATAATTTCAGAAAGTCCAACTCTAGTCAAATATAAGGAGACTATGAGACAATGTATTCGTTTATATTATCCTGAAGCTCCCGATACAGATATCAATGCAGCTATTGATTATAGTATTAATAAGAGATTGCAGAATGCAAATGCAAAAATATCCAATTCTTATAAGAGATATAAAGTTACAAAAACAGATCAATTCGGAAATCCATATCAAGAATATGTAGAACCTGTACAAAATATAAGCTTACTTAAGTTGTCAGACTATATCTTAGCAAGAGAACCTATTGTAACAGCTTTTGGTACAATGTTTAAACATCATGGAACAGTCCCTAATCCGTTAATGGAAGTAGTACAATCATTCTTGGATAATAGAACTAAACATAAGAAGCAAATGTTTCAATTCCCTAAGGGTTCTGAGCAATTTGAGAAATTTAATTTGCTTCAAAGTTTGGATAAGATCGATGCTAATGGTATTTATGGATGTCTTGGACAGTATACAGCTTTAATATATAATCCAAACGTTGCCACTAGTATTACATCTCAGGGTAGAGCTTCTGTATCTTCTATGGCTCTTCATTTTGAAATGTTTCTTGCAGATAATGTAAAGTTTGGGTCTTTAAATGAACTTGTAGAATTTGTAAATCATATTTGTAGTGAAAGAAGACAGAGAATGTTTAACGATTCTCTTGTTCTTAATCATATTCCTACAAAAGAAGAATGCTTTGCAAAGCTTGTATTAGATACAGGATATAGATGGGTACCTAATGATGCTGAACTGGATATTATTTGGAAGATTGTTAACAATCTTACTCAAGAAGATATTACAAGAGTTTATTATAAGAATAATCTTTATGAGTTTGCAAGTAATACTTATGTATTTAATATTATCAAGAAAATGCTTAAGAATTTGCAAAGACCATTTTATACATCTGCAAAAGTTCCACCTGAAATTGCAGAAGATATAAATGATTTGAAAGATTTGATGATGGAATATGTATATTATAGATACATGTATATTGATAGAATTGATCGTTGTGATAATATGATTAAATCGGTTACCATGGTATCAGATACAGACTCTACAATCATTTCTGTAGACGCTTGGTACAGATTTGTAGTAAATCAGATCAATGAAGAAGAGCTTCGTATTGCAAATTATTGTCCGGATCCAATTATGTTTTTGGATAAGAATGAAGATGGTGAATATGATTGTAAAGAATGGATGAATCATCTTAATTTTGAACCTAAACAGTATGATTATGATTTTAATACAGATGAAATTGTAGAAATGGAAAGATTTAATAAACCTGAAGTATTGACAGCAAATGATAATGTAAGATATTCTATTATCAATATCATTGCATATGTTCTTGATAATACAGTCAATGATTATATGGTTAAATATTGTCAAAATACAAATTCTGTAAAAGAAGAATATCATCCTGCTAAAGAATGCAAGGTATATGCAAAGAATGAATTCCTTTTTAAACGATTACTTATGACTTTGGTAAAGAAGAATTATGCATCAATAATGGAAGTTCAGGAAGGAAATATGGTTCCAGAAAAGAAACAGCTTGATGTTAAAGGTATTGAAATTCTTACTAAGTCTAGTAAAGCTTTAAGTACAAGAAAAGCTCTTCAAAAGATATTACTTGATGATATCCTTCGTGCACCTGTAATTGACCAGCTAAAATTTGTTAAAGATATTGCTATATTCCAGAAGCAAATTGTAGATTCTGTGAAATCTGGTAGTAAAGAATTCTATAAACCTGTAACTATAAAATCTATGTCTGCATATGATGACCCTATGCGTATTCAAGGTATTAAAGCATCTATTGCTTGGAATATGATTAAACCTGCTGATGTAGAAGCAATTAATTTGCAGGAAAGAAATGCTGTAGATATTGCTAAAGTTCAAATCGATATGGCAACTGTAGATAGAATTAAAGATACTTTCCCAGAAGTATATGTTAATATCTTAAATGCTCTTGATGATGATACTTTCAAGACTTATGTAAAGAATCCTAAGACTGGTCAAAAAGATAAATTAACAAGTAATGAGATTGTTGCTGTAGCAATTCCTCTTGATACTGTACTTCCTGCATGGTTAGAACCATTTATCGATTACGATTCTATTCTTGCAGATAATCTTAATGGATTCCCTTATGAAAGTATTGGTATTAAGAGATTAGGTAAGAATAATATTAACTGTACAAATATAGTACAGTTATAAATGCTAGATCAATAATATATTATAATATTGATAAAATAAGATTCTTGTTACATTGATATAATAGAAATACCAGAAAAGGAGGTATTAATTATGGGACCGAATATTGGTTTAATTACAGAACAGGGAGACCTTGGTTTAGGTTTTGATGTCCTTAATGAAAAGGACCAGTCTACTTATCAGAATGAAAGTAATAAGAATACTGATAATGATGACAAGAATGATAAATAAGATTCTTATAGAGTCCTTAGGAGTGAAATATCTCCTAAGGATTTTAGCTTATTTTTGGTAGCAATAATTTCGTTATATGTTCAATAGGGAGAACGGTTGGCTGACACCCAGCAGAATTAAGAGAATTATGAGAGCTTAATCAAGACTTACCGGACAATGTCAAGTTTAGGTAGTATAAGTGTGGTTCGATTCCACTAACGAAATATTGATTACATAGATGATACTATATTAACTCATTTAAGGAGGAAAAAAGATGAATGCATTATTGATTGGTGTTGGTGCAGCTGGAAATAAAGCAGTTGTAACAGCAATCGAAAACGGTACTATGAAAGTCGAGGATACAGCAATTGTAAACTCAACAAGTAGAGATTTCCCTAAAGAATATCAGGGAACAAAGATTATCTTATCTGCAACAGATACTGGTTGTGGTAAAGAGAGATCTGTAAGCAAGGCTTATACGAAGAAAGCTATCGGAGAAGGAAAGTTCAATTTCAATGAAAAGATGGCTCAGTATGCTACTGTTATTATTGTAACTTCTGTAGAAGGTGGAACAGGTTCAGGTGCTACTCCTACATTAGCTAAGTTCTTTAATAAAGTTTATACTAAGAACGTTCATATTATTGCTTTCACAGGCTTTGAAGATGATGTTAGAGGTCTTGCTAATACAGTAGATTTCTTTAAAGAAATTGATCCTGCTATTATTGTTCAGACTATCTCCAATGCATCTTTCTTACCTGCAGCTGGACAGAATAAGATGAAAGCAGAAGAATTGGCTAACAGAGAAATGGCTGAAAGAGTAAGAGTTCTTATTGGTAAAGACTTCATTGATGGACGTCAGAATATTGATGATACTGATATCTTGAAGTTATCTAATACTTCTGGTTATATGACCGTTGAAAAGAAGTGTTTTAGTAAATCTCTTGAAACTAGAGATGATTTTGAGAAGATTATCAAGAATATGATCTATAATACAGCTTCTATTAAGACGAGTGATCCTGCAGCTGTAAGACTTGGTGTTATTATGAATATCAGTCCTGCATCTGAAGATGCTATTGATGGTTCATTCAAGTCTCTTAAAGCAGCTTATGGTAATCCTTTTGAATTCTTTAGTCAGATTCAGTGGGATGGTAAAACAGAATATATTGCTTATATTGCATCCGGTATGAAGATGCCAATTGAAGAGGTTCAGGCTGTATATGAAAGATATAAAGAACAGACAGCTAAGATTAATAAATCTGGTGATAGCTTCTTCTCTGCTATGGAAAGTATGGGAACATTAGAGGAAGATTCTAAGTTCAATATGATTAAAGAAGTAGAGAAAGGTATGTCGATCGCAGATTTTCTTAGCGAAGATGACTAATAATTAATGAGACAAGGTAGCTCCATTGCGTTATGAGGGGAGTATAGTTCGGTGATGTGGAGTGGGTTATTCCGAACAATGTTTATCAAGGAGGTTCCTATGAGTTTATTTCCATCATTAAATAAGGAAGATAAATCCTTAGATGAATTAAACAAATTGCAACAAGGTTCTCTATTTCATTCAATTGAATATGAATTATCTGATATTGTAAAGAAGATAAAGAATATTGATAATTTGAATGAGGTAGAGATTAAACAAATCATCATAAGACAGCATTCTATGATATTAAACTATGATTTATTTTTAATGTCTAATGAAACTCGCCAGGATGCACAGACATTATTTATGAATGAAAAGTTCTTGAAATGTTTTTTAGATGTAATCAGACTTATTGAAATATCTGCCCATGAGAAAATTTGTATCAATAAGCTCGCCTATGATTACTATATTAACCCATATGGATGTGATCCTAAAGTTTCAGACTTATTATATCAATTAACTACTGAAGTTAATGGTAAAGAAGTTATTGTTCTTAGTGGTATTCTTGGATTGCGAAATGCTCAAATTCTTAGCATGATAAGAAATTCTACTTTTAATATAGAGAAAGCTGTTCATCGTGTAAATACATTTCTGGTTAAATGTAATAATAATTTGAATATTACTAGTGTATCTAGTATATATTGTCATCTTTTTGAAAAATTTACAGATGTATTTATATATACAATGATGGAAGCTGAACCAATTGGATTGAACTTTGAACAAAAACAAAAGTTTGATCTAATATCTATTGTTATGCTTGAGATGATGAACTCTTTATCGTGTGCTGATATTAGAAAAGTCTTATATGATTATGCTTTTATACTTAGTATGGTAAAAGTAGATACAAGAATAAGATTTGCTATTAGAACAGCAGAAAGATATAAGAGAGTTATTTCTGTTATTGAATCTATAGAGATTCAAGATAATTTGTATATACCGTAAAATTAATACAGTTTTAATTGACAATAAGATTCTCCCTCTAGGATGATGAATCCTAGAGGGACTTTATTTTATTTTTTGATTATATAATATAAATATGTAAACAAATGATACTATACTAAAAAGAAAGGAAAAAATTTTATGGGTAATGATGTAATTATTATTGATATTCTTGATAAGGTTTTAGAACCTGAATTCTGGACAATGATGATGGAAAGGAAAAGGTACACTGGACATTTGTACAGAAATAGTCCTTATGAGTCTGATGATTCTTGTGGTAACTGTGATGGAGCAAGATGTGATACTTGTAAAGAGATTATTATTCCAGCAGATATCGAATGTTCTATTAAATGTGATAAATTGGAACAAATGTTACTTGATAAGGATGCACCTAAAGATGTAGCTCAATATTTTACTTATGACGATAGTTGTAAAATGTATTATAAAGGATATCATTTTGTATTTCCAACTGCAAAAATGTTAAAATCACAGTATCCTGAAAAATATGAAGAAATTAAAACTGCATGTATTGAAAAAGATCGCAAAGAAAGAGAAGAGATTCAGAAGCGATTTCCAAAGAAAGCTTAATATAAGTTAGAAGAAATTAGATATCTAATGGATAGTGTACATTGGAAATAATGCTTTTATGCATTAAAGATCATATTGCTTATAAGATGAGACGACTATCTAAAAGATCTGTAACTTATTAACCCCAATTTGGTAATTAGGTATAATTACCTAAGTAAGAGAAAGAAGTTAAGAAGTATTAGGAGGACTCGAACAATGAATTTTATATCTAAAAAACTTGGTAGAAGATTAATATGTACTAGTTTTCTATCAATAATGTTACTTTTCACATTTACTGCTGCGGTAACAACTAGCAAGGCTGAAGGAAGATATCCTGAACCTATTATAGTTGAAGCTGAAAAAATTACTTCAGAAGATATTATTATAAATAATGAAGTATCTCCAGTAATAGAATATGTATCAGAAGAAAATATTGTAGCAGAAGTTGTAGAACTTCAGCAAACTTTTTCTGCTCCTACTGAAACAATATTGTCAGAAGTTGTTATATCAGATGAAGAAAGATGGACTTCAATTTCCCATTCATGTGAATCTTATACAATGTTTGTAAATGTATCTGTAGACAGTTCTTTAAATGTAAGATCTCAAGCTATAATTGGTGATAACATTGTTGGTGGTTTACATTATGGAGATCAGGTAACTGTAGTTGGTTACAATACATACGATCAATCATGGTCTGCTATTGAGTATAGAGATAAAATAGCTTTTGTATCCAATGAATATTTAGAAGAGTGGGTAGATTTATCTCTCCGAAAAGATGAAACTTATCATAATCCTGAGTGGGATGGAGAAACAAAATTAAATTCTAGAAATGGTAGAATTGAAGGTCCTAGTGGTCAGGAAACTTATTATAATCTTCCAATGGGTACATGTGTTTATTATATGAACTTATTAGGATATGATTATGAAGTATGGGTTCGTGAAGATGGTGTTAAAATGTTTGGAGACTATATTATGGTGGCTGCTAATTTGGAAACAAGACCGAAAGGTAGCTTGGTAGAAACTTCATTAGGAACAGGTATTGTTGTAGATACTGGTGAATTTGTAAATTGGAATCCAAATGGTATTGATATTGCAGTGACTTGGTAAAAAGTTTTTATATAAATAGTCCTAGAAGAGAAATCTTCTAGGACTAAAATTTTTATTTTTATACATCTCGATACAATACATTAATATGATACTATAAGAAACGAGGTTGTAAAATGTCTAACAAATTACCAAAAACACCTGAACCTGAAGTTGATAAAGAAAATTGTATAGATTGGAAAGCTATAGCTATTAATCAAGAAAAAGTCAGATTATCTTACGAGAGACAAAAAAGAAAAATTAAGATTTTTAATATTGTATGTATAGCTATCTCTATTATTTTATCAATTTTAGTTATATTTTTAGTTAGATATTGTAGACATAATATTGATAAACAAAGAGAATATCTTCAATCAGAATATGAAACTTTTATAGAAGATGGTGTTACAATGACAAATGATGGTCTTATATACTTTGTAGCAAAAGTAAGAGATTTAGTAGTAGCACCAGCAATGGTAGGAGACAATGTAATTAGCGGACCATCTACATATATCTATATTGTAGATTATGATGGTCATGTATTTTCAACAAAGTTTCATCCAGAGCTTTTATTACTTACAGATGGTTCATATATCAAAGTTTATTATAAACTAGAATATGTAGATGAAGTTTATATTGAACTTTCTGATTATGAAATATATGGTAACTTAGAAAATGAATATTATTTAAACGCGGAGGTCAATGGAAATGAGTAATGAGAAAATTCAAGACACAGAAATTATTGGGGACAAAGCAGTAGATGTAGAAAATATAACTCCGTCTGCTTATTTTGATTATGTCAAAGGTTTAAAGGAAAAATTAAATAGAGAAGAATATAATATCATTATTGATTCTGCACTTAAGATGATTGAGAAGTGTAAGATTACCAGACAGACTGCTATGGCTAAAGAATTAGCACATCAGGTTGATTTGGCTCTCAGAGAACTTAATGCTGCTAATGAAGGATTTGATATATTTGTTAATAGAAAAGTAATCGAAAAATATATTAGCGATGTAGAAGGAAAAGCTATCAAGATTATTGAACTCTCAGAATATACCAGAGAGATTCCGGAAGAAGTTATGGATAGAGTAGCGAAAGCTGCTGATATTTTTGATCAGATGTATATTGTCTTTACAGATTATACCAAAAAAGAGTCTAAGAGAGTAGCTAAAGAAAGAAGAGACAAGGATCCTATCTTATTTGGTGCATTTCAAGATAAACAAGGCGATGGTAAGAATAAAATCTATATCGAGGATAGATTATTCTTTATTGCTGACTGGGTTGATGATACTTGTGATCTTACTCTTGAACAGATTGTAAGACAGACTCAGGGTAAATCTGATGAAGTTCTTACTTATAAGGTAAATACCCCTGAAGATTTTGAACAGGTTAAATCTTATTTGAATAGTTTCTCTAAGCCTATTGAAGAAGTTAAAGAGAGTGAGGTTATTAAACCTGTAAAACTTTTTGATAAGGTAAAAGCAGCTGCCAAGAAAGCTACTACAAGAAAGAAATCTACAACAGGTACAACTGGAGCGAAAAGAGGTAGAAAGAAGAAATCTGAAACGACGGAGGAATAATATATGGCTCTTGTAGAAGGTGATATTGACCTCACTCAAAATCTAGATTTTTACAGGAAGAAGCCCAAAAAGCTTCTTCCTGCTAATGTTAAACTTTTGGGTAGAGATGATGTACCAGAGTCTAAATTAAATACTTCAATTGATAATCTTTATATTACTACTGTTTCTAGAAGTAGTGTGTCTATTAGTTATAGTAATACTAGCAATTATCAAACAGTTCGTAGATGGACAATAAATAATAATAATAATGAAGAGTTTAACTATATAGATATAGATGATAGTACTATATCTAATAGTGATAATAATCTTTATATTACAAGCAGTAACTATAGTACAAGTATTACAACTACAATAAATAGTAGCAATACAACTTCTACCAGTTTTTCGATGAGATATATTTTGGATGATAGTGATGAATTAGATTCTTGGATTACTACTAAGAAGAATTATAAGAGAAAATATAACTCTGCTATAGATACAGTAAAAAGAATATTTTCATTATGGGATTCTAGAGACGTATTTGAAGAAAAAAGAAGTTTGGAAATTTATCAATGCGGTTGTGGAGCAGAATTTTTAGCTCCAAGAGATTTTTATGGTTGTTGCAAAAAATGTCTAAGGAACGAAGAACTTAAAAAGAAAGAAGAAATGTATGCTTCAAGAATCAGATATAATAGAATATTTCAATTCAGACATAAAAAGATCGTTGATGATTATGACTATATAGGTGATGAAGTTCCCTGGCATAATACGGGTGAATCTTTCGGTATACCAAAACCTAGAAGTTCTATAGAAGCAAGATACTTTATGCTTTCTGGAAAGAATAATAGTACTCGTAGGTATGGTATTCCTTGGTTTCAAAATCTTAACCAAAGAATATATGATGATTATATTGATGAACTTAAAAATGGAGAGAAAGACTATAGTTCTTATCTTACAAATATGAGTTGGATAGGAATTCATAGACAAACAGATGATGAAGAGTTTATTGATTCTTTAAATCTTGAAAACATAAGAGAAGTTTATACTGATGATGATTTTAGACCAGTCAATGTGATTCCTGATGAATATATCGAAGACGTTCCTTTATTTAGAGATGACAATCAAATTACAATATCAAATGGTAGTGATTTATATTGGACTAACTCAGATCTTGAGACTATGGTATATAGTAGTTAAACAATATGAAACCCGTAGGAGTTTGTAACTCCTACGGGTTTATTTTTTAGTTTTGATGACTTATTTTCATATTTGTTTTATCGTATACAATAATAGAGATTAACTATTTCTATTGTCAGAATGATCACGAACTTCCAGATCAAGATATCGATGTTCATAGAGATCCGCTAAATCTCCATTACCGTTATTATTACGATAATCTCTATATTTTACTCGAATCTTTTTATCTTCTGCTGGAGTTACATATCCTCTTGCAAGAGCAGCATAAATCATATCCTCAAGTTCAAACTTAATGTTATTCTTCATTAACGATTGCATGTTCTTGAGCATAGTATTCTGATCTTTTAATTCTTTTGTATGTCGTTCAAGAATAATAGATTGTTCCTTTTGTACATCAATAATTCTGTTTATTGTAGCCTCTATCTTCTTACTATCCGATAAAGTTCCATCCTCACGCAAAACAAATTTATCATCTGTACCAGCTTCACCGTTATTGATATTAATATTAATTTCATTATGCTGATCAACCGGTTTCTTATTTTCTGACCCTTCATCATTATTAGTTTCATTTAATGGATTTTTTAATAGTTTATACTTTGATTCATGTTTTAACAAGAATTCTGTATCAAACCATATTGATGCTAAAAATCCCACCAAAGGAGCTACAACAATATTCCATATAATGACAATCTCGTCAGAATTAGCCAATTTTACCAATAAATAACAAACCAAAAAAGCGAAAATATAACATAAAGATAGATGAGCAACAACATATGTTTTGTATCTATTAAATAGTTTCTTTCCTTCATTCTTGGATGTATCGATATCGGCACTCTTGATATACATTGCAAATCGTGCAATAAAACAAATTAATAAGAAAATTAGATTAAGTACAAAATGTGTGCTATTATATTGAGCAGAATTAATCTTGTCAAAGAAATGAACAACAACATCTTCAGCTTCACCTATATTTCCATCTATGTTTACACTAGCAACCGCCATCAAATTAGCTAATGTAAAATTGCTAACTGGATTAATCATATCATATATTATCCTCCTTTGTGAGTATTTTGATCGATTAATGTCGTTTATTATATAAAAGTTAACCATAAAAGATGCTCTTAGAGGTTACCCTCTAAGAGCAACAATTTTGATATTTATAACGGAGAGTAAACAGATGTAATCTGTCTAACAAGATTTTCAAGTGTATTCATACGCTCATACATTTCAGCAGGCTGATCCAATACACCTTTAATATTAGAAATATCATTATTGATGATACTGTTGCAGATTGATTCGACAGTCTCAATTTTGCTATATTTTCTTACTCTTACTTCTTCAAGTTTAATATCAATAATTCCACACTCTTTAACAATGAAGACATTAGTTGTATTAGTTTCAATAGAATCCAAAGTATTAGTAATATCTACCATCAATGTATCAAAAGTGATTTCAGGAGTTGTTATTCCTTCCATGATTGTTAACCATCCTTTCTTATGATTATATTTAATAAAAAGTGCTTTATAGAAAAATGTAAAAATTGCAATTTTCAATTATATACTATAATTATGAATAAAGATACATATTACTTAAGATGATATCTTATTCACAAATGATACTCTTAAACAATATAAAGAAAAACGGAGGAAAATAATATGAAGATTATTATGAGTATTAAGGAAATGGCAGCATTAGCAGGAGTAGCGAAACAGTTTGATGAAATTATTAATCCTAAGGACCAGAAGAGAACAGTTCAGGATATGATCACTCAGATGATCAATGATTTCAAGGAACCAGAGAAGCATAGCTTCTTTAGTATGAAGTTGGATTCTGAAATGAATCTGGTAGTAGAGTGTGAGGCAGATGCAGTTGCTAAGTTACTTGGAATTTTTAAAGACTTTGTTTCTACAATGTATCCTCTATATAAGGCAGCATGTGAATGTGGTGCAAGTTTTGGTCAGCGTATTCAGGAAGTAGTTGATGAATATAAGGAACCTGAAAAGGAAGAAGATCATCCTGTACCAGCAGCAGTTGTTGTAGTTACCAGAGGAGCAAAAGTTCCTGATGAAGAAAGCTTCGAAGAGAGATTTGCTAGAACGCAGGAAGAAATCAACGCAGCTCATAAAGAAATGGAAGAAAGAAGAGCTGCATTCGAAAAAGCACATGCTGAAAGAACCAAGGAGATTGACAGAGCAGTTAAGAAAATGAGAAATAAATACAAGAAAGATTTTAAGTGCAATAAGTGCGGCAGAAATGCCAAGCTGGATCCTTTAGCAAATAATCATACTTGTAAGAATTGCGGTTCTACGATGGTTCAGATTTTTCAGTAATAATATAAGGCTAGGTTGAAATATACCTAGCCTTTATTTTTAAAATTTAGGAGGGAAAAATAATGAAGATTGAAGAATTGAAGAGAATGTATACTGGTGATGAAACTAATAATTATTATGAGGTATCTACTCCTCAGAAGACAGAGCATGGATATCTTGTAGACAATCTTAAAGATGGTACAATGACTGAAATTTATAATCTTGAATATCAGAAGTCAAAATATCATCAGGAAGGATTGACAGAGCATATTGCATTGGTAGCTCACAAGATGCATCAGATGACTATGTTTACATCAAGAAAACAGAATAGAATAGCGGTAGCAATTGCTATTCTTCATGATCTTGGTAAGAAGTTTACTATCAAGATCAATCAGGTTGGCGATGTGTGTTATTGGAATCATGAATCATTATCTGCCAATCTTGCAAGAGATTTTCTGTTAACTCATAACGATGATGGTCACTTTACAGATGAAGAGATCAATATGATCTTTATTATCATCCATCAGCATCTTCAGTTAAAATTAATCAAAGATGAAATTGCCAGAAGATGTTATATAGAGGGATTCAAGAAGATATATGGAGCAGAAGCATATGATTATCTTGAGCTGCTTGATCAGGCAGATCAGGGTTATCCAGAAGGAACAGAAATTGATTATAATTACATCAATGAGGGATTCTCTATTATTGAGGATTACTTATATTTTTAAGGAGGAAAACAATATGGCAAATTTAAACGAAATGCGAGAATTGAAAAACGTGGTGGAGCAGATAATGTCAGATAAAGATCTGGCGAAAGAAATTTATAATGAAGCTGATAAGTTATTAGAAATGAAGCTTCATAATGCCGGATTGTCTGCTGTGAGAGGAAACTATAATAGCAAAGATATACAAGAAGCTAGAGCTGCATATTATTTACAAGATTTGATACATGCTGTTATAATCTATATGGAGGATGGAAATTCGTCAACTATAACAATGAATGACGAATTATATCCTAATGCAGAGAAACCGGATTGGGCAGAAGAAGATTAAAAATTAGGGGTTAGCCATTACAGCTAACCCCTTAGATTTATTTTTTATATTGCATGATAATAAATACAATAATTTGCTACTCTAGCAGAATCTGAAGGTTCCATTTCACAATAATCTTTCCAAGAATAAAGAGCATCCATTCTATAATCGAAACTTTCATCAACACATCCGTTAATATCATAATATTCATCTTCAATCTTACATATAAAATGATTTTCAATAGGAAGATAATATATTTCTCCATTGAAAACTGTATGTAAGATATGAGCAAACCAATAACAGTTTCCATTGTTAAAAGCATACTCAATTTCTTTTTTGGATATGTGTTTATAGTTATTGATAAATTTTAAAACCTTTTCTTTCATAATATCTCCTCCAGAATATTAATTATTCTAAAGTATAAAATATATAAAGTTATTAAGAATAAGCTATTTGTGAATTTACTATCCATAAAATAGTAATTGTATAGTCTTGAGTAACTTCTCCAATAGCTCTAACAATCATATTTCCTGTATTATTAATAGGACCATTTGTTACAAGTCTTGTATTCCAGTCAATAGATGGAACGCATGATGTCATAATTCCTAATTGTACACCTCTTAGAGATAATCCTTCTGTAATAACAGGTGTACAAATTATTGGTTTATCAATATTTGGTGTTAAATTTTGTACTCTATAAGTATATTCACAGCATATAACATTTCCAAATGCTCCAAATCCATTGGATATATCAAAAGCAATATTACTACTTCCATCTAAATAACAAGTTTGATTTCCTATAGTTATAGAGACAGGATTGGTAAATTTATTACAATATTCTGAAGTTCCATCGAAATAATATCCTCCCCAAATTCCTTTATTATAAAGATCTATTTCCATATGAGTTGATGCACCATTTACTTTTGAAGTACCATCAGCTGAATCTATACCTATAAAACGTAATAAACCATTATAATTATCTATACATATTCCACTAATATTCTTAGATTTAGAACATGCATCTAATCTTAATTCTCCACCTTCACTACTAGTACCTTGTGGACTTATAGACAAATTACCAGCAAATAATTTAGCATTAGTATTTGCTGGTAATTTATTAGCTAAATCATTATTAATATTATACACCAAAAATCACTTCGTTATAATAAGATTGATTTAAAAGGAGAATTATAATGGATAAAACAATAAAAGGGAAATTGGTATCTGAAGAATTAAGAAAAAAGATTAAAGAAGAAGTTGACTTTATAAAAGAATCAAACAAAGAAGATATTACTTTGGCAATTATTCAAGTTGGAGATGATCAAGCTTCTTCTACATATGTCAGAAATAAAACTAAAGCTTGTAATGAAGTCGGTATCAAATACTGTGATTATAAGATGGATAAATATATAGATTCGTCTGATATTATAAATCTCATTAAACAATTAAATGCTTCCGAAGACATAACAGGTATATTGGTACAATTGCCCCTACCTCGTCATATTGATGAAGCTAAAGTTTTACAAAGTATAGATCCGCTAAAGGATGTAGATTGTTTCAATTATTCCAATATAGGAAGATTATATACAGGTAATCCTAGATTCTTACCTTGCACTCCTGCTGGAATTATCGAATTATGTAAGTATTATAATATCGAACTTGCAGGAAAAGAATGTGTAATAATAGGTAGATCTAATATTGTAGGTAAACCATTAGCAGCGATGATGACTGCTCAAAATGCTACAGTTACATTAGCTCATTCTAAAACAGAAAATTTAGAAGAAGTATGTAAACGAGCTGATATTATTGTATCTGCAATTGGTTGTGCTAAGTTTATTAATAAAGATTATATTAAACCTGGAGCTGTAATTATAGATGTAGGTATCAATAGAGATCATAATAATAAACTCTGTGGAGATGTTGATTTTGATGATGTTTATGATATTTGTGATTGTATAACTCCCGTACCTGGTGGAGTTGGTCCTATGACTATAACTATGCTTTTAAGAAATTGCATTAAAGCTTATAATTATCAAATTAGTATTGAAGATTAGGAGTATAATATGTTTGCAAATACATTAATTTATGAAAACGATGGTCAAGTAAATATATCAGAGGGTATAAAATATATAGATCAAACTATCACAAATTATCTATATGCTACCAAGATCAAATTATCACTTGCTATTATTTATATTATGGATGATAATGGGGAATATGAATATACTGTAAGGGAAATGAAAAAGATAATAGAATCTCATGGGATAAAAGTAGATTGTTTTAATTATGATACTGATACTAAAACAGATATTATTATTAATAAAATTGAAGAATGTAATAAATCATATACTGGTATCTATATCGTAAATCTTAGAAAGTCTGTATATGATATTAGATATTTTAGAAATCTTATTAATAAAGATAAATGTATTGATGGTTATCATGAATCTAATATTGCAGATATGATATTCTATGATTATGATACTTATCATGACTATTTCTATCCACCTGATGTATTTTTGGTCAGAAAAATACTTGAAAATATGGATAGTGATAAAAAGATTAATGTTACTAGGGTTAGCAAGATATTAATTTTGGAAGATTTTAAAAAAGTTAATCCTAGTATGAAAATATTAAGTACTATATTATCACATTCTGGTTTACCATCTATGTATTACCAGTACTCCTCTAATAATACCGCTTTAACAGAATATCTTAAAGAAGCTGATATTATAATAGCAGATATTGATGCTGCAAGATATTTAAAATTTGATATGATACATGATCCAGAGTATCTAGTTGAAAGAGATAGAGTTGTTATAGATCTTGGATGTAAAAGAGAAGGATGTAAAACTCATGGTAATCTTGATCTAAAGAGTATGAAAGAGAATAATACAATTTTATCAGAAAATGGTTGGACTCCTGTTAGATTTGTAGAATCTAAAGATATGTATAATATTACTTTGATATCTGATTGTTTAATTAATAATTTGATTATTGCTTATCATAAACAAAATGAAGATACATATCCGTTGAAATAATGAACTGCTTAGATAATATATTTTTTATAATTTATGACTATAAACACAAGTAATTAATATAAAACTCGGAGGTATTATTATGCTTAAAAAGAAAGCAAACGAAAATGTGTTTAATGGCTATCCTTCTAAGTTGTTAAAACAAAGACCATTTTTCTCGATCATTATTCCATGTTATAATAGTGCTAAAACTCTCGGAACATTGTTACAGTCTATTGTAGCTCAGAATATGAATGATGAAATTGAAGTTATTCTTGCAAATGATCATTCTCCCGAATCATATCAGAAGGTAGTTGATAAGTTTAAGGATACTTTATCCATTCGTCAGATTATGACTGACTATAATTTTGCTCCCGGAAATACGAGAGAAAAAGGTGTTAGTATTGCAGAAGGTGAATGGGTTACATTTGCTGATCATGACGATGAATATATTCCAGATACTTTTAAAGAAGTCAAACGAAGAATATTAGAATCAGGAGAAGATCAGTTTGTAGTTACAGATTTTTATGAAATGGATCCTGATACAAGAGAAATTATTAGAGAAATGAGAGGTTATCGTAATTGGATGCATGGTAAGTTCTATTCTCTTGATAATTTCTGGAAGAAGTATGATATTCATTTTAAGAAAGATTTGTTAACTCATGAGGATATTTGTGTATCATCTCAGTGCAATTCAGCTGCACATTTAAGTGGTAAAGAACCATCATATTTCGAAATATTTACTTATTGCTGGATGAGTAGACCTACTACAATATCTAGAGAAAAATATGGTGATCATGGATTTTTGGAAGTATTTTTCAAAGATTATATAGAATCTACTGGTTATACATATTTCAATTTCTATAAGAAACATAATATGCCTATAGAGTTTGGTTTTACATCAACTGTAGAGGTGTTGGTATATTGTTATATGTATATGCAGGGTATCAAGTTCCATCATCCTGATAACTGGATAAGAGAGAATGAAAATTATTGTAGAGAGTATTTGATAATGATTAAAGAAGAATTTGGTGCTACTAATAAAGATATTTGGAATTATGTAGCAGCAGATGATGCAAGAGTCTTTATGGAAGTTCAGGAGCCTGCTCATATGGGGGTTGGACCTTGGATTGAATCAGAAACTTTCTCTCAATGGTTGGATATGCTTCATAAAGATATTCCGGTAAGAACTACAATGTCAGAAGCAATGCGAAAAGAAAATATGAGATAAAATTATCCCAGTAGACTGATAAAGTCTACTGGGGCATTTATTTTTAAATTAAATAAGTTGTACAAATACTAAATCCAGTGATATTTTCCATAAAGAAAACTTTTAATATACCGGATGTTTCTATTCCACAATAACCAACAACAAAACGATCAGCTACTTGTGCAATTGCGAGAAATTGTAGTCCATTTTTTGGACATATATCAGTAGATAATGTACATATTGTAGTCCATGTTTTTGCCTGTATATTAATATTACTAATAACTACAGCAATGGTAACTGCATTTCTACATTTAAATGTTCTTATACCTGACATGGGAACAGAAATTTCTACAGCTAAATCATTATAAATATTAATAATGATTTAGTTGATTATAGTAATGGTACTAAGATAGTAGGTAAAGCTACTAGTGCTACATCAGCATTATATTGTGGAAGTGCTGGAAGTGCTGGTAAAGCTACTTCTGCTACTAGTGCTAGATATGCTACTACAGCTACTAATGCTGGTACATCTAACTATGCTAAGAATGCTCCTACTTATCAAGGTGCTACTACTGCAGCTGCTGGTGTAAAAGGATTAGTACCTGCAGCTACTACTGCAACTAAAGATAACTTTTTAAGAGGTGATGGTACGTGGGCTACACCTAGTAAAGCTACTAGTGCAACATCAGCAACATATTCATCTACTGCTAATTATGCTAAGAATGCTGGTACTGCTAGTTATTCTAGCAATGGTGCAAAAGCTAGTTCTGCTACATCTGCTACATATGCAGCTACTGCTAATTATGCTAAGAAGAGTAATATTAGTATGAGTGTATCTGGTACTACTCTTACTATTACATTTTAAAGAGGTGATAGTATGAGTATAAAAGTTAATGGAACTGAAATACCGGTTTCTGGTACTATAAAAGCAAATAATACTAATATTACAAAAGTTGTTGCTAATGGAATTACAGTATGGAGCAAATCTACTCCAAAATCATATTCTTTACATATTAGCGGAGAACCATTCTATACATCAGATTCGGTAACAATTTCTGGTATAGATACTTCTGTATATACAAAAGCTACGCTTAAAATTTGGGGAGATAATTTTGGTTGGGATACTAATGGATCTCATGTTATTTGGTTAAATACTTATTACACGGAAGAAGGTACTTTTAATGTTCCTGTAGGTAACGGTACTTTAACACTTGTATTAGGACATGATAATGCTACTGTAGATTGTACTTTAACATTTTCTTAAGTTATGTGTTCGCTTTATAAAATCACAAAGTTCTCTAGGATTTATCATCCTAGAGAACAATTTCTTTATAAATATTAATAATGATTTAGCTGGATATGGATCAGGTACTAAAGTAGCAGCTAAAGCAACATCTGCTACTAGTGCTACTTATAGTTCTACTGCTAACTATGCTAAGAATGCTGGTTCTGCATCTAAAGCTACTAGTGCTACATCAGCAACATATGCTACTACTGCTACTAATGCTGGTTCTGCATCTAAAGCTACATCTGCTACTAGTGCTACTTATAGTAGTACTGCTAATTATGCTAAAGCTGTACCTAGTACTGTAGCTAGTAGAATTAGTACATTAGAAACGTCTTTTCGGGATGGCTGTAATACAATAATGCAGGCAGTTACAGCCAAAGGACAAACTCCTGCATCAAATAGTCCTACTGATATTGCTACTGCTATTTCTGGTATTGGAGAGGGATTTTATAACGCAGAATTAGTATATAGAGCTACTAAATCTTCAAGTGCTTCCAAAGAACTAACTGTATCAGATACTTATACTTTGAAAGAAAGCGGATATTATTTAGCATTTCTTGGAGGATTTAGTTCAACTCTTAACACAGCATATACGGTACCAAATACATCATCATTATTATATAATTCAAGTGCATCATTTACATCGGATGGTAATACAATAGTATATGGTCAAGGTGCAGGTGGTGGTACAATTCATGATTATTCAAAATATGCTATTTTTTCTGGAGTCAAAGATAAAACGATTTCTTTTAATAAGTATATTAAATCAGATTACTATAACGTCTGTGCTGCAACTGCATTTGGATTATTTAGAGTTGAACAGGGTACATCGTTACTGTATAAAACATATAAAACAGGAACTGCTAAAGAAAAAGTTACTATAAGTGCTAGCTACAATATTAGTACAGCTGGTAAATATCTTGTAATAGCAGCAAGTCATGGTGCTGCTGTAAATGCAGGATATACAGATGCAATAACAGGTATCAAAACAACTATTAAATTCAATGATAATGTAGTAATTGATCTTCCTGTTAATGAAAAAATGAATGTGAATTCCGGAAATAATCAAGGTTCAATATCTTCTGATGTAGAATATGCTTTTGTAGAAGGAACAGGAACTGTTTATGTAGAAAGATATTATTGTACACATAATACTTATACTGCTTTTGCTTCACTTGAATTATTTATATTTAAAATTGGATAATTACACTTATTTCCCAGTAGACTGATAAAGTCTACTGGGATTATCTTTGTCTAATTAGAAAATTTCAATTATATATTATAATTATGAAAGTAATGGAAATATAAACTTAGATACCACTTTCAGATTATCAATCAAGGAGGAAAAAATAAGGAATGAAATTAACAAGTGTTGAAAGAACTATTTATGCTCTTTATGAGCTCGATGGATTAAGCTTCGCTCAAATTTCAAAAACTGTAGATTTATCTTCATCTGCAGTTAGAGAGAAATATAATAAGACTAAGCGTGTTGTAGAAGCTGAGAAAAATGATCCTATAGCAAAATTAAATATCGATTATTCTACTTACATGAAATTATGTAAAGCTAGAAACCATAGTGAAAGAAATACAGAACTTGGTATAGATCTTTATACTATTGAAGGTTTGATTGAAGCTGTTAATGATAGATTTGAGACTTATAATCATACTCTGTATTTTGACATTATATCACCTATTGTTATCAAGAACCTTATTGAAGCATTGGAAGAAGCAGGATATGAGTTAAAAGATAATCATCTTGATATTGGATTAAGCTTGACTTCTGATTTAATTTGTCTAAGATCCGAAAGATATATAGAGTTTGATATTATAGATACAAGTGGGATTTTCAAATGTGAATCAGACGGAACCAATGGTAAATTGTTTTTTGCCAAACAAACTAAGTATCCTAAGGATGAAATTCAGAAACAAATAATCCATCTTATGAAAGAAGAAGGATATATATTATAAGGAGGGACAAATATGAAACATTTTACAATTCATACATGTGATTTTTGTGGTTATCAAAGTAGTAATTATGATCACATGAGAAAGCACGAAGCAGAACATCTTGGTCTTACTGTTGAGGAAATGGAATCTTATAATTCTTTAAAATCGTTTGCTGCATATATGGGTTCTGTGATAGCAGAGAAAAATAACGATGAGACTAAAAAGAAGTTTGATGAAGCTGTTGAAAAGTTGGTTGCTTTTGAAAAAGAGCATGGTATTGAAAATGGTAAACGTATAGAACCAAATACAGACAGCGAGAATCCAAAATTTACATGGAGCGATAAAGAAGATCCTGAGTTATATCATAACGGTAAAACTATTTTATGGGTATCTGGTAGAAGTGCTGCTATTCAGAAATTTGTTGAAGCATTGAGTTATAAAATCTGTAGTAAATGTGACTTTTCATATACTGCAGGAAGAGCACATATTGATGTATTTAAAGATGCTGTTTCCAAAGCTCTGGTAGCTATTAATGACGAGGAATTTATGAAACAGTTTATAGTTCCTTACTCAAGAGAAGCATATGACAATGAAACATATTTTGAACCATTAAATATGGGACCATAGGAGGACAAAATTATGGTAGGATATAGAATTTATTTTGATGGTGAAAAGTTCGCCATGGATGATCATAAATCTCAGGTAGGAAATACACTGGTAGATGGAGTAGTACATTGGAATGCTGGATATGATACGGCAATTCAAGCAGTAGAAAACCATAATAATCATCTCAAAAAGAATATTAAAGATCTAAAAGATGACAAAGATTTTGTAGTTAAAAATTGTAAGGATTGTGGCAATTTCTATATAATCACAAAAATATATGCTGATTGGTTCCTGGAAAGAAAGTTAAAGGTGCCTTGTAGATGTGATTTATGTCGAATGAGACGCAAGTACAATAATAGAAAATCTGAAGATGTACAGACAGGAAAGAGTGGTGTATAAACATGATGCTCAAAATAACAGAAAGATGTACAATGGGATGTACTCATTGTCTCAATAATGCTCAACCTGATGGAAAAGATATGACGGAGGCTGTCTTTATTGACAGCCTCAACTTTTTGAAGAATAACAATGTTGGTAAATTTTTGGTTTTAAGTGGAGGAGAACCTACAGAACATAGAAATTTTGATAAAATGATGAATGTTCTTATTCAGTGGTGTCAACAAAATAGAGGATATATAATGTCTCTTACTATAACAACAAATGGAGAAAATATACAGAATAATCCAGAACAGTATAGGACTTATATTGAAAAGCTGAAAGAAACAGGTACAGTTTTAACATATCAAGTATCTGCTGATGTAAGATATTATCCTCGTAGAATTCAAACACATAAACGGATTTTTAGAGAACCAGGATTTGTTTTATGCGATGATTGTGTTGAAGCTATTTATCCAAAAGGTAGAGCATTAGAAAATAATATTCCTTGGAACAGAATTAGTTCTCAGTGTTTTAATGTGAGAGCTTTGTCAAAGCAGGGTAATGATAGTTTGTCAGAAATTGAATATATTTTAGGATCTAGAGGAAAGATATGTACTCCTCATATTGGAATTGATGGCAGTATTAAACTTGGTGAATCGGACCTTTGTCCTCCATGTACTTCCATTTATGATGATTCTAATATAATTATGGAAAAGATTCGAAACTTTAAATGTTCTGGTTGCAATCATATTAATGATAATTTGCCTGAAGAATACAAGAAATTTTTATAATAAAGATCCCCTAGTAGTGTTAAACTACTAGGGGTTTATTTTTTGTTTAACCATACTGAATAGCACTTGATTTTGTAATTACTGTTGTTGATAATACTTTTGTTAAAGCATATAATGCTTGCATACTATCTGCACCAGGTTCTCTAAGAGGAGCTCCACCGAATGTAATAAAGTTCTGTTTACTATTCATAAATGCATCTAACTCAGCGTTTGCTTCTCTTGTATATACACCTTTACATGTACACTGATCACCGTCATAGTCACCACCTATACCTGCAAGATAAGTATTACTAAATCTTAAAGTATCCACAAAAGTATTAGAAGTATTTTTTCCAATATCTTCTTCTCTAATTTTAGGATACCATTTATAAGTTACTCCATTATACTCAATAACTTCCATCTCTTTAGTAGAAGAAACTTCTACCTTAGTAGCAAATTGGTTACTAAAATAATCTATTGGAAATCTGGTAATCAATATATGCTTATCTTTTACAGCTTCTACACAAGCCATATAGAAAACATCACACCAAGTAAGTCTTCTCTGAGCAAGAGGATGACCATCATTTGGTCTATTGGCAGGATCTACTCCTCTTCCTTTAAACTGCATATAATATACTTCATCAGTTCCTTCTACAGGAATCTCTATAGGAACAAATCTGTTATTGTATCCATGTAAGAATCTATCCATTTCTTTTTTGATTCTTTCATCAGAGAAAACTATCTCAGGATTCTCAGGAACTATTACCTTAGTAGCACCAGATTTGGTAACTACAGGATAGGTATGAGATCCAATAAACTCATTTTCAAAGAATTGTCTAGTATGGTACATAACAAAATCTCTGAACTGAGTAATAGCAGCATATAAAGGTACTGCTGATTTATCATAAGTAACCATTAATTCTTCAGGTCTATCTGCAGACTTAAGATCAACCGGTGAAATAACTAATCTTGATGAGAAGTTAGCAGTCTTAGAAAGATTAGTTCTTCTCATGATACCAAGTTTACCAGACATACCCTGTCCAGAATCTTTCTTATCAAGATTATTGTTACTATTACCACAGAACCAGTCATATATTGTCAAGATATATTCCTGAACTCTACCATTCATAGCATCAGAAGCATCAATTCCATATTCCTGAGTAGCAGTTAAAGCATTTGCAGATACGATAAGATTATTATAAATCTTATTAATACCACCAAGTCCAACTACTTTACGAGAACTAGAAGCTGAGTTCTTATCTCTATAGAATGGAGGAATTACAATATATTTCTTGATAAACATATTATGTCTATTCTGTTCAAGATACTTAAGAGATAAAGCTTTGGATTTAGAATTAGTCTTTCTGAATTGAACTTTATCAATATTCTTATGAAGCCAAGCTAATCCAGTATCTCCATTTTCTTCATCTTCTACAAAGTTTCCCTCGTCATCAATGATATAAAATTTGGTACCATGTACAATATTTCTTACCTTAGGATCTAATCTAATCCAAGTCTTATAACAAGATGGATCCAAGAACCATCCATGTAAATCAATATATCCAAAGGTACCCATTCTTTCTTCCATAGTAAATCCGAAAATCTCATTTGACAATAATCCATCTTTACTAGGAATATTAGAACCACTAAAAGCTCTAGGATTAGATACACATTTGATATTATTCTTCTTGACATATAATTCAATATCAAGAATATCAAGTTTAAGTCTTTCTACGACTTTATCATACTGACCTTCTTCCATGTCTAATCCTTCAATAAACATATCAGCTTCATTCAAGAATTCGCTCATATCCATATATAAATCAGAATACATTGCTAATTCTGAAAGTATAGCTTTTGTTGATAATTTAGCCATGATTATTCTCCTTTTTGATTAATAAGTTACATAAAGACAACCTTCGTCACCATCACCTGTTGTAACAGAAACATCAAGAACTTTTTCCAATTCTTCACCAATACTATAAATAATACCGTGTAATTTAATTCTGATTTCCTGATTATCATTACAAATCTCAAAAATAACTTCTTTATGTCCATTTTTATATTCGTTTTCTTCAAAGATATGACAAACTAATTTATGAGCTTTTAATCTTTTAAGTTCTGCAACAACTTTAGGATCATTATTATATCTACGAACAATAATCATTAGCTGTTTTTTAATTTCAACAACATTTGTCTGTTTTCTATTTGCCCATCTTTCTTCTGCTCTTTTTGTATTATATTCTGTAAGAATTTTAGCTACTTCACTTCTCATCTTTGATGCTTTTCTATCAACATATGGTAACATTTCTATGATCTTTTTATTTTTATCATAGAAGTCTACACATTCTTTACATTTTTGCTCATCTTTTGTTTTTATAGCTTCTTTGTAAAGTTTCTTAAAAGCTGTCCAAGCTTTATATGGCTCGATAAGTTCTTTCTTAATTGATCCGTCAAACAAACCAGATTCGTAAATAGATTCTCTTTTTTGTTCTATAAGTTCATCTATATAATTCATTATCAAAACCTCCTTTATATTCAATTATAAGAATGTAGAAAGATTAGCCTTTTAAAAGAAAATAAAGATAATTCAATTTCTATCATCATTTTTACTTTATATTAATATAGTAAAAAGGAGACTTTTATATGAAAAATATATTCAGAAAAAAGAAAAATGGAAAGATTTATAATACTGATTTTGGTCTTGATAAAATTCTTATATATGATTCAGATAAGGCATCTGAATTTAACAGAGATAAACATTATTTTGAATCTTGGGGTTATAAAGTTAAGAAGATTATTTTATGTGATAATGGATCCATTAAATTATTAGCAGTTCTTAAAAAGAAAGTGTTGTATAGATGTCTATTAGATAGTCAGAAAGTTGACCCTCAAGATAGAGTTAGACCTTATGGTGGAACACATCCTGATTATTGTGTATATTATAAAGATGGAGTATGTACATGTGTCAATCCAAAACATTGTTTATATCAGGAAACTAGTCATCATGTTTCAATTATTAAAGATATGGTACAAAGATATGAAGACCATACAAAAAATGATATTGATTTTTATAATAAAGATCGTACATATTATGAAGATACAAAATTGGGAAGAATCTTTTCTGAACAATATGATCATCTTAATGCTAAAGATAATGAGGATAAGAAGCAATTTGTATATCGTAGAGGTGTATATAGAAATGATAGAAGATGCTAGTAGAGTGATAAACTCTACTAGCTCTTTTGTTGGTCGTATTTTAATATGTTTCTATTGTATTAGGAGAATCAAATTCCATCTGAGCTTCATCCAATCCAGATGTTGCATTATCTAATGCATTCTGCATAAACTCGTCCATATCTCCACTAGCATCAATTTGTTCAATCTCATCCTGAGTCATATTATATTTATGAGTAAGCATCATCATCTTCTCATTATAATCTAATCTGACTTTGGCAGATTCTTCATACATACCCATTCTAAGTTTATACTGATTTTCACTTCCAGCTTTCTTAGAATACCATACAAGATTAGAACCAAATATACCACCAGTTACAGTAACAACAGTAGCAAGTAAAGTTACATCATACATATTCTGAATATTACCAGAAATATATAACCAAAATACTAATGCAATTACAGATATGAAAATGAGTGCACTACATAACAACATTCCTTTAGACCAGGTTACTTTTTTCTCATGTTTCATAAATAATACCATCCTTTCCAATATCTTGGGATATTTATTATATTATTTATTAGTTCAAATTTCATATCTGTAGAGTGATTAAACATTTAAGTTGTCATATAAATTTCTGATATCATCACTTCTACTGTTCTATTTATAGTAGTAAACACTATATGAGGAACATAATCACCAGAAAGATCCTCTATATCAAATTCTAAAATAAAAGATCCAGGTACATGACTAGTAGCACATCTATCAAGTTGATCTACTACATTAGGATTCATTTCGCCATCATACTCAATTTTACTATTTTTAATACCAAACATTAACCAGTTATCATAATATCCATCATCAAAAGTAGCATATACTACACTCATAACCATTCTCTTATAATTAGATACATTTATTGGAGGTAAAGTTATAAAATAACCAGCAGCATCAAAAGAATATTCAGGAGACTCTGCATTCATATGTAAGACTTTCCCATACGATGAATGATTTAAATATTGATAATTCTGATTACCAGATGAACTACCTACTGCAAAATTTATCTCCTTGATTTCAGGTTGACCATAAAAATTGTTATTATTAAACATATATTGTTTATTAACTGTATTTCCACTCCAAACAGTGTTACCGTTAAAATTTACTTTTGATAAACTTCCTATATGAGAACCTTTCCAAATAAGATTAACATTTGTAGGAGAATTATTCTTTATTAATAACGCCATAAATAATCCTCCTCCCTTAAATATTAATATTTAAAGTATTTGTAGAAGTATCGTAATTGAAACAAGCATCGTCAATCATTCTTCTCCAACCGCTCCATGTAGAATCGTGTTTATATCTAACATGCATAGTTCTTTGGAATGAATAACATCCCCAAGCAATTTGTACAGCTCTATTTCCTGCAGGAGCTCCTACTGTAAGAACTTCATACCAAGCTGCATCGGGAAACTGAGGACTGGGTTCGTTGTCAATAGGTGAATTTCTAACTACATAACAGAGTTTATTCCAACATTTATGTCCTACTGTCATAGAATTAGAAAATATATCTGTAGATGTAGTATTTTCTCTCAAACTATTTACATTACTTGCACTAGATGCATATGTAGCACTAGTAGCAGAAGTAGCTTTGCTAGCAGTACCTGCACTGGTTGCTGTAGTAGCATATCTTGCACTAGTAGCAGATGTAGCTTTAGTAGATATACCTTTAAATGTATATAATTGAGAGTCATCTGAATGTATAGTTCTAGAATAAGGATCAATATGTAATACAGTATTACCTGTTTTTGAATTATCTTTTGGTGCAATGCCAAAAATTCTAAATACCCCATTATAGTTATCAAGAGATATACCATTCATAGATGAATTGTCATCTGGAGCTTCTAAATCCAATTGTCCACCTTCAGATCCTCCTGTCTGAGGTTTTATATTTATAAGTCCTCCAAATATACGTCCACCATTAATACCAAATTTCTTAGCTAAATCATTAATAATAATTATTCTTCTAGGTTAATATTAACCTAGAAGAATAATTTAAGTGTAAAATTAATGAGCAGCTGCAGGTTCAGTAGTCCATCTATAATATATAGTCCAAGTTGTAGTAGAAGATACATCATTACCATTTAAATATGCATTATGAAGTGAAAAACTATCTCCAGCATTATTTATTTTAAAATCAGCAAAACCTCCATTAGAAGAATTTTGGAAATATCCAGCTCTTATTTTTGTAAGTTCAGGTACAAGAAATTGTTTTCTTTCATTATGATATACATATGGAATATGTACAGAAACAGCAACATTATCATTATTATCTAACTTAGCAGTTATAATAACCTCATAAATATTAACACCAACACTCATACCTAAAGTTGAACATGTAACTTTGCCGGTAAGTGCCGAAATTTTATTCCATCTATGCAAATATCTTGTCATATCATTATTTACATCTATATATCCTAAATTATTATTATCAACATATAATTTGACTTTAGTACATAGATTATTCATACTATCATATTCAAATGAAACGGCGTTATCGGTTCTACTTGTAGTTACAAATCCTGTGCCGCTATTGCCACCTTTGCATACAGATGATACTAACATTTTTTCTGTATCATTTACATAATTTTCAATAGAATCTAAATCATTATTAATATTAATAATGATTTAGCTGGATATGGTAGTGGTACTAAAGTAGCAGCTAAAGCTACATCTGCTACTAGTGCTAGATATGCAACAACATCAACAAGTGCTGGATCTGCATCTAAAGCTACTAGTGCTACATCTGCAACATATGCTACTACAGCTACTAATGCTGGTACTAGTAACTATGCTAAGAATGCTCCTACTTATCAAGGTGCTACTACTGCAGCAGCTGGTGTAAAAGGATTAGTACCTGCAGCTACTACTGCTACTAAAGATAGTTTCTTACGTGGCGATGGTAAATGGGCTACACCTAGTAAAGCTACATCTGCTACTAGTGCTACTTATTCTAGTACTGCTAATTATGCTAAGAATGCTCCTCAATATAAAGGTGCTACAACAGCTGCAGCAGGAACTAAAGGATTAGTACCTGCAGCTACTACTGCTACTAGAAACTACTTTTTAAGAGGAGATGGTATATGGGCTATGCCTTCGGCTTCTGCAGTAGAAGGTAATGTAAGATACAATGAAACTTCAGATAAACTTGAAATATATTATGAAGGAGAATGGATATCAGTATTATCTTGTGGTTTACAAACAATAAATTTGATTGGAACAGATTATACTTATCAAGAAGTATCTACAGCAAATCCTACATATTCTTTAACATTTTCAAATGGTATTAATTTACAATATAATAGAACTTCACAAGCATGGGGACATTGTTTAGTAAAAAAATCTACATTTGTTGATCTTACTGCATTTGAAAATCTATATGTTACTTATAGTGGAACATATACTACTAGTACTGATAGTGATTATAATAAAATTGATATTCAATTTTATAATGAATCAGATGTTTGTATTTGGGAACAACGAATTACAGATAATGGAAAATCAACATTTACAAATGTTACGAAATCATTTGATATTAGTACTTTGCAAGGAAGATGTAGAATATGTTTCAAAGTAAATGCAAACGGTAGCAATATGACATTAAATGTATCCAGTTTGTATGTAGACTAAACAAATACTCCAGAGGTGTTAAACCTCTGGAGTATTATTTTGTCTGAAATATCCATGTAAACATTCAAGATTGTATTTTATAGTTTCATTTTCGGGATCTAAACTATATGCAGTTTCTGCATAAAATATAGACTGCATCTTCCAATCGTATCCTAAATCGCAATAGAAATATGCATTGCTCAATTCAGAATATACTTCTGCTTCCGATTTATATGTATATAGATTAAAATCTTCTACCCAATATTCTTCAGGACAATGAATATCAAAAAATTGACTATAATACATAATAGATTTTACTTTGTCTACCTCCCATGCAACTCTAGCAATTTCTCTATAAATTACTCTAGTTCTAGGAAACTTACCTGTAGCAAATATATCTATACATTTAAGCAATTCATTGTAAGCAATATCCCAATTATTTTTATAGATATAATATAAAGCAATATATCTTCTTAAACATAATATATATTGATAATCCATATAATTTTCATCAGAAGAATTATCAGTAACTGCAAGTAATCCTAGTTTAGCATATCTATACATTTCTTCCCAATCAGAATGTTCATATGCTTCCCAGGCAAGATAAACCAATGTTTTACTTGTTCTATCTCCTCTTTTAAAAGAATTTTTCAATATTTCGTAATAATTTCTTGGTTTTTCTTTATCCTGAATATGTTTATATCCAATATCACTTGGTAATATTCTCCAATACTTTTCAGATCCTGTTTTTGTAATAATTTCATGAATATCTCTTGTCCAGTAAAATTCTTTACTATGAACTTTATGATGAACAAAAGATGTAGATTCTATTGAACCATCTGAGGCTATACATTCTACTGACATCTCCATAACATCATAATCATCACTCCAAATTTCTCTTATTTTGTTTATACCACCAGGTTCTATAAATTCATCAAGATCAAGACTAACATAAGCCCAATTATAATAATCATGAGGTTGTTTATATAAATCTCTACTTTGATTTATTATACAATTCTGAGCCATTTCTAGACATCTATTTCTTGCCATAGAAAATGAAAATTCATCCTGTATATATGACATATATATTACTTTTGTAGAACCAAACATGTTTTGATATTCTTTAATTTTATCAACTGTAGAATCAGTAGATCCTGTGTCTACTAAACATATCAAATCAGCATCTTTTACACTAGTAAACCATTTATCAATATTCTTTTCTTCATTCTTACAGATAGTGTATACACATACCTTATTTCTATTATTGTCCATATATTTATATTCTTCATTAAACATAATATGGAACCTCCTTGTATATAATTTACTAAAAAGTAGAAAATCTAATATATTACAACTTTAAAATAAAATGAAATTAGGAGATTTAGTATGGATAATAAGGTAATATTTTTAGATATAGATGGTGTATTAAATGGGTATAATTTGAGAGTTCATCTAATTACAACTATTATGAGAAAATGTAGATATATAAGAAAATATGTAGATATTTTTTCTGTGCATATAGTTAAAGTTTTTATCCTTTTTCTTATAGTAAAATTATCAAAATCTGATATAGTTTTATCTAGTTCTTGGAGAGGTGGATATTGGGCAATACCTTATAACGTTATGAGTAAAAGATGTAAGAAATTGTATATTTTGTTTAAAATATTTCATATAAATGTAGTAGGTGCAACAACTTCTAAATATACTGATAGGGGAGCACAAATTATAGATTACCTTGATAAACATAAAGAAATATCTTCTTATGTTGTAATAGATGATGAAATGTTCGATATCAAAGAATATATTTCTCAAGACAAATTGATTTGTACAAAAGCTAGAAAAAATAGATTAATTAAATTTAAATGTGCTGGTTGTTATGATGGTGCAGGATTAAAATTACGTCATATTATACCAACTTTGCAAATTTTAAATACAAAAACAATCCCTAGTGAGTTTTAGCTCACTAGGGATTATCATTTTTATTTACCATTTCTCTTTTCTTTTACTCCAAACACACAATAGTGTTCAAAATATGCAGATAAAGTCTTTGATTTGAATGCAATTCTTAAGTCAGAATAACGATTCTTATAATTGTTGACGTTGAATGTTGCACATCCTATTCTACCTTCGTTCATACCATAATCTACGAAATGCTCAAACAACTTGATAGCAGTCTTTCCATATACTTTTGCAACGTCAGGATATTTAGTTGCATAATAAGTAGCATCAAATACAGGACTGTAATCAATATTATTTAAATAACACTTACCATTTGATACTTTGATAGAACCAGCTTTAGATTTACCAGTAGCATTTGTAACAGGTACATTTACAACAGGAGTTGAATTACCTCCCATAGCAGCCTTCATCTTATTATAAGAATTAGTACCATATACACCATCTGCAACTAAACCATTAGCTTTCTGGAATTTTTCTACAGCATCTTCTGTTTTTGCACCAAAACTTCCATCAACTGTAAGTCCAGCATTAATCACCTTATTAAGGTTCTGCTGAAGTACCTTAACCTGATCGTTCTTCATACCTTTCTTTAAAGTAGGCTGAGCAACTGTAGTAGAAGTTGTAGATGTGCCAGACTTAAGTTCTAAAAGAACTTTCTCTTCTACCCATCCAGTAATCTGTCCATTAACACCAACTCTTGATTTAGAGTTAGTCATTCTTACTCTACCATTTACAACTTCATTACTCCATACATAGAATGTACCTGATTTTTTAACTCCAGTTTTAGCAACAGAAGAACCATAGAAAGTTACATTCTGAAGTTTGAAGCTTTCACCAGTCACAATTTCTTTGGAAGAAGGAGCAGGAGCTACAGGTGTTGTAGATTCCTCTTCATCGTCATAATCAATAGGATTAAGAGGTACATTTACATTACCTTTCATATTAAAGTAATTAAATACACCCTGAGCAATTTCTTTTGCACATTCTCTGCAGAAAGCATCTGATTTCAACAAATCAGATTCATTCTTATTAGTCATAAATGCAGCTTCAATTAAGGCAGCAGCTTTTACTCCCATTGCAGTACAGTTACACATAGAAAGAGCCATTCTCTTAACTCCTCTGTTTTTCTGTGCAGTTCCCTTAATAAGTTCATTCTGGATACATGTAGCAAGTTTTGCAGAATCTCCAGCTTTGCTATCTACAGCATGGTACAAAGTTTCCACTCCCTGACCAGTTGTATATTCCTGACCATTTCCATGTGCATTTGCATGAACTGAAATACAGATTTCTGCACCCCATACTTTAATCTGAGCCTGTCTTGCTGTAAGTGCAACATCTGTATCATCTGTAGCATTTTCATCATCCCAAGCAACCTTTAATGTTTCAATGTTGTTTTTGGTGAGAATCTGATCAAGATAATATGAGATATATACATTACTGTAGTGCTCACGATATCCATCAGGATGTCTCTTACCAGCAGTATTAGATCCATGACCAGCATCAATAGCTACTCTGTGAAGAGCAACAGTCTTAGGATCATATTGAGTAAGATTATTTGTAGTAAGAACTCTGTATACATTATCTACATAATTAATAGATGTAGCATATCCTGCAGCCTTGATTTTTACAAGGTACTGATAAGGATCTGTTTCACCCTTCAACGCTTTATAGTTTGCAATATTGATAAACTGGAAGTAACCTTCTACACATTTTTCAATACTATCAAATCTGTACCAAGCCGTTGATGTAGGTAATAATGTATAACTACCATCAGCATTCTGTTCTGAACCACCATCTTCAAAGTAACCATTATTGCAGCTAACTCTATTCTGTCTATATTTCAAGCCAAGAATATTGTTATACAAAGCAGCTTTCTTAGATGTACCATATCCTGACTCAAGACATGCCTGAGCAATAATAGGCGAATGAACTAAGATACCATACTTGGGTGCATATTTTTGCACACATCTAGCTACTTCTTTGATGAATTCACTTTTAGACATAACAGCCATAATTAAAACCTCCTTTTTAGCGTTATTAATATTAGGTGCTATGTAAAAAACAACAAAAAATATATTTTGGAAATAAATGGCAGATAGGATAAAAATCCTATCTGCCGTTCTTTTCTATATTCTATTTATTTTTACGCTCACATAAGATTTCTCTTCTGATGAGATTATAATCATGATTAAAGATAATTTCATAGTATCTATAAAAAGCCATTGGGTTTTTAACCAGCTCTTTATAGCTGTAATTGACATAATAAAAATCTGCCAATTCGGAATCAGGGATATCATAGCATTTATCAGTCCAAGTAGTAGTAAGATCTCTTATCTTACTATGATTACCAGTATCATAATCACAAACAACACTTTCTAATATCAATAATGGGTTGTTAGAGTTTTTAGGATCATTGTATTCTGCAATGAATCTATTATAAATGTCTTTATTAAACTCAGCATCTTCATAATGCCACAAGCTTCGTCTTAAATAATCACGGCAATAATCAGCTAAAGAATATGCCGTATGAGTTTTAAAAGACATTCTATGAGCAACTACATACATATGCCTACTTTTATCAATAAGATAGATCATAGCAGCAGTTAATTTGGTTAATTGAAATTTTTCTTTTTCTCCATTTGGATTAGTAATCTGCACACATTCTCTAAAATAATACCAGATATTATGCAAACATTCTAATTTAACTTTATTTCTTGTCAACTCATCAAGATTAGGATCATTTGGATCAACGTTAATCAGTGTATGATCATTTAATCTTAGCATGAAGTCATAATTATTAACTCCATTATTTTTGAGTTGCTCGGATACTCTAAGAAAACTTTCATTAGAAGTTTTAAAATTAACCATAGATAACACCTCCTTCTTTGGTTACTTACTAAGATGTATACAAGAGGTTTCTAATAAGAACTATAATGATTTAGCTGGGTATGGTAATGGTAGCAAAGTAGCAGCTAAAGCTACTAGTGCTACATCAGCAGTATATTCTTCTACTACTAACTATGCTAAAGCTAGTGCTGGTGCTACTACTGCATCTAAAGCTACATCTGCTACTAGTGCTACTTATTCTAGTACTGCTAATTATGCTAAAGCTATACCATCTACGATAACTACTAGATTAACAAATCTTGAAACGTCTTTTCAGGATGGCTGTAATACAATAATGCAGGCAGTTACAGCCAAAGGACAAACTCCTGCATCAAATAGTCCTACTGATATTGCTGCTGCTATAAATGCAATTCCTAATATATCAACAATATATGGAGATATAGTTGCTGGAGTTGGTGGATATAAATCAACTAAAATAACAGCTGTCAATGCTGCTCATTTTTGTAATCAGGAATATTTATTAAATAGATCTGATGGGCAATGGGATGTATTAAAAGCTGGAACTTATAGAGTTGCAATGTATTCACAGAATTCATATGTTTATTTTTCAGTAAATGGTACACAGACAAATTTAAAGTTTGGTCAACAATATATAGACTTTAATTTAAAGGTAGGAGATATTGTTTGTTTTTATCGAGATATATCTCAAGCAATGTATTGTTGCGGATATATTTGTTATATAGGATAATAATATCGGTAGTCTGATAAAGACTACCGATATTATATTTATTTTGTTATATAAATCATTCTGAAAGTAAATTCTACATATCCGGTAAAAGTTTCATTACTACCAATTACCATATACTGGTGATTATAATAACCATCTGCAATAATATGTCTTGTTGTATCTGTTAAATTTCTAGGTCTAAGTATTAATTCGCCTCTTAAATCATAATCAGATTCTCTATCCATTGCCCAAGGTAAACTAAATAAGGAAGTGTTTTTAGGTATATCTTGACCAGATCCATATGTTCCAGAACACATAACAACAGCAACTTTACCAAATCTTTTACAATAATTATCAGCAAGAGTTGCACTCCAAGCAGTACATTGAGACGTTTCTACAGTTATATTTGAACCTTCTGTGATACCAAGATTTAATATATCCTGTTTTGTTACAGCTGTAGCTCCTGTGATATGACCGAGAGAATTAACAGTTATATTGTATAATCCTTTATTGTAAGCATTATAACTAGGATGAGTATAAAAATTTGCATCTCCTGAATTTAATTTCTTATTCCAAGGTACAGATATAGCCCAAGATCCACCTGAATTAGTTAAAGCTGTTGTATATATAACAGATCCATATCCTACCCAACCTATTAAATATATAGAAGTGCTTGATGTTTTTCTTGCCAAAATATACATTGTTTCACCACTATAAATTTCAGGTAAACCAAGATTAGTACATTTACATACATATGAACCACTATCATTAATCTGACTAATAGATGTAATAGTAGTTATAGTATTATCTTTAGGAGACAAAGCTAAATCATTAATAATAATTATACTTCAATATATACATTTGTTGCAGATAACCAAGCATCCATATCACTTGGATATGTAGATCTAAAACATGAAACTGTAACTTTAAATTCTCCAGTAGATAATGAAGAAATATCATATGACAATGGTGTAGTTAATGCTTTTTCTGAACTTGATCCAGCAGTATCTTTAAATCCTATATTTCCTAATGTCATATAAGAATAACTATTATATCCAGCGACAGCAGTTTTATATTTACCATTAACAATTACAAATTTATTAAATTGAGAAATATCAATATTATTAAATGTCCAAGTTACATTAGTATGATATCCTCCATTACCGCTATTGCTGGTACTAATAGCATAAAATTGACATATACCATTTACTTGTTTAATAGATTGATTTGCATATCCTGTTGCACCGTTTTTGGTTTTTGTAACTGTTCCAGATCCAAGTAGATCTGTATTCAATATACCATCTTTAATTAAATATATTCTTGCAGGATATTCTGCAGCTAATATATCACATATTTCATCAAATGTCATACCTTCTGTTACAAGTCCAGAATATTGCATAGCTTCATATAATTGATCAAGATCAGTTCCTTCTCCAGTACCAGATTTAAAAGGGGTTACTGTATCAGCACCACTTGGAATATATCCCCAATTTCCTTTCGAATCTTTTCCAAAAGACAATCCGCTACAATTCTTAGCATAATTAGCAGTACTAGAATAAGTAGCACTAGTAGCAGATGTAGCTTTAGCTCCATTCTTAGCATAATTAGCAGTAGAACTATAAGTAGCACTAGTTGCACTAGTAGCTTTAGATGCAGATCCAGCACTTGTTGCTGTTGTTGCATATCTAGCCGATGTAGCAGATGTAGCTTTAGCTGCTACCTTACTTCCACTACCATATCCAGCTAAATCATTATTAATATTATCCAATAGCTATATATCCTACTTGTACTGTAATTTTTGTATTTTGCAAATTATGGATACATAAATTGCAATCGGTATTATTTAAGTTTGCAATCATTGTTGTTACATAATACCAATTTCCAGATGTACTATAAACAATAGGTATTACCATAGGAGGTAAATAAGGATATGAATTTCTAAAAGTCACCTTTAAAACACTATCTCCATTTGCAAGTATATCTACTCCTCCAATAAATGAAGATTCGATTCCACAAGAAGTCCATTCATCAGGAAATTGTAAAAAATCAGATCCATAAGTTCTCTTCCATACAATATTTCCATCATTAGAAAAATATCCTTTATAAAATTTTATATTACTATTATCATTGTTTGTATAAAACAAATCAAATGTAGAAAATTGATTAGAACCATATTGAACTTCCGTTGAGTAATTCTTAACAACTCTTACGTTGTAATACCCTGTAATATTTATAGGAAAATCGGAAAGGGCATTCCATATAGTTATAATTCCAATAGAACCGTTTTCTAAGCTATTATAAATATCAACTAATTTTACAGAAGATGTATCCAGATTGTACTCGTCAAAATATACAACTTTATTATCTACTTTATCTAAATCATTAATATTATTAATAATGATTTAGCTGGTTATGGTAGTGGTACTAAAGTAGCAGCTAAAGCTACTAGTGCTACAAGTGCTAGATATAGTAGCACTTCTAACTATGCTAAAGCAATACCATCTACTGTAGCTAGTAGAATTACTACATTAGAATCATCATTAGCTAATAAAGTAAGTATTGGAAGTCAACCAAATTTTCCTGGTGTAACTATTGGATCGTCTGATAGTATGTCATATATTTATACAGAAAATGGTGATATTAATTTTAGATATCAACTAACCGGAAAAGAAACAAATTATATATCTATTTCTAATCTTCATGATCAATGTATCAATGGATTTAAATCATATAATACATATTGGGGAAATGTAAATACATCTTTTACAGATGTAAATAATATTTATATAAATGGTATAGGTAATACTGTTGGAGGACAATATACAAATTTACCTTTAGATACAGATGGTTGGGGTACATTAATTAATTTTGTATGTGATGTTACTATAATTCAATATTATTTTGGATGGAATTCTGGACATTTATGGTATAGAATGCATTATAATAATTATGCATGGGTAGATTGGTGTGATATAACAAGTATTTCAAATAGACTTGATAATCTTGAAAATAAGTTTAATAATTTATTTTCACAGAGTGGTACCACTCTTAATATTACCTATTAAATAAGGAGGTATTTATTATTATGAGTATTAAATTTAATAATACAGAAATACCTTCTACTGGTGTTATAAGATTTAATGGAACTAAACTTGACACAGTTATATCTAATAATGTTACTGTATGGGGAGGCAGTACTCCATATACTATTACAGATTTTACAAAATATGATTGGCGTTATTCTTATCAAGATGGTAGTGTTAATGAGTATAAAATATCACAAAATCTACTTAAGGTACAAGCAAAGAAAGATCCAAATAGTGGAGCTTTTGGTCAAACTAAATTAACTGCAACTTTACCAACAGGTGGATGTAATAAGATGAAAGTTGAATACTATGCATATGATGGATTTTCATCTTTTCAAGCAGTAACTGCATCTTTTGGTATATATAATACAGACTCTATATATCAAGCTGAAAGAAGAACTATCGTTTTTGATATATCTGGAGATACTATAAATTTTCAAATGTATGCTACAGATGCAACAGAATATTTTACAGCAGTTCTTGAAATATATTCTATAGAATTTTATAATGAATAGATAATAAATAGTATATTATACCAAAATTTATTGCTGATTATATCAAATAAATATCCCAGTAGACTATAATAGTCTACTGGGATTTATTATCACTAATTAACCAAAATAGTATAGATCCTATTACAATAGATATAAATCCAGATCGATATAACCAATTATTAGCAAGCATATCTATTAAAAATAGTAATGAAAAAGTGTCTTTCTTAAAATCTACAATATTAAGATATAATGTATATCCAATACATATTGTAAATCCAAGCAAAACTAATATTATGCTAATTTTCATTATTGTTTCTTGTAACTTATTTTTCTTCATAATTGCCACCTCCGATTTATATAATTGTATTATATATCATACTGAACAAATCCTCTAGGGTTTTATTAACCCTAGAGGATCGTTCAAATATATTTGAGTTCTTATGGAATTCCAAAGTATCATCTTTGCTAACGATGACGGGATTTGAACCCGTGACCACCGGATGTGCACTTTCCGGTTGCTCTACCGAACTAAGCTACATCAAAAGCAAACTCCCCGAGTAGGACTCGAACCTACGACACCCTGATTAACAGTCAGATGCTCTACCGACTGAGCTATCGAGGAATAATCTATACTCTTATGTTGGTTATGAATTGTAAAAATGTTGATTTTCAATTATATATTATAATTATGATAGATGTAATCAATATTACTAAAGCTAAAAGGAGGTAAAGTCTATGAAAACACTATCGAACAAGCAGCTTGAGGAAATGGAACCTAAAATTGTCGAAGAGCTCACCAAAGCTAAAGGCAAGGATGCTGTAAAACAGGTTGCTAATAAGCTTAAGATTGATCAAGATCTGGTTAGACACATTTATAATACCAGAAAAATTGGTCAAAAGAAAATCAAAGTAGCACCAATTTCATCTATTGTTCAAATTTCTTCTCCAACTAATTTGAATCCAATTGTGAACGTTGCTGAATTATTACCTAATCCTGAACTTCAAAGTAAAGTATCTGGGAATTTATCAGAAGATACTAATAACGTTGAAGTAAAGGGAGGAGGTAAAGGTAAACGACTTAGCGATGATATTAAGATCGCTGTAGCAATGGATCTTGAGACAGGAAAATATACTTATTCTCAGCTTTGTGAAAAGTATCATATTTCATATGCATCTGTAGCAAGAATAAAGAAAGAAATCATAGGAGGAGGATACGATTTGAGAAAACAACAACATGGAAAAAGAGATCTGGTGGTAAAAGAACAACATCTCCAAAGTCGATGAACAAATATCAGGTAAGAAAGTCGATTGAGGAGTTGCAGGCAGAATATGTCAAGAAATCTGAAGAAGAAGTTGCACCTAACAATGAGAAAGAACAAAATATTGCAACTATATCGGATAGTCTTAAGACTGCTTTTAGTACAACATTCAAAATTGAAGAAGTAAAAGAAACAGCTGTTAAAGTTGGTCTTTGTGCTGATCGTCATGAAATGAATGTGGATAAATTTATATTTGGAACGCTTAACGAAAGTGAGATGTTCAATTATCCTTTATTGTACAATAAAGCAATGGCATTTATAGCAGATAATTGCCCTGATAAAATTCTTCATTTATATTGCACTGGTATTCAGTGTGCTTTAGCTGCTGTAATTAAAGCTTGTCATGATTCGAAATGCACATTGAGCTTATTTCATTACAATGCATCAAATTCTACATATATGCGTCAGGATATGTGGAAGTATACAGATACTTTTGTCGATGAATTAACTGCAGCATATGCTGATATTTTGAGAAAAGGTCCTGTATATACATTTAACGCTCAGAGAATCAATCAGGAAGAATTTTTCACAATTAGTATCAATGAAATAAATAGAGAATCTGATGGATTTGCTAATCAGGTATATGTAATCTGCAGTTCTATAGAGGATGCGTTTAAACTCTATGCTGATTATGTAAAATATAGCACATCAGAGGAAGGCAGCAAACAGAAAAAAGCTATCTTCTTGACAAGATGTAAAGTTGAAAAAGGAAAGTTCTTGTGGGATGCAAATATCTGCAAGTCTTTCAATTACAAGTAATATAATTTAGGCTCGGGGTGAAAATCACCCCGAGTTTATTTTTTCTTTGGAGGTATTAAAATGATTGATTTTAGATCAATGGGAAAATTAGAATATATGACCAAGTATCGTATTGATAAAGATAAAAAGACTATTAAAGGTTTTTTGGCAATTATTGAAAATATAGATAACGAATTTTTCAAAATTTGTATATCTGCATTTTTGGATGATACAGATAATATTAAAGGACCTATTTTTAATAATCTGGTAGTATTTAGGGACAGAATGGGAATTCAGCATAAATTTAGTTTCGAAACTCGTTATATAATGAGATTAGATCATTATATCGAGCATATTAAAAGAACTTATAAAACAAAAGTTAAAAAAGAAACTGTAAAGTTGGATTTCTCACAACGTCATTGGTACAATTCTACTATTAAAACAGAGAATGAATATCAAGTTAATCTTGGTTCTATAAGAAAAGGAAAAAATGTTGATGCTGAATCTGGAGATATGATAATAACAGTAGATAAAAAGAATGGTGTTATTTGTAGAGAAAAAGATGCATTTATAAAACCTATAAGTATTATAAATGATGAGGTAAAATTTGACAATTTATCTATAGAAATTTTTACTCTTGGAAATACAGGAATAGTTCATTTTGTAGATAAAGAAATTTATCATGATTATTATGATACAAATGGAAAATATCATCATTTAAAATTTTCAAGATTAGATGTAGCTAGAGATATGGCTTTACATAATATTCCTACTTTATATCAGAATCATAAAATCATTAATATTGATGATCAGGAAACAATAGAAGTAGAATACGATGTATATGGTATATACAAATCAAACAATGTAGAAGAAAAATATCCTGTAATGTATGACGAAATTTATTCAAGTAGAGATATATCCGGATATCCTGCAATTGTATATTCTCTTCATCCTGTACATATTGATCATAATAATCTCAGTTTAACTCATTCAGATTCTTTATATGCTTTAGATAATTATGATTCAGCGTTTGAAGCAAATAATAATGAATATATCTTTACTAGAGAAACTAGAAGATTTGGTCAAAGAGAGATTGACAAAATCAAACATGAAATAAAAGATAATAGACATGGTATTATGGTTCCTAGCATTGATAGTCTTATTTACGAAGTTTTATATGGAAATAATTAAAAGAAAGCGTTAGGAGTGACAAACTCCTAACGCTATTTTTATACTGTTCGAGATGCTGCTGTAGAGCCAAGAGGTTTGTTTGCAGAACTTGATCTATTAGAAGATCTATTTCTAGTAATTAAACTAGGTTTATATGTATCTTCCATAGATCTAGCAACCTCTTCCGTTACAGCCTGTTTTAATCCAACATTACAACTTATAATAAATTTATTGCCAGATTTTTGATAAAAGAATTCTCTTTTATAAGCAAGATAATATTTACCATTATATTGAGAATAATCGGGATAGTGTTTAATATTATATCTCTTATTAGGAGTAAATATATCTGGGTCCAGATTTTGTTTCAATAATTGAACCATTACTGCATTACTTTGTAGATCATTTTTAATAGCAGCAGCACTATTAGATCTTACATAAGTAGTCTTAGTTGTATTTTGTTCATTTGGATTTGTAGTAACAGTTAAATTTTGTTTACCAGTTATATCACTATAACCAACAATATTATTTGCTACTTTATCAGTTGATGTATTTACAATAACATTGGTATCATTTGCATTTACATAAACATGATAAGCTCCATTTTCTATATTAAATCCATCTGTAAATGCTTCTTTTGCAGTATAATTCTTTATTTCTATAATAACAGTATCAGGTTTACCGTCTTTGCTAGATACAGCTTCTCCATTTCTAGGTATAAGATAAGTATGTTTAAAATCCATAAAGAATGTAAAATATGAATCCCAGAAAGCAAACTTATTAAACAAGAAATTTAGCAGTTTATATCTAGAAGATAATGGTGGTAATAAAATGCTAGGAAATGTAGTATCATATTTAATATCAGGCATTATAACATTTCTCATTCCACCTAAAGCAACATCTTCTATTATATCCTTTACAGAAATATTCTTAAATACTCCATTAAAAGATCTTCTTAATTCATTTGTCATAGAAGAACTTACAAGACCAATGATAGTTCCTCTATAAGATGTATCTTTTGCAGTTTTTGTTTGATTTAAAGTATCAGCATAATTTGCATTAGTATTAGGAGTTACATAACTGAAAGTGTCATTGACCACTTCTTCAAATACAGAAGTTTTTGATAAGGCATTTCTCTTTCTTATTCTTAATCTAAACTCTGAATAATCTCTAGTGTTAGTGATTTTAGTATACAATTCACTACCAAGATTTACAGATACATATATTACAGGAAGAATTCTTTCATTTTCATATATTTCTTCAATCATTGCATAGCTAATTACAGCAGGATCTATAACATAAGCCTGGGGAATACTAGTTTGTGATTGTTTATATAAGAAGGTCAAGTCAATTTCGCCTTCATAAGCTCTTTCACTACTCATTTTAAACTCTCCTTTCTCTTGGATTATTCGGATGTGAATTTGATATCTTTATAATTATAGAACTTCCTTATAATTATGAAAAGGAGGTAAGTGTAATGCCCAGAGAGATTATGTCTGCTCAGGATATAGAGCGTAATATTACTTTACCAGAAGATAGATATGGTTTTGAAAAAATAAAAAATCTTCACGCTAGTTTAGCATTACCATCTTATGTACATGGTTATTCGTTAGCTATTCAGTATATGTATAATTGGTTTAAAGCTAAGTTTCCAAATGAATTCTTCAGAGGAGGAATTTATATAGATGGAAAGAATGTTTTGGACGATTATAAGAGACTTAATGACTATGCTATGAAGAATATTGTAAAAGGACAGAATCCTAGAGCAAGAATTGCTCCTGTTGTACAATACGATTATGATAGAGAAGGTCTCGATGTATATTTAGGTTCTCCTCATGTGTATCTGAGAAGATCAAAATTTCAAGATAGTTTCTTCAAAGATCCTGAAAGAGATTTATTTTTAGGATTTGTTCCTAGAGGATTAAGAATGGACTTTGGATTTAAGGTTCGTTTAAATTCTCGCTCTGAACAGCTTGATACTTATAATATGATGGAATTATATTTCAGAAATGGATCTACACAGTCTGAATATATCAGTGTAGATTTCCATGTTCCAAAGCATATTGTTCATCATATTGCAGAGAAAGCTGGATTTGAAATCGTAAATGATCAGGTAGTTGATGTAATCGATTTTATCAATTACCTTAATCGTCATTCTAGTTTACCTTTCTTATTTAAGATGCGTTCTATTAATCAGCAACCTGAATATTTTATCAGGGTAAATAATGTATATACACGTATTGCTGTAAGAGATAAATTACAACTTGATGATGGTGAAAGAGATGGCAAGCTTGATTTTAATTTCCATATAGAAATGGCTGCTACTTTAGATATTCCTATTCCTCATTATTATGCTTTTTATTCAGCAGAAGAAATGAAGTCTGAGTTGGTTGTAAAAGAAACTACAGATTGTGTTGCTGTTTATAGTATCAATATCTTTGATATTCCTGAAGAAGATGAACATGGATGGCAGAATATATCTGAAACTTCTTATCAAGCTGATAAAGGTGAAACAGAAATCGATATGAGTTCCATATTCTCTGGTGATAATTTGTTAACTAGAGCTATAGATCACGAATTAACAAATTTTGTTTCTCCATATAAATTCTGCAATATCAAGATATTCAGGCAAAATGATGTAGCAAGAGTAGTTGATTTTGACTTTGATTGGAATACTAAGATTGCCAAACTTCATGTTCCTGAAGATGAAGGTGTATTGGATTTAGTTATATATTGTGATATGGAATATGTAAATAGTCTTAACATTGAACTTGGTAATTATAATAAAACTCGTTTATCAAAAGATAATAGAATAGACGGATAAAAAGACCCTAGGAGTTTTATCAACTCCTAGGGTATTTATTGTCAAATAGAAGATGTTTGTACAGCAACTCTAAGTATCTCTTTATGAATTGCTTTCTTTTCAGCTGCTTTCTTCTGTTCATAATCAGTGTCAGCATCTGAAATAAATGGATCTGATGTGGGCATATTTGTAGTTAATAAAGTACCACGCCTATTGGTGGTTTTAACTGTTGTTACATTAAGAGGCATAATAATGTACCTCTCTTATTCTCCAAGCTCAGCAAGGATTTCTTCTGCTCCACCCTGCTCTTTCAGCTTAGGAATAGCTTCTGCTTTAGAAATTCTGTTCTTCTTTCCCTCATTGTCAAGTTCATAGAAGCACCATCTACCGATAGCATCCTTGATAGCAAGAACTTTGCCCACTTCGTCTTCTTCAGGAATAATCTCCATAGATTCATCTGCAGCATCAAATTCTTCTTCTTCATCTCTCTGAGGATTAAGTGCAGCAATTTCTTCTTCAGTATGTACAGGTTCAGTTGCAGGTTCCAAATGTTCATCTTCAACTTCTTCCGTAAAATACTTTTCTTCATCTGCATATTCTTCAGCAAGAGCTTCATCCTGTTCCTCTGTATTATTTACAGAGAGTCTGTAAGACATATATTCTCCCTGAATATTATCTGTAATTCCAGCTTTTTCACAAAGAGTATCAATAAACTTGATTACATAATCCTTATCGATGATATTTAATATAGTTTTAACGATAGAATCATCATCAAGTCTCTTGTTCATCTCTTCTACAACATAATCCCAAGCATTGTCATAAACAGCATTAAGAACTGTAATTTCAAATTCTTCTACAGAATCGACCTTTGACGGATCAATATCCTTGATTGTAGTAATAATGATCTTGATAAGTTCATCTCCAAGACCTTCTAAGAACTCAATAGCGGCTTTAGTGTCATCACTGTTCTTTTTTCTGATAATAAGAGCACCGACTCCAACCAGAATAGCAAGAACAAGAATAGCACCAATAGCAGTGATTAATTCAGCATTCATATTAATTTACCTCCTAAAAATTGGTTATTATTAAAAAGTTATACATCTTCTATTTTTATCATTTTAGAAATATAAGGATACCAGATAGACTAACTATCTGGTATCCAGAGTTATTCAACAATTACAGATATTTCTTGATCTCCATAAACTCAAGTATTGTTTTAGAAACAATATTCTTGGTTTCTTTATCAGCATCAGAATGCTGGCAAGCTTCTCTCAGAGCTTCAATATCTCTGTTGATAGTTGATTCGATAGCAAATCTCTGTCTATCAGTAAGCTTATTCTTGAAAGCTTTGCCAAGTTCAGTTAAAGCTCCAGATTCATAAAGAACTTCACCGTTTCGCAATACAGAAATGCAACTTGTATATGCCTGAGCAATACCATTCATATAAGAACTTTCAGCATAGATATTAAGTTTATCAGTAATATTAGCTGCCTTGCAAATCTTCATGAGATCAGAACATTTCTCTTTTACAACTTCTGCAGAAGAAAATTCTCCTGATTCTACAATAATAGTTCTCTCGTCAAGAATCATCTGAAGTTTTCTAGATTCTGCCATCTCACAAGTATATCTATCATGTACTTCTCTTTCAGCAAGCTGTGATTCACTCATGAATGCCTTAGAAGTGTTGAAAGATTCTACTCCTGCTTTTATAATAGCATTTGATAATTTAACCATAGAATCTCCACAAGATCTTTCAACCTGTCTCTGACCAACAATGTAACAACCAGTATATGCATTTACAATAAGGCATAAGAAAGATGTAAGAAGTTCTGTAGCATAATGTGTACCTGTACCATAATAATACATCCATTTACTGATAAATACTTCAAGAGTTAATCCTTTAAGATTAAATACACTTGAAACACTTGTGATAAATTCGAAAATATTACCGAATTCCATATCAGTTAAATATAATTCATAAGCCTTAATTTCAGAAGCAGATAAACCTGCAATCTTTCCAGCGAGAGACTTATTATACTGATCCATTTCTTTGCCCATCATATTGGTTAAGAAGAATAAACCAGCCATATAAGCAACTTTCTTGCGATTAGCAGAATATCCAGGAATACCCATATACTCAATATTGTTATGTACCATTGCTACATAACAATCAAGTGCTGCATTTACAATACTACTGTTATTTACAAGCTTATTAGGATTATGTCTGTATAACAGATAAATCAAAGCATCGAACAGATAAGCACAAAGTACATCAATCTTCTTACATACATAGTAGCCGTTTTTAAATTCGATGATTCCTGTAGCATCGATAAACACTGCCGGCTGTCTTCCATTTGAAGGATCTTTCGCGTCGAAGACTTTGAATGCTCTGGGCATTTCATACTGGTTAATACAGATTTTGACACTGTCCATCATAAGAACAGTATACAGAATAGAACTTGTCTGCTGTCTCTTAACCTCTTCTACAATACCTCTGAAAGCATCTGATTTTTTATCTTCAACTCTATGAGCCTTAATAATGAAATCCATAATAGCCTGATTGTTTCGTTTTTCAGGGTTATCCTGTTCACGGCTGTTCGTTTTCACCTTATAAAGATAGCTATCATTATAAGTTTTCATAATGAAGTTTTTCATTATTACTACCTCCCTTATAATCGTTGTATTATTGATATCAATTTATAAGGATGTTGACTATTTACACAATCCCATAAATATAAACTGGGTTATATAATATAATTATGAGATATTGAGCACTTATCAATAATCTAAAATGATACTAAGGAGGTATTAAAAATGAATAAAGTAGAACTTCCTACAGAAGAACAGGTAGTAAAATATTTGATTACTATTATTGAGGATGCTTACAGAGATGCTGTCAATGAAGATGCATATAATGACGTTGTTGATGATACTTATGTTTTTGAAATTTCAGATGATCCAAACGATTTGAAATATTATGTCGCAGTTCAATATTGTTATGATGTAGACTATAATAGAATATTTATTGAATTTGAATTGTCAAATTCTATTAAAAGATCTTTACCCTGGGAAAGAATTGTAGCTACAATACACAACTTTATTAACGATACTTTCTTCAAAACAACTCATGTATATCCTGAGATTATAGCCTATGATGATGGTACAAATGAAAGATATGATTCAGTTCATGATCTTTCTCCATATACAATTGGATATTGGAATTGTTTACATGGTCATTATGAATATTTGTATTCTCATCAAGTATTTATGGATCATATGGCTGGTTTAAATGTACCTACTTGGAGTTCTGAATTTATCAAAGAAATGGATGATAATTTTAAGAAAAATTATATTTCTAATTATCCTAAGTTCTTAAATGAAATGATAACTATTAGAGATAAGTATAAAATAAGTGCTGATCAGCAGCCTGAAAAGAAAATTGAAGATTTTGCTGATATAGTACAAGCAATTCATCATAAATATATGAAAGAATTGACAGGTGCTGAAAAAGATTCTTATATTCAGGAATACATGTCTGTAGCTGGTAATCCTACAAAGATAAAAGAGCTTAATAAAAAATATGGAATTGGAGATCCAATGTGGTCAAAAGTTCCTGAAATTATGGAAGAATATAAGAAAATATATAAAGATTTCTTTGGAGTTGAACTGCATGATTTTATATCTAATACTAAAAGATTTTATATCATTCAGTCTTAATAACTATAAAACGTTACATTATTTTTAAAAAGAAAGGAAATTACTATTATGAAATTGAATCTTGGATTCTCTGTTATTGCTAATTGTGTTCCATTGGAACCGGAAAAGTGTGATATTAAGTCTACAGAATTTACTATCCATTTTGATATCGAAACAGCTATGATGTTTGTAACCAAACTGGGTCCTAGTGCTATGGATATTGAAATTGGAGAAGATCATTTGCCTGCTAAAATTATATTTTCTAGAAAAGCAACAGATCCTGATTATATTGCAATCTTGTTAGTATTAGAAGACGATGATACATTTATTGTTAAAAATCCACATCAATTGATAAAAGATTCTTTAGAAGGATATGTAAAACTTACAACACTTGACAAAATTAGTTCTATTATCGATTTTGATTTTGATGCTGGATTGGAATTTCAGGATCAGAAATGATTAAATTAAAATTACGAGAGGGGTGAGGACTTAGTGTTCTCACCCCTTTTATTTTTTATCACAGCTCAAACTTCTCTATAATGAAAATATAGAGAGGTGTGTTAATTTTATGATAATTGATCAATTAGAATTAGTGTTAGATAATGATCTTTTGGAGTTAGAGGGAATTGATAATGCTAGAGAGAATATTTGGCTTCATTATAAGGATGCTAATGATAATCCTATACCAAGAGTAACTCATATAATTAAACAGTGTACTGATCAGGAATATCTTATTAAGTGGGCAGCAAGAATAGGATATAATAAATACGAGATGTATAGAGAAAAAGCTTTAGAAGTTGGCACTTTGGTACATTTTTATATTGATTTATATCTTGAAGCTAAATATATCAAGAAGGATATATCTTTATTTAAAATAAATTATGATGAAATTGGAGTAGCATATAGAGCTGCTGTTCATAACGGAATTGAAAGTTTTATTGCTTGGGAAAAGAATCTCAATCAAATGGGATATTTCATTGAAGAAGTTATTGGTCTTGAAGTTCCTGTAAGATGTCCTTGGTTTGGTGGAACTGTAGATGCTATTTTGAGAATCAATGGAGCAGTATACCTTATAGATTTTAAAACATCTAAGCAGATTACTACAGATTATCTTATCCAAGCTGCTGCATATATGTGGATGATTAATAATGGATATGATCCTGAATTACCTCTTATTGACGGTATTGGAATTATCAGAGTTGATAAACAGAGCATCAGATTTAATGATTTATTTTTAAATTGTTGGAAATTAGATGCTCGTAATTTTGTAACAAGATTAATTCAGACTTTTTTAAGTTATGTAGAGAGTTATTATAGAACTATTAATTCGAATTTTATGTTTGATTGTTATAATAAAACTTTCTATTTCCAATCAGATGTACCTATCGAAAATGGAGGAGGTTATTTTATAAATGGAAACTGATAGAATGATCCGGGAACTTAGACGAACTGCAAAGAAACATGAAAAAGATATGGTTTTTACTGGACAAACAAATATTTTTCTTATGTGTACAGATGTAGCAAATCGTCTTGAAGAATTAGATAATGAAAATAAAGATCTTAAAAGACAACTTGAAGATATAAAAATTCTTGAGCGTAGAAAAGAAGATGATGGGAAGTAGAGGTTGCACTTATGGAAAATACAGATCGTATTATTGGAAGCTGTTTGGAAATAAACAGTGATATTATCAGAATGAAATTCGAAGATGTTAAGTATCCTAAGTGGATTATATCTATTAAGGAGACTTATTATAGACATAAACTTATTAAGTCTGTAAAGAAATTGGAAAAAGCAAATGTTCCTCTTAATAAAGAAAATTTATTGGAGTTGTTCGCCTATATCTTCAGTAATTTTCCTCCATATGGAACGTATAAAAATATTAAACAGGTTATGCATGTAGATAAAGAAGATATGAATATCTGGAAAGCCGTAATAAGATATTCAGAAGATATTGTATATAGTATTGATATCGATGTAAAAGATAATACTTTTACAGTTGCTATTGTTGTAAGAAATCCTGAAAAAGATACAAGAAATACTGTTACAGTTTATCTTAAAGAGCTTTACAGCACAAAAGAAAATATAGGAGATCATATTTATGATTTAAATAAGCTTCTCATCAGTATTATTAAAGATTACATACTTGACGTAATAGAGTCTACTAAGGAGTTAGAAAGGAAACAAAAATAATTATGGGAAAAATGGAAAAAGAAATGACATCGCTCAAATTACAGGATAATCCATTCTTTGAATTTACAAAGAAATATTTCTATTTTTTAAGACAAGTTAAATTCGACTTTGAAAGCCCTGATAGATGTATAACTTCTACTTGGATATGGTCGAAAGATAAGAAATATAATATTTCTGATAAATTGGAGCGTGAATTAAAAGATCTACAATTTTGTAGAAATAATAAAGTTGGTCCAATGCAGCTTCTCAATATCAACTACAGTGTCGATGAATGGCTTGCTTTAGTTAGACAATTTATTGTATATTTAGATACTATTGAATTAGCTTCTTTATATAAAAATGACAAAGATGAATCTAATGTTTATATTGATTGTGACCCTCTTAATTCTAGTTACGTTCTTTATTATTATGATGATAATAATGAAACAGAATATAGAATTTCGTTTATTGAAACTTCTATTCCTAGACCTGGAGCTCCATCTGCAATTGCGACATTTATCAATGCTGCAGAAGATGAAGAAGACTCTACAATAACATTAGTTCAAATTGATATTTTAAGAAGATATGGTAATAAAAGAACTAATCAAATCAAACTTGTTGAGAATTCAGGTGATGGAAAAAGTCTTCTTGTCAAACCAGAAGAAGCTCTTGTATTTAATGTATTCAGAGATATTTTATCTCAGGTTATTTTCAATACCTTTAATGACATTCTTAATAATGTCAATAAAACAATCGGCTTTGAAAGAAATATAACTGAAGAGGTGTTACATGGATACATTAAATTATCAGAATAAAATTAGAGGAACTCTTATTGAGGTACATCTTGCTGATCTACATTTTGGTGCTTTTGAACCTTCAAAACAATATCAAATTTTGGTAGAGCAGGTTTTATCAGATTTATATCAGTTACCTGTTATAGATATTATATCTATCGATGGTGATTTATTCGACCATAAGGTTATGAGTAATTCCGATGCTGCTTTATATGCTAGCAAGTTTATTGCAGATTTGGTTCATTTGTCAAAATTGAAAAATGCTACGTTAATCTTATTAGCTGGTACATATTCACACGATTTCGATCAATTGAAACTATTTTACCATTATATGGATAACTCTCAGAATTATGGAGTTGACGTTAGGGTAATCACTAACATTCAGTTCGAGTATATTAAAGGTGCTAGAATATTAATGATACCTGAATTAAATGGAGTAGATGAAGAGGTGTATCAGAAATTTTTCAATCAATCTGGTTGGTATGATGCAGCATTTGTTCATGGTACTTTTGAAGGTTCAGTATATGGTAATTTGACATCCGGAAGTAGCCGGTTATTAACAGCAGAAGATTTTAAATATTGTACAGGGGTTGCAATATCAGGTCATGTTCATAAAGCTGGTTGTTTCCAAGGTTTCTATTACTATTGTGGATGTCCTTACAGATGGAAGTTTGGAGAAGAAGAAGAGAAAGGTTATATTATTCTTGCTCATGATTTGGACACTCAGGTTCATTATGTAGACTTTAGACCGATAAAGTCATTCCGATATGATACTATTTTTCTTGATCAATTAGTTTCAGAAGACCCTAAGAAAATATGTGATTACATCAATCAAAGAAGAGTGAATGATGGAATTGATTATATTAAGGTCAAATTCAGGATACCAATACCTGGATATAATAAAACCATTATCAATAATTATTATAGGAATAATCCTACAACATTTGTTGAATTTATGGATACTGTTGAAGTAGAGCAACAAAAACAGAAAGAAGCTATTTTGAATTCGGGTCAGTATAGTTATCTAATGGATTCTAGCATTTCAGATTTTGAGAGATTTGTTATGTATGTCAATGATAAAGAAGGGTGTGAATTTATCACTGTACAGAAATTAACAGAATTACTTGGCGAAAATATTTAGAAAATATCAAGTTAAAAACACTGTACTAATCACTCGAAAGAAATAAGAATGTTAAATATCGTATAAAGGAAGTAATTGGCATTATGAGTATAATGTTTGATGCAAACAAAATAGGCAGAAAGAACAAGTATAATATTGAAACTGCTAAAATTACATTGGATATGACTACTCTCAATGTATTTTGTAGATATATTTTACAGGATGCTAGAGTCATTAGAATGGAACACCTTGTAAATATGAGAAGACTATTATCAATTGTTGATAGGTCTACTTATGAGAACGACCCAGAAAAGGTAAAGCGTTTCAATTTCATATATAAAGTATTGGAAGCAAGACTTGAACAGAATTTAACAGATATGGATTTAATTCTTCTTCATGTAAATGGAGGAATTAATTTTCAGGTTGATTTCTTAGATTATAATAATCTTGCAATGGACAAGTCTAATATTCAATATTGTCATAAAATGGTAGAAGACTTATTAAAGTATTCATTCTTCTATAATGAAGCAGATAATTTACAAGAACTTATAACCAGATTTAAAACATCTGATATGTCTAAGAGAGTTAGTCTTATCAAAGAAACAGAACAACTTTTAGATAGAGTAAAAAATAAGTTTAGAAAAACTCATGTAGAAGATAATGTAAATGATGTATTCTTTTCATTAGAGGATGGTACTTTTGAGTCTGCTATTACTGATACATATAATATGGTAACTAACCCATCAAGAAGATTATACACTGGTATGCAAGGTTTCAATGAATTAATTGGTGGTGGATTTGAATCCGGTCGTGTTTATATGTTATTGGGTGTAGCAGGTGTTGGTAAATCATTAACTTTGCTTAATTTAATTAAGCAGATAAAGAAATATAATCCTATGGTTAAACCTAAGGACCCTACTAAAATTCCTTGTATTGTATTATTAACAATGGAAAATACTGTAGTGGAAACTATTACTCGTCTTTTTGATATGAGTATAGATAATTCTCATGGTATGGGTAACTATGAATTGAATGAAGTTATCTATAAATTAAGAACAGAAGGTGAGTTAACGATTAATGACTCTTCACCTTTAGATATTGTAATTAAATATAAACCTAATAGAAGTATCAGTACTGATTATCTGTATACATTATATGAGGATTTATTAGATCAAGGAAAAGAAATGGTTTGTTTGGTTCAGGACCATATCAAACGTATTCGCTCAATCGATGGTCAGCAGGATATTCGTCTTGAATTAGGTGATATTGTAAACGAATTTAAAGTATTTGCTGCAGATAAGGATATTCCTGTAATTACAATATCTCATCTTAATCGTGAAGCAACTCGTATATTAGAAGAAACAGCAAGAAAAGGAAATCAAGATAGTGGTAAACTTATTGGAAAATCTAATACTGGTGAATCATTATTAATGATTGATAATTTAGACTGTGGTATTACTATTGCGAGAGATTATGATAGAGATGGATTATGTTATATGACATTTCATCGTATCAAAATGAGAGATAAGGGCAGTACAAGAGATTATATTGCTCAACCATTCTTACCTGACAATCCGATTAGATTGGTAACAGATGTTGGTGGAGTTCCTCAGTTCAAAGATTCGTTGCATAATGTTGAATTGCCTGGAAGTATTAATAACAATAGTAGAGTTAAAATGTCCGGTGCATCTGGATTTATTCAGCAGAATGATATTCTTGGTGTTATTGATACAAATGATACAGGAGACAATGCATTCAATAACAAGGTTACTTATAATCTTGAACCTGTTGCAGCAAATTATAATAATCCTGAATATACAGCTCAGATGGAAGCATTTGATGAAGAATTATCAGAGCTTATTGTTGAGGATGCAAAGAATAGAGAAGCTATGAACATCATTATGCTGACAAACTATAATCAGTTACCGTCAGCTAATCCACCTATTTGTCCAATCGAGTTTGTTAATGTTATTAAACCGATTGAATTTGTGTAACAGAAACAGTATGCTTGTAGGTATTATCTACCTACAAGCATCTTTTTATCTGTAGATTTTATTTATTGCTCTATTTTCCTGAATATATTTGGACTCTTTTCCATAAATATCGTTAAGGAATGTTGCTAGTACACTAGCATATGGAAGCTTCACTGTTTTTACATTAAACTCTTTTGGATCGACCATATCATTCAATAATAATAAAACAAAGTCTAATTGAACTGACCCGTATAAATCATATGCTAATAAATCAGGATTATATTTATATCTCTTAAACTCTGTATCAGATAGAGATATAGTTTCACAAGTGCCAGCCAAGTGAGGTAAATAATCCTCTACGAGATTATGGTCAAGGTGGTGTACACCATTGATTACTTCCAAAATAGAGAAATTATAATATGTCATATCATCTATATTTCTCATATTGATAAAATCTTGCAAAGTATAAGTGGTAGCAGGATTATGTTGAGCCATATCTCATACCCCTTTCTATATAATTCTTTAATTATAAACATGTTTTTGAATTATATAATATATTTATGTAAACAAATGATACTATTTTTCATGCGAAAGGAGAAAACAAAATGAAAGACAATGAAAAATTGATTGAAGAAACGACAGGAACAGAAATTATCTGTCATTCTTTAGATGATTTGGAATTTTATGTAGCAGAATCAACCAAATTGATCGAAAGAAAACATGAAGAGTTATTAAAGGTTACAGTAGATAAACCTCTTTATGTAATCAAAAGAAAGGTAACTGATTCTGATAGCAATGATGAATTAGAAATTGTATTGATTTATGACTGTTGTTATGTGCTTTTCACATCAAAAGAATCAGCAGAAGCATTTATGGATTCTTTTATGGATATTTCTATGAAAGAAGAATGTGAAGTTGTAACTGTTTCTGATTACGGTGAATTATGTCATAGATTACCTATTTCTATGCTTGGAGATGGTCTTATTATGAAAAGAATTGAATTCAAATCAGATGATGATGTTTGGCATTGTGAAGATCTTATTTATGATCCTGCCGATAACAATTCTAAAACAGAGTAAGAAATTACTCATTAATTTACAACCTATTAATTTTAAGGAGGATTAAGAAACATATATGGTATCATTAACAATGGATAATATTGACAAAACAGAAGTTGTTACTGTCATTGGTAGTACAAGATTTGATAAAGAGATGATTGATAAAGCCAGATATCTTCAATCAACTGGAAAGTTATCATTAATTACTTCTATAACAAAAGAACCTACTTATGCTGTATCAGAGGATATGTTGATGAAAGAAGGTTATAAAAGAATCAATTTATCAGATACAGTTGTATGTATGAACTGTCATGGTTATATTGGAGAAAATACTGCAAGAGAATATCAGTATGCTACTTTGGTAAGAAGAATTCCGGTATATTTTGATGAAGATGAAGTTACAGAGCATATGCTCAAGTATCTTAACTCATATTTCATTGATGATGAAGGTCAATATCGTCTTTGGAATTATTCTAATATAGAAGGTCTTACAATTAAGACTATTTGTATTAGAGAAAATCCTATAGTTGCTCCTGATATAGCAACAATGCTTTCTGATATGGATATTGATAAAGAGTTTTATCATGCTATATTATCAATTGATATGAGGAAACAGTGCAAACATACAGGAGTTCCTGTCAGAATTTTACCGAATGATATATTCGATGCAAATATTAGAGAATCTAATCTGATCGCTTATAATGATAAAGCAGATGAACCTGAAGATCAGATTTGATTATATATGATACTATTAATTTAAAGGAAAGGAATAAGGTGAAATGGAGTACAAAGAACAATTCTATTATCCTTATAAGGAATTGTGTGAAACTGGCACGCAGACTATTCACACGAAAGATTTAAACCAATCCAATATTGATAATCATTTCTACTCAATTATCAATATACTCAAAGATGGAGTAGAAAAACCTGAAGTGCAGAATATGATGATTCATGTTGTATTTGCTAACAAAGTAGATGTAGATTTAACTATATTTGATTACACTATCAACTTGATGTTCTGGAATCTCTGTACAGCAGTAGATCATCCAATTAATGATGTACATTTGGTATTCTTTGAGAATATCACCAAGAGATTTATTAAGGAATATATCGATAATATCTTTATTGATAGATATCGTAAAAAGATTCCATTCATTATGCTTAATCAGACTATCGATGCAGTAATTGGAAAATTCAGAGATCTCAGATTTATGCAAATGTATCTTGGTAATACTTTGAATCTTGAAGATACTATTGACTTGATGAATAAGTATCCTGATTTTGCAGATACTATTCATTTCAATCCTGATGGTATTCCTATTGAAGATGTAAAAGAGAAAGGTATGGAAGCAACTGATTTACAGATTAGATATATCAAGAATTCTGATCACTGTTTAAGAGATTCATTCCGCACAGGTGAAGCAATATCACCTAAACAGTATAAAGAAGTTGCTGTTAATATTGGTTCAAAACCTGATGGTCAGGGATCAGTATTCCCTCATCCTATTCGTCATTCATTTATGAATGGTGGTTTACAGACTCCTGAAGAGGTAGCTATTGAATCATCAGTAGGTCGTGTAGCTCAGATTTTGCAGAAAACAAACGTTGGTGAATCTGGTGCATTTGCAAGATGTCTTGAATTAAATAATCAGGATACTATATTGCATCCTGATCCGACTTATATTTGTGATTCTCATAACTTTCAGGAAATTGTACTTGAAGATGATACAATGCTTCGTATGTATGATATGAGATATTATAGAGATAATCCTGACGGAGTAGATAAGTTGTTATCAGCTAAAACTGCAGATAAACAGAAGATGCTTCATAGAAAACTCTATTTCCGTTCTCCTATGACTTGTGCAAGTGCTGCTAGAGGGCATGGTATTTGTTATAAATGTTATGGCGACCTTGCATATGTAAATAGAGAAGTTAATATTGGACAGATTGCAGCTGAAGGACTATCTTCAATTTATACTCAGATCTTATTGTCAGCAAAACATCTTCTTGAATCTTTGGTTGTTAAAATGGAGTGGTCTAAAGGATTTTATGATTATTTCCAGATTACTTTTAATACCATAGCTTTGATTGAGAATAAAACCTATAGAGGTATTAAACTCATCATTGACGAGGATATTAAGTCTGAAGAAGAATATGACGATGTAGATTATAATCACTACATCAATAGTTTCATTATCAGAAAACCTGATGGTGAAGAGTTTAAGATATCTACAACAAATACAGATAACCTGTATTTTGATTCCGATTTCTATGAATATGTAATGTCAGTTCAGCCTGAGAATAACAGTTCCGAGGAACCTTATCATGTAGAGCTTAACTTAACAGACTTGATTGATTTTCCTTGTCTTTTTGTAGTTGAGATTAAGAATAACGAATTATCTGCGACTATGAATAAGATTGAAAAGCTTATCAATAACAAGAGTGTAATTTCTTTATATGATAGGAATTCAATTCTCAAAGAATTTATTACTACAAATATTCAGGGTAATATTAAGCTCAATGCAGTCCACTTCGAAGTTCTTCTGATGAATCAGATCAGAGCATTTGATGATGAGCTTGAGAAACCTGATTGGACAAATCCCGGTGAAATTTGTCAGATTCTCACTTTGGATAAATCGTTGTCTAATAATCAATCTATAACTGTAAGATTGCAGAGTTCGAAAGTACAGAAGGCTTTGGCAAATCCTCAGAATAGATACATCTGTAGACCTTCTATGACAGATATTTATTATATGGAACAGCCTCAGGAGTACTTAGACGAGGAGTTCATTTCTGACGAATATACACCTAAGTCTGATGTTGAGCAACCTATTATTGAACCTATTACTTTCTCTAACCCTAAGATTAGAGTTGGTCGTAAGGTAGAAAAGCGTAAGATTCCCAAGAAGAATTTCCGCAGAGATTATTAAAATATAAGATTGAGAGGTATGTCAAATTATGAAAAGATTCTTTGGTATGATGCCTACTAATGAGGTAGAAATCGAAAAGAAATATAAAGACAAAAATGACTATAACGTTACTATTCAGGCTGGTCCTAACGGTTGGACTGTACTTTGGGCTGATGGTGGTTCATCTTGGAAAGATGAAGAAAATACAGCAGAAGAAAACTTCAATACTGCATTAAAAGTAGCAGAAGAAGCTGTAGGAACTCTTACAGAAGTAACTCTTCCTGTAGCATATAATGTAGTAGAAGCAGGTGAAACCTGTGATGAAGATGAATCCGATGGAGAATGTTGGGAAGGATAAATTAGACAAATAAAAGCCATAGAATCCGGAAGGGTCTCCTGACCCTTCCAGTTTCAGGCTGACAATTAGAGGTAATATTATGGACAGAATAAAAGTTACAAATACTTCCATTATAGTCGAAAACTATACAATGGGAGAGTCCGAACAATTAGAAAAACCTTTTAGAATATATGATCCTATTACACATAAAGTATTTTATAAAGGGTTTTATTATGATGAAGAAAATAAGAGATTATATCTTCCTGCAGGTATGGACATTTGGTATGTTCGTAAAGCATTAGGAGAAAAATATTATACAAGAATAGATTCAGAACCATTTCAAATGATTGATAATGTAATGATAAAGTTCAAGCCCAGAGATGAGGAACAAGTTGAAGCTTTAAAGTTTACCTGTAATGTAGGTGAGTATGAAGACAACAAGTATCTACATCAGCTGAGTTTGAACCTGTTTACTGGTAAAGGAAAAACATATGTATCTATTGCTACTATTTGTTTTTTCAAAATCAAGAGTATTATCATTACTGGTTCTAACTCGTTATTATCACAATGGGGAGAAGAGATTTGTAAATATACAAATTTAAAGCCAGGTGATATAGTTTCTATTAATGGATCAGAATATTGTAATATGATTCTTAATGGTTCGTCTAATAAAGCTAAGAATGGTAAAGTTTTCTTATGCAGTCATGGTACATTAAGATCGTTTGGTGATAGATATGGTTGGGACAAAGTGTCTCAATTATTCAGAGAATTAGGAATTGGTATGAAGTTTTATGATGAAGCTCATACTAATTTTGACAATATGTTGATGATAGACTTCTTTACCAATACTTTTAAAACTTTTTATGTAACAGCTACACCTGGTAGAAGTAATTGGAAAGAAAATCATATATTTCAGATATCATTAAAGAATGTACCTGGTATTGATTTATTTGATGAAAATAATGATCCTCATACTAGTTATGTAGCTATTAAATGGAACTCTAATCCGACTCCACAAGCAGTATCAGCATGTAAAAATGTTTATGGATTAGATAGAAATAAATATATCAATTATGTTACTCAAAAACCTGAATTTTATGATATGATGAGAATTATAATGGATATGGTTATCAAATGTAAGGGTAGAGTTTTAATGTATATTGGTACTAATGAAGGTATATTGAGATTATATCATTGGCTTGGTAAAGAATATCCTGAGTTTCTTGGAGATATAGGTATATTTACATCTCTCTTGGATAAAACTCAAAAGCAAAAAGATAAGAAAAAGAAACTTATCATATCTACTACAAAATCTGCTGGTCTTGGAGAGCATATTGAAGGATTAAAAATGACTATAGTGTTAGCTGAACCTTTTAAATCTGAAATTATCACAAGACAGACATTAGGTAGAACACGAGATAAGAATACTTTGTATATAGAATTAGTAGATATGGGATTTAGATATTGTAGAAAATTTTATAACGATAAACTTCCTATATTTAATAAATATGCAAGTGATGTTTCTGATACTACAGTTGATTCTTATGAATTAACTAGAAGAGCAAAAATTCTTAAAGCTGAAAGAACTCATTATCAGATTTGTCCAATTGAATTAGCTGATGATAGATTTGATTTTAGTTTTATCAAAGATAAACAAACAGGACCTATTTGTCCTATAGAATTTATCGATACCGATCCTTTATCCAGTATAAAATATCGTAAAAGATAAAAGAAAAATAAATCCTCTTTTGATTATATATAATAATAGTGAATAAAGGTTATACAATAGCCTTTCCTATCATGATACTGTCACAGACAAAAAAAAATATAATCAAAGGAGGATAAGATTTATGATGACAGCATTAAACACATTTAATCCACTTATAGTAGCAGCTGTTAACCCTTTCGTTATTAATAACGATTATACTATTAAGGTGGAAAACAAACCTAAAAAAGAAAAGAAAAGTTCCAAATTTAATTCTAAGGAAGCAGACAAGTTCGTTAATCAGGGACAAGTTTCTAACAGATTATACGAAGATATTTGTAAGATGGCTAAAGATAATGCATTTTTGCGTTTAGTCTTTGTTTCCAAGGGTATCGAAACAAATCAGTGGATTAGATTTGCCATTTATTATATGACAGATCCGCTTGCAACAGCTATATCATTTGCAGACGAAGAATCTAGAGAATTAGTTAATGCTATCTCTATACTGGCTGGTTTCGGTAAAGTCTATGAAAGCAATAGTGTTGCTAACATAGACGAATATGATAGTACACAATTAAATTCTGAGTATACAGGTAGATTCTTGTTGAACAAACCTGAGCTGGTTGATTTTTTATCAACTGTACAGTTCCAGTCAGTTATGGCAGCTAGAAAATTCAGAATGAACGAAACTATTCTTGAAGGACCTGTGATGATTACTGTAGATGAAAGTGAACTTCGTTATGTGGACGAACAGAAAAAATCTATGGCTAATCCAGCATTTGCAATTCTTGATGCTGATGATGAAGAAATTGTTCAACCTAGTTTTACTATTAATGAGTCTAATTCATTTAGTCCACTTGAGTTTAACATAAAGCCTAAAGTTATGCCTAAAAAAGGTGAAGGAATCGATGCTCATACCTATACAAGATTTGAAGCTATGATAGGAAAATATATTCCTGAAACTATTCATTATCATTACGAATGTATTAATGGTATCTATCATCTGTTTATTACAAGACCTGATACAGGTGCAGAAGAAATGTATATTATTGATAATGGTAGTATTGTTGGTGGAAGTACAGTAGCTATTTTAGGTATGTATGTAAATTCTGAAGGCTTTGAACGATACAGATTTGTTGATGTATTAGCTCATCCGGCAATTGTTTCTAAGATTCTTGATAGAACTATATTTAACTATCTGAGTTTTCAGGAATTAGAAGATGTACAAGGAGATTATTTGTATAATTATAGAATTTATAATAACATTGATTTCCATAATACAGATTTCTTTGATGATTTGAAACCTGAAGATAAATATGATTTTGAATCTTCGTTACTTGCAGTTATGAGTTCAATCGATTTGGCTGGATTTGGAAATGTAAGATTTAGATTTAGCTCATATGATAATCCTCATAATTTTACATTAGTTTCAGATTTTAATATGTATCGTCCGCTACCGTTTATCCAGGATAAAATGATGCCTGAGACTTATGTTGTAGAAGGTTTAGAGATTTCCGTTGTTCCTGATCATGTATATATCAAAATGAACAATGAAATTATAAATAGCTATAGAATAGGATGATAACCATGAACAACAATAGCAATATTGATTTTACAGAATATGATAGAGTACAAGATATATTAATGTATCTAACTGACAAAATCACGCTTAGCTTTGTTGTTGCATTGTCTAAAAAGAATTTAGGAGGACAAAGATCCTTCTTTCATTACGAGACTCAGTACACTTCTGATTCTTATGGTACTCAATTAAGATCTATTAAAAGAAATATGTCTTACTATTTCTTGATTTCTAATAAAGATATCTTTGGATCTGGAATTGTACTGAGACCTCAAGATGTAGAAATATTGATAATGCTCATAGAACAAAGAGTAATACCTTGGTTCTTTGGAACTCAAGAACAACATGCATTTCATATGGTAGATAATAAACTAGTATTAAAAGAATTTACTCCGGTAATATATACACAATCTGATACAAAGTTTATAGGATTTGAACCTATAGTTTATCATTATGAAAATTCAGATCAGTTTGCAGAGGGAGTTAACTTGTTATTTACACAAGGTGAATCCTGTCCATTAACTGTAGATAAGTTTATGGGTCTGTTTAATGTGCTGAAATCTGACATGTATAATATAGCTTGTCAGTTATGTACTTATGCTAAGGTTCCACCTTATGGTGTGAATGTATTTAAACCTGTTGGTTTGGGATCTTCTCCCAATCAACAACGAAATGATACTGGTTGGAGCAACCAAAACAATTATAAAGGTTTTGGTGCTAATTCCTTCTTGGAAAATGCCAAGAAGAAAGGAGATTAGGATACTATGAGATTTTATGTATTTAAGAAACGTAACGATTTATCTGCTCGTCCCGATTGGTACGAGCCTATAATTACAAAGAAAATATATTCTACTACAGAGTTTGATTTAGCTAAGATTAGATATGAATCTATGGAACTCGAACTTAAGTCTGAAGAAGTATTATTTATGGCTGTGGATTTTGGATTTGCTGCTGAGAAGAACTTTGAAGTTACTTATTGTGACCCCAGTAAAACATATTTCCCTTATCTTGTTATCAAGTGCAGTGATGATTCTTATTTCAATTATGAAGAAAAACTCAATATGAAAAATATTAAGTTTGTACTTATAAACGATGGTATTCATCAGCACTATTTCAATCCAATGAACGCATTTGAAAAGTTTGAATATTATAAAAATAATCGTATCGCTGCTATGTTAGCTATTGATTATATTACTCCTGCAGGTACAAATAATCTTGTACCAATCACAAGTATTCAGGAAATTCTTTGGAGAGAGAAAGAGAAATATATTAAAAGATTAGGATTTGAGCCATTGCCTAACAGTATTAAAATTGGTCCTATTGTGATAAAGAAGAGAGTAGAGTCTTAATGACTCTACTCCCTATTTTTATTTTTATTTGTTTCGTTTTGCAGTTAAAGGTGTAACATAATCGATATCAACAAGGTTTGAATGTAAATGAGCTCCTATAAGATATACATTCATTAAATTCTTTCCAAGTGAATCGGTTCTAGAAACATTAAGATCTTCCTGAGAAACATATCCCTTGGCTAAGATTTCATTACTCATCTGAGCCATTGCATCCATAGCATCTGCTTTAGGTCTTGCAAATTCATCCATTGTATAATCAAGACCCATAGTAGCAAGGGATTCGAATTCTCTATCTGTTTCTTTGCCACCTTTGTCATCTGATGTGAGAAGACCTGTCTTCATATCACGTTTTTCAATGTTAATAGAAGTATGATTCTTCTTGGTAAGCATCTGTTTCATTCGCTTTAAGTGAATATAGATTACCATACATTCTTCAGATTCAATAGGTTCACCATCTTCATTGGTATAAACATAAGGAAGTTTTACTCTTTCAAGAAGTGGCTTATCAAGAACCTTAAAAGCGTCTACAATATCATACATTTTAGGTTCCACTTTAAAAACTTGTGTATGGAATCTGAAAGGAAGTCTTCTTTTACAGAATGCCATAAAATCATTGTCTGACATTGTAGCAAATATCTTTTTATAGTAATCTGAGTTTGTATGAGTTTTATCAGCAGCATCTAATACATCGTAGATGAGTTTTTCTGCTTTTTCTCTTTGTTTATTCATTTTGTGTTCTCCTCTCTTAATTCCTATTGAGGTAGGCTAAATACACCTAAAATGGCTATATGATCAATTTCCATATGTCCACCCAAGAATTCTATTAAGAACTCTGTTCCTTTAGGAATAGTAAATTTATCAGAATCAAATCCCAAGATATAATTAATTCCACTTATTGTATGTCTCATTTCTGTACAATTTTCACCGCCACATTCTGTAGGATTATGTATAATATCCTTAACTGGTACAATCTTGGGTTTCATAAACATTAAGAGAATATGAGGCGGAATAACCAAATCAACATAATTAGATTGAGTGTACTTTCTTGTTTTCTTGTTCATTACATTTTCTGTATCTATAGAAGGTGTTGTACTAGGTATAAAAAATTTACCCATAAGAGCTTCAAGATTATAAAATGTAAGATTTTCTGCCAGCACAGCTTTTTCTATTGTTTGAATATTATCGCTGGCTTGCTCATAATAATTCATTTCATTCGTTACACTATTATTCATTTTTAACACCTCGTTCAACCATTAATTAATCTAATGTTTTTTGAACTCTATATAATATTTTTTGATCAAAGGAGAGATAAGAATGATTTATTTACCAAACGGTACCGTCTATTTTGACAATATTTATGATATGTATTACGATTTATTTTCAGAGATTGGTCTGGGTATTAACTCACAACAGTATTTGTATGATCAGGATACTCAAACTGTTATCCAGTTCAAGGAAAAATATATTAAGGCTTCTATCAACGGTCAGCCAGTATATGCAGGGCGTAACGATATTGTTTTTGAACCTGCTAAAAATTATACTCTTATGACTAGATTATTTGAGTATTATCTTGATAAATGTCAGAACTCAGATGATGGAGATCAGCTTCAGGGATATATTGCTCATTATATTGATGACGATGAAACTAAAGAAAAACAAAGGGTTGTAGTTAAAACTGTTGGCAGAGGAGAAATTTCTTCTCAGTTCTATTTCAATGTATATCTTGCATATATTGATTGTTTATTCAAAATTGCAGGTTATAATGCTGATCTTAGCAATTTTGATATTAAAGTTGAATAAGTAGTGTTAAGGTGTAACGAATATGATTATATTAAATCCGCAACAAGAATTAATAAAAAATCAAGCCGTAAACTGGTTCCTGAATGAGTCTAGTCAAGTTTTTGAAATTGACGGACCTGCAGGAACCGGTAAATCGGTTCTTATAGGACAGATATTAAAAGAATTAGGATTAAAACCATATGAAGTAGCAGCTATGAGTTACACTGGTCAGGCTTCTATAGTTATGAGAATGCGTGGTTTTCCTAGTGCTAGGTCTATACATTCTACTTTATATGAGCTTGTAGAGATAGAAGATGAAGATACACGATTAGCAGAAACTTTTGGTGTAGCTTCAAAAAAGAAAGTCTTTACTTTAAAGAAAATGATAGACCCGAACATTCGTTTATTTTTTATAGACGAAGGATATATGGTTCCAAGAGATATGGTAAATGATATCTTATCTTTTGGTATCAAAGTTATTGTAGCAGGTGATGCTCATCAGTTACCACCTGTTAGTGGAGAACCGGGATTTTTAACTGGTTATGGAGTTCATCATCTTACTCAATTAATGAGACAATCTGAATCTAATCCGATTGTCTATATAGCTAATAGAGCTATGAACGGTGAGCCTATACATAATGGAACATATTCCTCTAGAGGATATGGTGGTCAAAATGTGTTAGTAATTAACGATGATGAATTTGTTCCACAAATGATAGGATTAGCTGATTGTATTTTGTGTGGAACTAATAAGACCAGAGAAGCTATGAATAGCTATGTAAGAAAATTGGCAGGATTTGAAGGTCAATATCCTCATCATGGTGAAAGAGTTGTATGTAGAAAGAATGATTGGGAAAGAAGTATAGATGGAATAGCACTTGCTAATGGTTTAGCCGGTACAGTTATAAATAATCCAGATGTAAGTCCTGATGGAAAATTCTTTACTATAAATTTTAAACCTGATTTGGTAAATGCTGTATTTTATGGAGTTCCTGTAAATTACGATTATTTTATTTCTGATTTTGAAAAGAAGAATGCTATAAAATCTTCATTTAATTCAAGATGGTTAGTTGGAGAATTATTCGACTATGCTTATGCTTTAACTACACATCTTGCTCAAGGTTCAGAATATCCAAATTGTTTGTATATAGAAGAATTTATGAGACAACAGATACAAAATCAGTTGAATTATACTGCAGCTACTCGTGCTGTACAAACATTAATTTGGCTTAAAAAGAAACATAAGTATTTTTATCTACCGGGATTAAATATGATTAAAACTAATCAATAATAAAAATGATCATATATTATATTTATGATAGATAAGGAGATTACAAGATGTTTGATGAATTTAAGAAAAAGATAATTAATCCTATAGAATTTGTTAAACCCGGTGAATCCTATGCTATTACTCCAATCGAAAGATTAGAGCAGGTTAACGGAATTACAAGTTTTGCCATCCTTAAGACTACTGAGGGTGGTAAGTATATGAGAGGTAATATGTTATATTATCATCTCAATGGTGTTAGTATCTATACAGATCCTAATAACGTTATTTTTGTTGATACAGTAAACAATATGATGTGGGTTAGAGAGTATGAAAAAGTATTAAAAGAAATCGAACCTGATAATCCTGAAGAAAAACAATATATTATGCTCTATACGGATTTATGCTACGAAGATGATGATCAGGAATATCCTTTTAGGTGGGAAGCGGTAACTGGAAGATCAAGTGCATATGATGCTATCAAAATTAATGCTCCTGTAATTGATATTGATAAATCACTTGTATTGGTTGAAACAGTAGGTTTTAAAGACGCTTTAACTGTAAGGCAATTTATTGATTATCTGCAAAATTCTGGCATAATCGAAGATGATACTTTCAGTACAGAAGATTATACAGGCTCAGATTATATTTAATAAAATAATAAAAAGAAAGACGAGGTAATGTACTATGGCAAAAAATAATTCGTATATCCAGATGATGATGAATCAGAATGGTGACGAATGGATCTTGGCTTTACGTCCGGAAGATATTCAGAGATCCACAAGAAGAATTGTAAAGGATATGGTTCGAGGAACTATAGACTATCAGACTCAAGGTAAATTTTTCCTTGATCCTAAATTTATGGAGAATCTGATTATTGGTGTTAGTAATGAACTTGAAATTAATACGTTGAATTATAATGCGTGTCAGTTCTATTATCAATATTTTCCTCAGACACCTAATATACAGCCTCATATTTATCATCTGGAAAGAACATGCTATATTTTTAGCACTATTCTCCAGAGATTAAATGCTGTTAAGATGACCGGTAATGTTGGTTATATGACTGATATTTCTGCATTATTGTTTAACGATAGAAATAATCTCAATTAAATGACGGAGGTACAATAAAATGAATAAGACTCAGTGCCAAAAATGGATGGCAGCTCTTAATGCAGCGGGGCTTACATCTTATCAGTTTGATACAGACTTAGGTACACATTTAATGAACGACGGAAAAAATGCTATTGCTATTCCTGTTGATGATATTGAAGCTGTATTAGCTATTAGAACCAATAATTTGGCAGGTTCTCATAATGTGTATGCTAATAACGTTCAGGCAGTATTGTCTGACTATGCAGACGTTCATGAGGTTAGAACAGCTGGAACATCAGATCAGATTAAAAAGCTTGTTGAAACCTTAGGTGTAACATTAACAGACGAACAGGTTAAAATTATAGTAGAGATTGACAAACGTAACTATGATATAAAACCTGCAACCGGTGATTATGTTAATCGGTTTCGTTATCTTACTCAGAAACAGTACGAAGCTCTCTCTGAAGATGAGAAAGCTAAGTATGATTCTGAGAAGGAAAAATACGAGACTGATAAAAAGAATTATATCGGGCAGAATATGGCAGCATCTATTACTATGTAATAGTTTTTACCTGTTCATATAACATGATATTACTATGACAAATCAAATCGTTTGCTTTCAAATATATTCCTACCGTAGAAATATCCGGAGGAAATATGAAAAGTAAACGAATTTATAGTCATATAATATAATATTGATAAGAAGAGGAAAATGTCATCCTTAACTTGTCGCGACAAAGATCAAATAGCTATTTAAAAATTATTATCAAGGAGGACAAAAACATGTTTGATCAGACTTTTGGAGCAAACCCTTATGGAATGCAGGGAGGTTATCAGTTCAATGGAATGCAGAATGGACAGATGCCTAAAATTCCTAACGTACTTAATGCAGAGGAAATCAAGGAACTTCAGCAGCAGAGAAGCCAGTTCTCACTTGGCTTAACAAAGAAAGAAAGCTTACAGGCAGCATGTAATCATCGTACAGCAGATGGTATGCAGGATACTTTGGTATACGATAACGTTACCGGTATTGCAACTTGTACAATTTGTGGTTATCAGTTCCGTCCGGTTGAGGCAGAAGCAACTTATGAAACAATCAAGGAAGCTTCAGATCGCCTTGTTGATATTCTTCAGACAATTAAGATTATGTATACAGATCTTCCTGCAGAGGCAGCAAAAGAATACTTCCAGATCATTCCTTTGATCGGTAAGGTTCCTCAGTTATTCGAGTTTGCAGCTAAGAACTTCGCTAAGCATGAATACAACGGCTGGAGCTACAACAACCACAATATGGGTGGTATTGCTATGCTTCAGAATCTTTCTTCTATGTTTGGTGGCGGTATGCAGCCTAACTTCGTACAGCAGCCTCAGTTCAATGGTTACGCTATGAATCCTCAGCAGCCTGTAGGTTATCCTAACGGAATGGCTCCTCAGATGCCTGGACAGAATCCTTTCGGTTATCCTGGTGCAAGTGCTCCTATGATGGGTATGCCTCAGATGGGTGCTCCGGTACAGCAGCCTGTAGCAGGTGGATATGCTCCTCAGACTCAGGGTTATGCTTATCAGCCTAACGTAGCAGCTCCGGCAGCTCCTGATGCTCCTGCAGTAACAGATGATACTGTTAAGCAGAATGTAACCGTATAAGATAAGGTTATCTATAAAGATAGAATGAGATAATTAGGTTGCCAGTAGAGACTTCAATCTCTACTGGCAATTTCTCGTTCTATCTTAAATTTCAATATATTTATTTTTGTTACCAATTTTTCTTTAGGATTATTTTTTACATCCTGATATTACATACGATTAATGAGCTTATCGTATGCAAAATCCCCAAATTTTCTAAGTTACGGGGTCCTCTACGGAAGCAAAAATAAAATTAATAAAAAAGGAGAAACAACATGGCTGTATTATCAAAAGAACAAATAGCATCAATTGATAATTATAGTAACGAAATTAAGACATTAAAAGATTTCGTTAGTGCTGTTAGAAAAAGACCTGGTATGTATCTTGGTCCAATCAGTAACAAAGGTCTCTTAAATATGATGAGAGAAATTTTTCAGAACTGTATTGACCAGATTTTAGATCCTACCAGTCCAGCAAATTGGTTTTCGTTCTTCTACGATGAAAGAACACTTGAGATTATTGTTGAAGATAATGGTAAGGGATTTCCTTTCAATGATATTGTAAGAATACTTACATCTCAGCACACTTCAAAGAACTTTGAAAAGAAACTTGGAGATTATTCTTCTGGTATGAATGGTGTAGGTTCTAAGATTGTAAATGCATTATCTGAAAGATTTACAGCAGAATCTTTTAGATATGATGGTACTGCTGTAAAGGTTGATTTTGTTAAAGGATATCCGAAGACAAATGAACCTGTTAAAATTTCTAATAAAGAAAACAAACAAGGTTCAAGAATTACATTTGTTCCTGATACTGAAATTCTTGGAGAAATGAATCTTGAATGGAAGGTTGTATATAATCTGATTAAGAATATTATGTCACTTACTCCTATTGGATCAGTATGTGACTTTGCTGCTATAGATATCAATGGTAAACAGTTTACCGAGCATATTGTAAACAAAGATGGTATTATTACAAACTTGATTATGAATGTGAAGACTCCTATGGTTAAACCTATTGTATTATCTATGGATGACGGTGTTCATAAATTAGAAGCAGCTTTCTGTTATGATACCGGTGGAGAAGACGGTCCTGATGATTTGTCAGTTACATCTTTTTGTAACTTCTGTCCATCATATGGTACACATGTTGATGGTACTGTTGACGGTATTTGTAGATGGTTTTCTATGTATATGAATAATATTTATCTGGCTAATCAGAAATCAAAAGATAAAACAAAGGTATTACCTATTGATATTAAGTCAGGTTTGAATATATTTATCTCTGCAGCTCATTTAGAACCCGTGTTTACAGGTCAGGCAAAAGAAATCCTATCTAATGAAGATATGATTGGATTTTGTAAAGAAGTAGCAATGAAAGGTCTTGATGAGTGGAGCAAAGCCAATCCTCAGGATTTAGCAAAACTTGCAAAATTCTTTAAAGAAATTGCAGATCTTCGTATGAAGCAGGAAGCTGGCAAGGCTAAAATTGCTACAAAGTATGCAAAGAATCCGGTTACAAATTTACCTCGTAAATATATTAGACCTCTTACTAATAAAGATAATGAACTTATAATAGTTGAAGGAGATTCTGCTCTTGGAAAAGCTGAAGAAGATAGGGATCCTAATACTCAAGGTCTGTTTCCAATAAGAGGTAAAATTATTAATGCTTTTAAGGCAAGTAGACAAGCTTTCTTCAGCAATGAAGAAGTTCAGGGTATTACTCGTATCACTTTTGGACAAGATTATCGTAAAGGTCTTACTATAGAAGATGCTAAAGTGAAAAAAATCATATTTATGACCGATGGTGATATTGATGGTGCTCATATAGCAGCACTTTTGCTTCGAATGTTCGTTATGTATTATCCGTTTTTAATAGAAGCTGGTATGGTATATAAGGCTATTCCTCCTTTATACAGTATCAAAGACGGAAAGAAAACAAGATACTTTACAGATAATCTTGATATGATTAGATATATTCAGAAATTCTTCTTATCATCGAATGAATTTAAGTCTATAGATAATAAAGATCTTAGCTCAAAAGAGATTACTAGTTTCTTCTTAAAAAATGCTGATTATATTTATTATATCACAAGAACCGCTAGTACTTATGCTGTAGATCCTTATTTGCTCGAAATGGTATTAATACATTATCTCTTAAATAAGAAAACTATCAAGTTTGAGAAACTTCAAAAAGAAGTAAAATCTGTATACAGATTTATGGATGTATATAAAGAACACGGAACTATCGTTGTTAGAGGTTCTATTGACAAATCAAACTTGATTATTATCAGTGATAAATTCTTAAGAGATTGTGCTGATATTCTTCGTATAATGGAATCAAATGATAGCCTTTATTATATGCTCAATAAACAGAAAAGTTCACTGCTTACTGTAATGAAAGTATATGAATCTAATACGCCTAAAGATATTCAGCGATACAAGGGTCTTGGTGAAATGGGAGATGGTCAGCTTGGAGAATCTACTCTTAGACCTGATTCTGATAGAATGCTTATCAGATATACTATGGATAGTGCTAAAGAAGCTATTAACTTCATTAGAGAATATGAATCTGATACAAAGAAGATTCTATCTGAAGTTGGTGTTGTTACTAGGGATGATCTGTTAGACTAGTTCATCCCTAGTCTTTATTTTCTATTAGAAAGGAAAAAGTTATGAAACATAGAAGACGATACACTTCAGTAGAAAGTGTTTTAGATATTTATGATCATAATAGATGCTGGTACTATATTCCTGGCTTTAATGGATATGAAGTATCTAACGATGGTTATATTCGTTCTATGAAACATTACTTAAGATATCCTTATGGAATTCTCATTAGTCCAGTTACAAGAGAACCTTATGGATCTAGTTGTGATCCATTATTTGAAATCTCTGATGATAATAATGTAAGAAGAAGAATTAGATTGTCTCAATTAATTCATCTTGCTCATACAAGTAATTATCATGCAGCTGGATATCCTAGAGCTACTATTATTACAGATAATACCTCTAGAAATAAATATGTAAAAAATCAAAATGGAGCATATGTGAAGGTTTATAATGGTAATAAACCAGGTGGAGGTAGAAAATCATTTACTATACCACCTATGGATAATTCTGTACACTATGCAAAATTTACTATCATACAAGAAGGGAACGAATTACCAAGAATGACTTATTGTCAACCTGAAGTACAAGTTCCAATAGAATCAATCAAAGGAGACGAATATTATGGCAGAAAAGATTGTAGAGCGATCAGCCACCTCAATGTATGTGGAAGATCAGGCGAAGTATAGTATCGTTGCCAATAGACGTAGAGCAATTCCTGCAGTACAAGATGGATTAAAACCTGTTCAAAGAAGATCTTTATATGGAGCATTTAAGAAAGGTTTTAGAAAACCTAGTCAACATGGCAAATCAGCTCAGCTTACTGGTCTGGTTATGGGCGATTATCATCCACATGGAGATAGTTCAATTTATGATGCTTTTGTTACTATGGCTGCTTGGTATAAAATTAAATATCCATTAATGTATGGATATGGTAACTGGGGTAATGTTTCTGGAGCTGGAGCAGCAGCTCAACGATATACTGAAGTTGCACTTAGTGATTTCGGCTATGATGTTATGATTGACGAATTAGCACAATCAACAAATATTGTAGACTGGATTGATACTTATACAAGAAAAGATAAGGAACCTGAATATCTTCCAGCTAAATTACCTAATCTTTTAATTAATGGAGCATTTGGTATCGGTGTTGGTATGAGTATTAATGTACCGTCTCATAATGTAGGAGAAGTTATTGATGTTATTATCAATCTTATCAAAAATCCGAATGCTAAAGCTGTATTAATTCCCGATCTTATTCAGGAATGTGATATTGTAAATACAGATTGGGAGGAAATTTCTAATACTGGTAGAGGTTCTTTTAAAGTGAGAGGTAGAATTATTACCGAACAGGACAAGAACGGTAATTATACTTTAAGAATTGTATCATTACCTGATCAGGTTACTACTACATCAGTATATGAAAAAATCCTTGATATGATTGCTGACAAACAGCTCCCTATGGTTAAGGATGTATTCAACTCCTTACAGAATAAGAAGCCAAATATTATTATTAATTTATCTAAAGGAGCTGATCCTGGATATGTAAAGCAGGCTATTTATGCTAAAACTAAAGTTCAGGATTCAATCAATGTAAACTTTGAAGCAGTATCTATGAATGGTATTGACTTGGAGAGATTCTCATATAAGAAATATCTTATGGATTTTATCGATCAGAGAATGTCTATTAAATTTAGACTGTATTGTAATCTACTTCAGCAGGTTATGACAAAACATCTTCAGATCGATGCATTAGTTAAAGTTGTTGGTTCCAAAGAATTTGACAAACTTATGAATATGATTCGTAAGTATAATGGAACAGATGCTGAGCCTATTGTTGAGTTTATGATCAAGAATTGTGGAGTAAGTGATATTCAGGCTAAATATATTTTAGCAAGAACTCTTCCTCAGCTTTCCAAAGGTCATCTTGCCGCATATATCAAAGAAAGAGATGAATTGCAGAAGAAAATTGATATTTACATGCAATATGTAACCGACGATGGAACTCTTATTAAGAATGAGATTATCGAAGAGCTTCAGGAATTAAAGAAGAAATATAATACTCCTAGACTCTGTACTATTGTTGATGCAAAAGAAAATGCTGATATCCCTAAAGGTATCTTTAAGGTTATTATTACAGAAAGAAACTATATTAGAAAGATTCCTGATGTAGATAAGATTGCTGTAATTAAGAAAGATAATCCTAAATTTATTCTTCGAGTTGACAATGCAGAGAATCTGCTTATCTTTGACAATAAAGGTAAAGTATTTAGTCTTCCGGTTCATAAGATTCCTATTACAGATAGAAGTGGTATTGGTACAGATGTAAGAATTCTTATCAAGAACTTGACATCTAATATTGCTTCTGTTTATTATGAACCTATCTTTGATAAGATTAGCAAAGGAACAAATAAGCACTATCTTACAGTATTAACTAAGTCTAATACTATTAAGAAACTTGATATTGAAGATTTCTTAAATGTATCACCATCTGGTCTTATGTATTCTAAGATTAGACCTGAAGATGAAGTTGTTGGAGTATCTTTGGTACCTCACAATCTTGACATTGCTATTTGTAGTGGAAAGAAAGTTTTGAGATGTAAACTTAAAGATGTACCTTTGTATAAGAGAAATGCTGCTGGTTCTAGAGCTATGTCTAGTAATGAAGATATGACTGGATTATCAGTATTATATCCTGATAGTACAGATATTGTTGTAGTTACAAAGAATGGTAAGTTTAACAGATTCAATATTGCTATGCTTACTTGTAGTGCAAGAGGTAGAAGTGGTAATAAAGTAATTAAGCTGGATAATAATGATGATATTCTGAATGTATTTGCTGTAAATGAAACTGATAAAATCAGATTACTTACAACAGATGGAGTTGAAGAGATTAATGTATCAGATATCAAAGTTAAATCCAGTATTGCTGCTGGTACTAAAATGGTACAAAGTAAAGGTGTTATTGTAAAAGCTGATGTTATAAGATAATTTAACGTGGTATAGAGTATTTCTACTCTATACCACGTTTTATTTTTAAAGGAGTAAATATGAGAGTATTTGATATCAAAAATTGTATAATGTTGAAATCTTATAGTTTGTTTACATATAAATTTGCTTATTTTGATATTAAAGAAAATTATTTAGCAGATGACTTATTTATTAAATATAAAATAAGAGTAAAATTTGGTAGAGAATTTTGGAAAGATGATGATAAATATGCTTTGATAATGTGTAAAATTAAGAAACGAGATGTACCAAAATTTATACAAGCGATAGGAGAATTAGAAAATAAAGCTTTGCTTATGGGTTATGTAGATTATCCAGCTTTTTGTAAGAAAACAATAGAATCATTTAATCATAGAGAAAAATAATAAATCTTGAGGAGATGAAATGAACAATAAACAAAATATTTCTACTATAGAAGAAACTATGACAAGGGCAGAATATTATAAATATATTGGTTTATCAGGATCTCCTATAGATAGACCAAATGATATAGCAGACGAAACTTTTAAAATTCATTGCAACCAGTTAGCAAATTTTGCTAATCAATTTATAGATTTTTGTAAATCTGAAGATAAAATATCCAATGGTATAAGTTTATCAGATTTTAAATATAATTCAAATGATAATAGAAAAATGTAAAAGTTAGAAATTTGAATTATATAATATAATAATGAATAAAGATATATATTATTCAACAAATGATACTATTATAAAAATACATGGAGGTGCTTTTTATGAGCAAATTATCTACAGAAGAAAGATTACAAAAGGAAATCGTAAGAATTAGCCAAAGAAAAGAAAGAAATATTAAGGCTTACCAGAAGTCTATGTTCAAGAAATTCATTGGATATCATATTGTCACCGTATTTCAGGTAATCGTAGCCATTGTACTTACATTGATAGCAATGTTTTCATTATGGAATCATTTTAATCCTACTCAGGATTACTTATATTTTATAGTAATCTATGCTGTTTTCGGTAATATGTTAAATATGATATATTTTGGCATTGCTGGAGAAAGATTAAAGAGATACAAAAACATGACAGGATTAAAGATGAAATTAAGAGAAAGACAGATCAATGAGTATTTTGATTACCAGATTCGCGATGAGTATGAACGTGCTGGATATGAATGGTATCTGGCATGGACAGAAGTGTAAAGATAATATGAGAATAAACCCGAGAGATCGGGTTTATTTTTTGTTAAAAATAATATGTTTCACAACTCAATATTAAATTATAAGATTTAATAAAAATACTATTAGAATAGGAGAGATTTAACGAAATGGCTATGGATTTAAAGTCACAGTTTAGAAGTAAACTGTCTAAAGTAAAAACGACCGGTGTAAATAGGTCAGCAGATTTCGATGTTATGTATACTACAGGATTCTTATCCTTAGATTATCTCAATGGTACAGTGGTTCATGTCAACGGAGAAGACAGAAATTTTACATATAACTCTGTCGGAATTGTAGATGGTTCTGCTAATAGTATTATTGGTCGTTCCGGTTCAGGTAAGTCTACATTGACTACTCAGATTGCTGGTAATATTGTAAGACCGTTTATCAAGAAGGGTCTTCCTACTGGATTATATATTGATGATATTGAGGGTTCTCTTCCTTGGGCAAGAAAAGAGTTCTTGCTTGGTTTAACAGCAGAAGAATTAGACAAGTATGTTGATATTCGCAATGCTGGCATTACAACAGAAAACTTATATCAGCGTATTCAGGCACTTCATGATGCTAAAGTGGAAAACAGAAAAGATTATGAATATGATACTGGTTTATATGATACTAATGGTAGAAGAATTTTCAAACTTGTTCCTACTGTTTATATCATTGACTCTCTTCCTATGCTTATGCCTGAAAGTTTGGCTGAAGATGATGAGCTCGGTGGTTCTATGTCAGCATCAAGTATTGCAAAGTCTAATACTATGCTCATAAAAATGATCAGTCAGAGGCTAAAGGATGCTAACATCATCATGTTTACAGTAAATCATATTCTTGATGATATTCAGATGGGTTTCTTACCTAAGCCTGCTCAGATTTCTGGTTTGAAACAGGGTGAAAGATTACCGGGTGGTAAAGCAGCTATTTATCTTGCAAATAACATGTTTAGAGCAGACGATAGTAATACTTTGAAGAAGGATAAAGATTATGGTATCGACGGTTCGGTTGTTAATATTACACTTGTTAAATCAAGAACTAATGCAACTAAAAGAAGTATTCCCCTTATCTTTAATAAGACAGAGGGTAGATTTGATGAAATTTTGTCACTCTTCCATCTTATTAAATCAGAAGGATTATTCAAAGGTGCAGGTGCTTACTTATATCTCGATGATTGTCCTGATATTAAGTTCTCTGCTAGAACCTTTAAAGAAGTCTTGGAAAATTCTCCGGAATTACAGGAAGCTTTTGCTAAAGTTGCATATTCACTCTTAAGAGAATTCTTATCGGATACGAGATCTATTTCAGAAGATAATTCAAAAGCTGCAGGTAATATCTCCAATTTATTTGATAAGTTCTCTATGGCTGGTTTAGAATAGTGAATTATAATTTGATTATATAATATAAATATGTATAATCAGAGGAGGTATTATGTACATTAACGACTTTTATAATGTTATTGAGATTGATTCGATCATAGAACAGGTTATACGAGAAAAACGAATATATGATGTAAAGGATTTGCAAGATTTGATAATTGTTGTTCCTTGTTTATATCATAGGAATGATAAAAGATATAATAATAACTTTATGCCTGAGCTATTTGACAAGGTAAAATATTTAGAGTTTCCTTACGAAACTTCTTATAAGTTCAAAGATTATCCTGAAATTAAAGTAACAGTATACGATGATTTTCCTGATAAAGTAGAAGATAAGAACGATAAGAAGCAGGTTGAGGAGGTTCTAAAATCTTATAAGAAAATAACTTGTGAAAGTTCAGGAAGTAAATTTATTTTTCAATCTTACTATAAATTTGTCATATATTCTAAGTATAACAAGAAGCAATAATAAATGATACTATGAGATAATACCTAGGGTATGTAATAATACCCTAGGTTTTTATAAGATGATATTACTAAAACTCGGAGGTTAAAAATGGCAGGATTAGGATTTTCAGATAAGATAGCAGAGAATACTAAAAATCTCCAATCTATGGAACATATGTTGGGAAAAGGTCTTATGCAACCTTTTAATAACACAAATGCAGGATCAAGAAAGATAATGTTCTCAGTTCATAAAGAACATGTCTTTCCTCTTATGAGTGCTGAAAAAGCAATAATAGAAACTGGATATGAGATCAGATATGGTGATTATTCAAGTTCTATTACAAGAGCTGATACAGATTATATTGTAGTAGCAAAGATAAGCAAGTTTTCTTTTGCACCAAATCATCATTATTGGTTGATTATTAGAGATACTAAATCTAATAAAATCGATGTTGTAGAAAGAATCTCATATCATTATGTAACAGAATCTTATGGATATCTCTATAATAATGAATATTTGGATTCTTTATCTATAGGAGATTATATACCTAACGGTCAAGTAGTTCAGAAATCTCTTGCATTCGATGAATATAATAATAGAGCCGATGGAGTAAACTTCAATGTTGCTTATATGGCTCTTGATGATAATATGGAAGACTCAATTGTTTGTTCAGAAGCAGCCCAAAGAAAATTAGTATCTCCACTTGTAAAACCTGTAGAGATTACTATTAATGACAATGATATTCCGGTAAATCTTTATGGAAATGATAAGGTTTACAAAATCATTCCTGATATTGGAGAAGAAATTGTAGATGCAAATCTTATTGCTCTCCGTAAAGAGAAGAAAGAAGAATCATATTTTACTCAGTCTATTAATAACTTGAGCAAGATTATGATTTCTGATGATAAAAAGAGAGTTCATGGTAGAGTTATCGATGTTAACGTATATTGTAACAATCCTGAGATTCTTGATTCTCATTATTATGCTCAAATTAAGATGTATTATAATGAGCTTCACAGATATGCGAGAGAAATTGTACATGCAGTAACACCTCTTGTATCTGCTGGTTGTGATATGACTTATGAACTTGAGAAATTATTTGCCAATTGCAAACGTGTTATGAACAATGATATGTATATTGATAAGAGACCTTTCTCTAATATTATTCTTGAAGTGGATGTACTTGAAGAAAATATGATTGAAGCTGGAGACAAGATGTCTAACAGATATGGTGGTAAAGGCGTTATTTCTAAGATTCTTCCTATGGATCAGATGCCTAGATTTAAGAATGCTAGAGGTGAATATGAATATCTCGATGTAATCTTCAATTCATCTACTATGATCAACCGCGAAAATACAGGACAGAACTTTGAATTATCATTGAACCATATTTCTGCAGAAATTATCAATTATATAGTTGGTAATAACTTGAGCTTGGAAGAAGCTTATGGTTTGATTTATAAGTTTGTATCAATGTGTGCTCCAGAGCAGGCTGCTTATATGGAAGAAAGAAGAAGATCTATGTCAAGAGACGAACTTATCTTCTATGTAGAATCAATTATCAATTCTGGTACTATTCATCTTAGTATCAAACCTATTTCTGAATCTATGGATATCGATAGACTCAGAGATATTTATGCAGCATTTCCATTTGTGCAGCAAAATCTTGTAGAGGTTCCTATTGAAGGTTCTGATGGAAGTATCAGATATGTACCTGCAAGAAGAAGAATGGTAATTGGTAAGCAGTATATTTACAGATTAAAACAGTTTGCTGAAGAGAAGTTTTCTGCAACTTCATTGTCAGCAACTAATATCAGAAATGAAAATACAAAATCTAGAGTTAAGAAAGACTTTAGAGAATTGTATCCTAATACACCGATTAGATTTGGTAATATGGAAACCAATAATATGGCTCATATCGGTGTAGAAGCTCTTATCTCTAATATGATGATTCATAGTTTATCTCCTCAGGGTAGAAGATTAGTAGAGCAGATGTATACTGGAGATCCGTTTAAGATTGATATTAAACTTAATAGTGATTCTAAGAATAGATCTGCAGAAATTGCTAATACTTATTTGAAGGCTATTGGTAGACGACTTAGATTTATCAAGAGAAAGAAGAACTTTTCACAAATTACTATTTCTCCTATTAGCTTTGACAGAGATCCTTATCAAAGACCAATTTCATTTGTTCCTAAAGATCAAAGAGCAGGATTTGATTATGTGAAAGATTATGAAGAGAGACAGAAGTATGAAGAATTGAAGAAGAAAGCAGGTGCTTTTTCTCCGATTGAATTTGAAGGTATAGATACAAGGAGAGTTAAGGAGGATTAATCCTCCTTAACTCTTTTTATTAATAATACCAGAAAGGATACTTTAAATCATGAGAGTTATGATTAACTTTTCAATTTTAACTCTTGGTACAGATGGTAATAGAATTAATAATATAATAAATACAAATTCTCAACTCCTACAATTTCAAAAGACTATTGTTGACTATAATGATCAATATGCTTTGTCTACATATGACAAAAATACTATATTTGAAATTGCCAAGGATGTTGGGGATTTGGCAAATATATCGATGCAATCCGTAAAGCTTAAAGATTTTACTTTTTTCTACGAAGATTCGATTTGTTTTAAAGTTCAGGGTAGCAATATATACCAGCTGAATAATTTATCTGCTAATATTAACAAAGAAACTATTATAAGAGGATTCAATATATCATTTCAGGAATATTTGGAGAGACAGATTATTACTGTAGAAGATTTTCGAAATGGTAATCTGACTGAAGATTTTATTATATTGAATTTGTATGTTCTTGAAAAAGGAAAACCTTGTGCTGTAATAGAACCAGGTGAATTAAAAAGTAAATCTCCTCATCCTTGTTGGAATTTTGTTGCAAAATTAAGACGAAATGATTGCAGAAGATCTTTAAATGAAGAAGAATATACTGATGAAGATGATGAGAATTATAATGATGGCTGGATATAATTTCTCATAGTTATATATTATAAATATGAGAAAAGGAGGTTATTATGAACAGTTTTGATTATTCGAAAATTCAAGATATATTGAATCATCTGTTAGCGAGAGATTTAAATATCATGACATCTGACAATATTAAATTTGTCAATGATTGTGCTATAAATTTATATCAGATTCCTTATATGAAATATACTCCATCTGATATTGATGGATTAAAGAGTATATTAAGAATCTGTAATATCTTGTATAATAGGACTGACCTGAGAGTTCTTCCTATAGAAGATGGATTTTATGATTTGCTCTTAGAATTATATAAGAGATTTGATCCTAATTTTCAGGTTGGATCTGATGTTATAGATTTCGAGTCTGGTACAGATTTTACAACCGATATCGTTAAAAAAGAAATAATATGTCCAATTGAATTTGTGCCACCAAGAAAGAAAAAAGGTGATGATGATCTTAGAGATCATATATATAATGAAATTATTATGAAAGGAAAATCTACTCTGAATAAGAGAGATTTTTATACTTCTCCAATTGAATTCGAAGCAGCTTATATTCCTAAGAGACTTCATAATATTGAACACAATCATCCAACTCTTGTTGGTACTTTAGATAAAGCAAAATTTGTATTAAATCAGGATGCTATAAATGCTGGTGTATTTAATGATCCGAATGTAAGTATACTAGAAAGAGATTTCTTTCAGGATCATCTATCAAAAGGTATCTATGATAAAAATAGAGTAATTCATATTGTTTGTGAAATAAAGTATGATGGAATTTCTGTAGAAGGAGATTGTAATTTTACTCTTCAGTCTGCTAGATCAAGAGGAGATACAGGAATGGGAGCAGCAAGTGATATGACTCCTATATTGAAGGATTATATATTCAAAAATGCTGCTTGTATGATAGGCGAAGAACCTGTTGGAGTTAAGTTTGAAGCGATTATGACTAAATCTGATTTATATCGTTTCAATATAGCAAGAGGTAAGAATTATGCAAACTGTAGAACAGCTATAGTTGGTCTCTTTGGTGCTAGTGATGCATATTTATATAGAGATTATATTACATTGGTTCCTCTTGCTTTGGACTTAGAACAATTTAATGCAACTCATCCTAATATTGCTATTACAGATAGATTATCTGAAATTGCTTTCATCAACAGTGTATTCACTTCTAATGGTGAACCTTTAAGATATTGTGTATTTAGCGGAACTGTTGGCGAAGTATTGTATTTGATAAAAATGTTTGTTGATGAGGCTAAGTATGCTAGAGATTTCTTAAACTTCATGTATGATGGAGTTGTAGTTAGTATTCTTGATGAAGATATTAGAATGACACTTGGTAGAAAGAATTTCATTAACAAATTCTCTATGGCTGTTAAATTTGATCCACTTGAAAAACAAACTACTTTTAGAGGATATACTTACGAAGTAGGTCAGCATGGAGATATTACACCTATGATTCATTATGATCCAGTAGAATTTAATGGAACTATTCATACAAAATCAACTGGATCGTCTTTGAATAGATTCAAAGATCTTGGTCTTAGACCTGGAGAAATTATCAATGTAACTTATGTAAACGATGTAATGCCTTATGTAAGTAAATTGGATTGTGTACAAAACAGAGAAAACACCAATCCACCAATTCCATTCATTTCAGAGTGCCCTGTATGTGGTTCCAAACTTATGGAATCTACTTCTGGTAAATCTGCATATTGTCCTAATCATGAATGTCCTGCAAGAACAGTGCAGAGAATGACAAATATGTTTGCTAAAATGAATATTAAGGGATTTGCTGCAGCTTCATTCACAGCTTTAGGTAAATCTAACTTGAGAGATTTGTGCTCTATGTCTAAATATGAATTAGTAAACATATTGGGAGAAGCAGACGGTAATAATATGGCAGAAGTTATTTGTAATCTTTTGACAGTAAAACAAAGAGATTATGTTATTATGGGAGCTTTAGGTTTTACTTCTATTGCTAGAAAGAAATGGGAAGATATTTTGAGACATGTAACATTGAAAGAATTACATGATACTTATCAAAATCTTCTTGATGCTGGCTGTTCTATGGATGAGATATTTGGAAAGTTTTCCTATTATCTTAGATCTAAGATTCCTAATCTTGGAGAGATTACAGAATATACTATTGTCAAAGAATTTCCATATTTCTTTGCAGATATTAAATTCATTGTAGAGAATATACCTTTAGAAAATTCTTATGGTATCGATAATAGTGGTAGAATTCAAGTAAGATTCACAGGATTTAGAAATTCACAACTAGTAGAACAGTTAATTACTGCGGGATATGACGCAGGAGATGGTTCAATTACAAAGAATACTAATATTCTATTAATTCCTTATACCGGTTTTACTAGCAGTAAAGTAACGAAAGCTGCAAAGATTCCTAATATTATGATAATGACTGAACAGGAGTTCAGAGAGAGATTTAATATCTATTAAGAGATTAATTCCCTATAAAGTAAGCTGAAACTTGGTTATATATTATAATCAAGATAGCATAGATATCTATTTAAAAATTAATCCTAGGAGGACAAGAACAATGAAATTATTCGAAACAACTTTACCTCAGATGTATTCTAAGGCACTTTTTGAGGAGAAATGCTTTGATCTCGCACCCGAGCACACTGATAAGATGTTTGATACTCTGTTTACCGGAACAGCTAACTTACTTAAGTCTATCAAGAGTCTGGAGAAGCCTGTAGCTTTTGCTATCAGAGAGCTTAATGGAAACCTTGTTGCAGCTGCTATTTGTCAGTATTTCAAGAATGATGATGCTAGTAAGCCTGGTAACTTCTCTCTGGTTTGGACTTTTGATGAAGCTGATATTCCTGCAGATGCTCTGGTTACATCTCTTGATGATACTAAGACACATTCATTCTTCATTGCTGCAGCCGGCAGTAAGTATGGTATCAAGTTTAAGGATGCGAGCTGTGTTGTTAACACATTAAGCTATACAGTTTCTCAGTTAAAGAAGTGGTTGGATGAGAATGCTAAAGAAGGATCAATTGTATCCGTAGAACAGGAAGGAATCTTCCAGGGTAGAGTTGAGGTTCAGAATGGTGTTAAGGTATTCGCTATTGAACCTCACGGTGAGATCAAGAACCTTATTAAAGATGATGCTGCTATCGAAGAAAGATAAGATTATGCTATCAATATAGTGATTGACCAATGATGATACAACCAAGGTTATCACAGGTATCTATTCAAATTATTATGCTATCGTTTTGAGTAGATTCCTTGTGGTACTTTGGTTGTATCTAGGTCAATTACAACTTTCGAAAAACGATTTTGATAATTCTTTTTTGACAGGAGATGCTAAAATGATGATGATGAGTACTTTACCTCCTCTTAATATCTCTGTAACAAAAGCACCTGTAAATGGTCAAACTTTTGATATTATTGATTATGAGGAATATAGAGAACATTTTGATGCTTATAGTGGAAGATCAGATGTAGCTATTGCTGTAGACCATAGAGGAAGACAAATGATGCTTCCGTTTAGAGGAAGTTATAACGGATCTACTACTCCTGGAGTTTATAATGCAGGATGTATTGATTTTATTGTAAAACCGGAAGAAGGTTTCGCCGACAGATATATTCCGGATCCTGAATCTATTATCTGTTTATCAAATACAGATACCATTAGAGATTTGATCATTAAAGAAGACAGCGTAAAAAAGCTGGACGAACCTTTCATTACAACGCCCGATAATATAACAAATATTCCGATCAATCCTAATGATCAACCTGAAATGGTTTGTTTAAAGAAAGCATTAAATGCTAAGAAAATTGATATCGACAAATATGCTGGTAGATTTGGGGATAATTTTCCAAATGATAAAAGACAGCTTAAAAGTAAAGGTGCAACTCTTAATATCATTAAGAGATATTGTAAGAATTGTGATATGGAAGCTTTACTTATTCTGAGAGATGCTTCTCCAGATGTTGCTAATCCAATGAACACAGAAGTCTGTGTATCTTTAACTTCATTGGTAGAAGAAGACGAAATGGACATAAATTCAATTCCATCATATGAGTCTGATGAAGACGATTATGATGAGGATTAAAATTTTTATTCTTTAGACTTTTTGTAATAATATATTATTACAATTTTAGGAGGCAGAAATAATGTTTATAGACCAGGCTCAGTTTATGAGACAATTCAATGAAACTCACAGAGAAGAATTCAATCCTGAGTTATTTGAAAGAAATAATGAAGAGATTGTTGAAGCTATAAAGTCTGTTGTTATGTCATGTCAAAGAGACAAGTATTATACATTAAAACTTTTAAGCTTCAAAGCTATCTATAAATATGAAGAGATTTATAACACTCTTAGAGATCATGAAGCTAAACGTAAGAGAAAGAACTCTAAGATTGATAATATCTATGATTTTATCAATATTAGAGATACAGATATGATTCTGATTAAGTTAGAATGGTTAGTAAGACACAATGGTGTTGAAAGAATTGAAGAAGATAATAAGACTATGGAAGTGGTAAACCCTGAACAGATTTTGGAAGTATTAATTGCAGTTCCTAGATTCGTTAGAAAATACTATTTCCGCTTGTCAGGAAACTTTTATACAACCATCTTCCAGATTGTTGACGGTTCTACTTATAACAACTCTACTGCTAGCCAGAGTAAGGTTGATACTGTAACTATGAAGACAATGTTCATGCCTATCCGTATCTTTAGAGGTTTCAATACAATGGTAGATAAAAATACTAATAAAGCTGTTAATGCTATTGAGTATCAATCTATTATCTTTAATAATGTAGTGAATGTATTGTATTATATCCTTGCAGCTTATGGTATGTATGGTGCTATGAATTTCATGGAGATCAATTGTATTTCAATTACTCCTCATCAGTTTAATCATCCGGATTATTATTCATTCTGCAAAAATGATTCAATCTATATTAATTGTCCTAAGGTTTGTTTTGACAATGATGCAGTTGTGCAGAGTTTTGTTGCAACAATTTATGATGGAATTTCGAAGGATGTAACTGATCCTAATATGTTGTTTGATCAGAGATATTGGTTAAGAAATCTGGGTATTATTTTCAAACAGGCTACTGTAGAAAAAGGTTTATTTGTATTGGATTCTGTTGATGGAATCTATGATAATATTACCTTAAACGATTTACATCTTCCTATGAGAGATAAAGAGAATATCTATTGTGTACTTAGATGGCTCATTAGAGAATTTTCTAATCTTCGTTCAAAAGAAAATGTAGATGTAACTACAAAACGTATCCGTATTGCTGACTATATTGCAGCTGTATATGCTACAAAGTTAAACAAAGGTATTCATCGTATTTCAGATATGGGTAGCAAGGTTACTTTAAAGAAAGTTATTCAGGCTATATATACACAACCTATGTATGTAATGAATAATATCTCTACAATGAGCAACTTGGTATCATATAGAGATTTGGTTAACGATTTGGATTCACTTACAGCTTTAAAATATACCTATAAAGGTATTTCAGGTCTTGGTGAGGATGGAGCTAGTATTCAGCCTATATATCGTTATGTAGATCCATCTCATGTTGGTATTCTTGATCTGGATGCTTCGTCTGCATCAGACCCGGGTATGTCTGGTATGATTTGTCCTATGACAAAATTATATGGTAATGATAGTTCGTTCTCTAATTATATGGAACCTAATGCTTGGAGAGAGAATTACAAACCATTTGCCGATGCTTATATGAATGGAGCCACTTCGCCTATTGTATTTGATAGACCACCAGAACAGCCTGACTATATGGCTCAAAGAGAACAGATTGTTCAGGAAGAACTCGATATCAACAGAATTATTTGTCCTATTCAGAATATTAAGGATCCGAATATTCTGTATACTTGTTCACAGGCTATTATCGATCAGGATAATAGAAATGAACCGAAGTCTATCTTTACAATTAAAGATGAAAACTAAAGGAGATTAAGATATGGTTTACTTCTTACATTCAGATGAACAAATCAAAGAGAAAAATAAAATCCTGGCGAACTGTGGAAAGCAGTTCGTGCCAGGAACAGTTACAGTACAAGGTAAAAGATCTACTTTTACTCAGATTTCTAATAACCCTAATATTGATAGATTTATCGATACAAAGGTTATTGCAAGTTTCAATAATATTGATGAGGCTACTTATATAGCTCCTACAACAACAGCTATCAGAGGTGATTAAAATGAGAAATTTGATTAATCTATATTATAATGCTATTAGTAATAAAGCATTTGAAGGTATTAGATTGGTAAGAGAATTTTTCACAAAAGACGGAGACATGTCCAGTTTCAGAAAACTGCGTTCATCTAATATAAGTTTACAAGAAAAAGTTATTTTAACAAGTCTTGACGAAAAATTGAAAATATCTGAAGAAGATTATGTTCATAATGGATATCTTGCATCTAATGGAGATAGATATATTTTTGTAGATAATCTCGATTTCACTTCAATTTTGTGCACTAAATTTCAGACAGTAACAAAACAACCAAATGGAACTAATTTTATTTCAGATATATCTATATTCTTTATCAGTCGTAATTTGTTGAAAAACTGTGATGATAAGCAGGTAATTTATACTTGTTATAAAATTGCTCAATGGTATTTCAAGATCTCATTAACGGATATAAATAATAGTCCAATAGCAATATCCGCTTATAGATCAGGATCAGAAAATATTTTTGACAAAAGAGATATATATGGTAGAGATGATAAGATTTTTTACGTGAATTATCTTATTACTATGATTATGATTTTAGACGTTATGTTTAATTTCAAATTCAATGATATTATGTTATTTATAGAATCTATATTTACATCTTGTCCATTTTGGTTATCAACAGAAGCTTTTAAAGGTATTTTTGAATATGCTATTAATGAGCAACCTGACGATTCAGACTATGTTTTGATATTTAGAGAAATATTTAAAGAGAATAAATAAATTATATGCTAGAAGAGGGGTAACTCTCTTCTAGCTATTATTTATAGGAGGAATAAATCATGTTAGGAATTGATATGAATATAAAATTGGATGTAAAGAGAGTTACCTCACCTATATATTTTCAACACAGAAATGAATGTGTAAGGTGCGGAGCTAAAGGTAAACTCGTTTTTATAGATAGATTTGGAAGAGAATGTACAAGAGAAGTTAATGCGTTAGAGCATATTAAATGTACAAACTGTGGTAAGTTATATTCTATTCTTTGGGAACCTAAAGAAGGGACTGATAAGTTAATGCCTTCTCCGATTGATACAAGTATTTCAGTTGATTTTATGAATCTGGTTAGATTTAATAAACTTAAAAAAGATGGAGAGAATATTCTTTGTTAATTACCATCCCTGAAACTTAGTAGTAATATTGAAAACTAAGAGGTGTAAGAATTATGAAATATTTGCAGGCTACATTTAAGAACTATATAGGTTTTTATAATGGAATGGGTTTGTATGAAGTTAGTATAGATTTCAGAAAATGTACTCATAATATCATTCTTATTACTGGTAAGAATGGTTCTGGAAAATCAACATTAATGAATCATCTTAATCCGTTTCCTGATGGTAGCAATTCTTTTATCCCTGGAAAGACAGCAGAAAAATGTCTTGTATTATTTGATAATGGTGACACATATACAATACAAATTATTTCTCCTGCTGATTTAAAAGGTAGAAAAACTACTAAAGCTTATATACAAAAGAATGGTGTTGAATTAAATGAAAATGGAAATGTATCATCTTATAAAGATATAGTATTTAACGAATTTGAATTGGATTCTAATTATGTTTCTCTTTCTAGATTAAGTAATTCTGATAGAGGATTGGGAGATAAAACACCATCTGAAAGAAAAAGATTTGCTTCTAATATTATAGATAATCTTGAGATATATAATAATATCTACAAGACTCTTAATAAGAAAAGCTTAATATATAAATCTCATACCAATACTATTCACACTAAGATTCAAAATATTGGCAATGCTGAGAATTTAAAATCTAGATTGAAGATGCTTCAGGCTAGAGAAGGAGAATTGAATAGAGATATTATGGTTACTAATAATACTATAGTTTCTATAGAAGCTAAAAATAGTATTGATGAAGATGAAGCTATAAAAATTAAAGCTATCACTGATAAAGAAGCAGAATTATCTGCTCAAGTAGCTATAGTAGAAACTCAAGTTAATTCTCATTATCATAGAACTAAAATTAAACCCGAAGATATTAGCAATCAACAAGAGACTGATAAAGCTTTATTAGAATCATATAGATTACAATTATCTCAGGCTACTGATAAATGGAGAACTGAAAGTCAAAGGTTGAGAGAAACTGATGAAAGTATAGCTTCATTGAGAGCTGAATTAGATTGTAATATAACAGAAACAGATATTGTAGATAGATATAATAAATCTCAATCTATTATAGATGAAATTGTTGCAGAATTAAGACAGATGAATATTCCTCTCGATACAGATGTAATGGAGCTTGAAAGAATAATATCATTCTGTGAAAGATTCTCAGTTGCAATAGACAAATTCAATGATGGTTTAACTCCGAGAGATTTAGAATATATTATTAAAGAATTTGATTCTATATCTGTGAGAGATATGTTACAGTCTCAGGATATGTTGATCAGTGAAATTGATGCTAATAAACAACAATTAGCAGAAACACAAGGTAAATTAAAACTTTTAGCTACTCTTGAGGATAGACCAAAAGAATGTAAAATTGATACTTGTCCTTTTATTGCTAATGCTGTTCTGGTAAAGAATGAATTACAAGGAGATATTGTAGAAACTTTATCTTTAATTCAGGATACAAATCTTGGATTATCGGAGAAAGTTACAGAAATTCAATCACAGATTGATTATCACAATACAATGTCTTACAAGAAGCTCGAATTAGATACAATTAGAAGAGAAATTTCGGAAATAAGTTTTATTCTAAAGAAATATTATCCTCAGTTTGTAGAAAATTTTGAAATTATGGTTCTTAATATGAATACATTTGGATTCATTCGAGAACATAAAAAAGTTACAGATGTAGCAAATCTATTGAGAATTTTTGCTGCAGAAAAACAACAAAATCAGTTGCTGGAATTGGAGTATAGAAATTATAGAGAAAAAGTTCAGTTATTAAATTCCTCTAGAAATATGCTCAATAAATTAGAAAAATCTCAAGCAGAGTTAATTGAAACTATTGCTAAAGCTAAATCTGATATGGATAGCTATTCTTCTACAGTTATAAGCCTTGAAACTAAGGTTAATAACGAAACAGAATATCTTGCAGTTTATCTAAGGTACGAAAAATTGTTAGAAGAATATATTGTTGTAAAAGATCAGGTTGAAGAATTTAAAAAGAAATCTTCAAAAGCTTTGGAAGCGTTATCTTCTATAACTGCATTGAGAGACAAAATTAATGTTTTATCTGCAGAATTAGAACCTCTGATGAGGGAAATCAATACTATCTCGGGTCAGCTTACTTTGTTAGATTCATATTACGAAGAATATGCTAAGTATAAACAGAGTTACGATATGATAGAAACACTCAAAAAATACTGTTCCCCTACTTCCGGTGGTATTCAAACATTATTCATGCAACTTTATATGAGCAAGACAAAGGATATTGCTAATAGTATTCTTTCAATGTTGTTTAATGGCTCATATAGACTTGAAGATTTTATTATCAATGAGAATGAATTTAGAATACCATTTATTGGTGAAGGATTACCTGTAGATGATATTAGTTCTGGATCTGGTGCTCAGATTGCTATGATGGGGATGATTATCAATCTGGTATTATTACATCAGGCATCTACTAGATTTAATATTGCTCAATTAGATGAAGTTACAGCAGCTTTAGATTCTTACAATAATTCACTCTTTACAAATATCATGTTTTATTGTATGCAGATCTTAAATATAGAACAGTTATTCTTAATTTCTCATTCTACAGAAACTGATAATTCTTATGCTGATATTATTAAGCTTAAGGGATATGAAAACTACGAGTCAAGTATTCAATCAGGTAATGTAATTTGGGATTTTGACGAAATAATAAAGCAGTAAAACCACTATATATTAATCTAAAACTAGATTAGAAAAGGAGGTTTTGTTATGAGATCTAGAGAAGAAATTGTTAAAGAGATTGAAACTCTTGAAGAAAAATACAAGAAATCAAGAAATGTTGTAGAGAAAGCAAGATTTACTGCTCAGATTAAAGAACTCAATGTTGAACTTGCAGCAATTGGTGTTAACCATGAGCAAAAAATAGTATATCAGAACGATGCACCTTCCGTTGCTGATCACAAAAATACCAGAAAGTTATCCAGAGGAGATATTGCTAATGCCGGATCAGCTTTCGTCGGTATTATCTAAAACTAAAAAGTAATCCCAAGGGTTGTTGAAACCCTTGGGATCTTTATTTTTACTTTTAATACTGAGAAACAATATTATCATTAAGAACAATGATAGGAAAAGTTTCATTCAGGTTAATATTCTTTGCAATCTTTGTCTTAAGATCAAGAGTTGTATCTTCCATAAACATCTGATCATAAACAGGAACATTAGGAATTGCTTCTCCTGTTCTTACATTCATAACTTGGAAGAATTTTGCACCGGAAGCTGCATCATATACAACAACTTGTTTAACATCAGGATTACCTTCATATCTCATCATGTTCTGTTCAGGTGTCATATTAGCAACATAATTAAGATATCCAGCATCCATAATAGGCTGACCAGGATTGCTAACCATATCAGGAGTAAGATTTGCTCTTACAATACCAGAACCCATTATAGCAGGATCAATCATAGGCATCTGATACTGAGGTGCTGAATTATTAGGATTCTGAATAAATGCCTGATAAATATCAGAAATATATTTATCATCATTCATGGTAGCTTGAGCTGCTTCGATATCCTTACGTTTCTTGTAATCCATATCATTGGCTTTTGTAATACAGTTATTGATTTCTTTGATTGCAGAAATTCTGTTACCAATCATAGCACCAATATTTTCAGATAATCCTGTTAATATACCATATTTATTCTTCAGAGTTCTATTATGACGAACCGCATTGAACTCTTGAACAAGTTCCCCATTTACAGCATCAATCTGTCTTAATGTTTCGTGTAACAAATTATTTGTTTCTCCATAACTGTAAATGGTGCCTGCTTCAACAAGTTCTGTTCCATTTACAACTTCAGCATCAGCTTTTACAATAGCTGTCTGTTGTTTAGTAGCAGGAAGACTAGAACCGCCTCTTTTTCTTCTCTTCTTCTCTTCTGCTTCCATATCAGAAATATTATCGACTTTGATTTTCATTGAATCATCTTCGATTTTAAATAAAGATGTCTTAGTTTCTCCCATAGTAATTGCAGGAGTTTCAAAGACTCTAGGATCTACAGCAGGTTTGTGTTGTACAACCTGAGGTGCCTGCTGACCATAACCATATGGATTTTGATTCATAGCAAACTGAGGTTGCTGATAAGGATCAATTCCAATTCCATTACCATAACCTACAGGCATCATACCATTGTTCATATATTGCATGTATTTGTCCTCCTTTTCTTTAAAATAGTAGCAAATATATTACGTTTCATTCAATATGATATATTAACAAAATGTGCAGGTATTGGAAATCTATCGATAGAAAAACATCAGATTAATCAATAATATTAATAAATATAGAAAGGATTTAAGCATTATGGGAATGATACCTGAGTTAGAGTGTAGATATCCAGAAGGTTCAGATATTACAGTTATGAATACTTACTATCGTTATCCTGAATTTGAAGAAGGTAAAAAAGTTTGTGATGATCAAATATTTATCATCTATAAGGATAATAAAACAAAAAAGAAAGACTTTCTGGTTATTACAAATCCTGATTATACTTTCTATAAGATTAAGGATGGAATTGAAGTTCCACCTTATAGTCAGCTCTTCATTGAAAGAGAAAAAGTTGAACCTATAACAGTTCCATTTCATAAATTGGAATTAAACTTAGCAAAGGCTACAGGAATGGAAGAGTTCTATAAACAGAACTTAATGAATAGAAATAAAAGGGCTAATCAGGCTCTTCACAGTGACCCATCATTATTCTATTCAGATGCAAATATTGAAGATCATTATAGATTTAAGTTTGCTAATACATATAGCAACGAAATTTATAAGATTACTAAGGGATTCTTCGATATAGAAGTAGATGGTAAATGGGCAAAAGGTGATTTTGTTGAAATGGGAGAATGTGCTATCAATTGTGTATCTTATTATGATGAAGGTACAGATACAGTATATACTTTTGTTTTAAGAGACGAAAGAAATCCTCAAATTCAACAACTTGAAGATTCATTTAAATCAGGTAAATTTGGTTGGAATGAAATTCATAAATTTGTAGTTGATGCGGTTGGTGGTATAAAAGCTGCTACAAAATATGGACTTATGAAGACTAAATTTTGTCCAATGTTTTATGATAGTGAAATTCAACTCATTGCAGATTTGTTTGAAACGATGCATAGAACATGTCCGGACTTTATTGAGGGTTGGAACTCCAGTGGATTCGACTTGGAATATATTATAGCCAGAGTAATAGCTCTTGGATATAATCCTGAAGATATATTATGTGATCAGAGATGGAAAGATAAGGTCGTTAAGAATTTCGTTGATCATCAACATCAAAACGAATTGGCAGAACGTGGTGATTATACTTTTATTTCCGGATTACCTGTATTTCTTGATCAGATGATTCAATATGCTTCAAGAAGAAAATCTAAGATTGGTTCATATAAATCATTCAAATTAGATGATATTGGTTTGAAAGAAGCTAATGTAAGAAAGTTGGATTATCATCATATAACTGATTCTGTTACAGAATTACCTTGGTTAGATTTCAAGACATTCTTTTTATATAACATCATGGATGTTATTGTTCAGAAATGTATTGAAGCTCAAACTAATGACTTAGAATATATCTTCTCTAAGTGTGTAGTTAATAATACAGTATATAAGAAAGGTCATAGACAGACAGTATATCTTATCAATCGTATGGCTGCTGACTGGTATAAGATGGGTTATATTATTGGTAATAACTGTAACAAAGAGAACCCTAAACCTCCAAAATATCTTGGAGCATTGGTAGGTGATCCTACAAAGACCAATGAATATTCAAAGATGATAATCGATGGTAGAGCAATTTGGGTATGTGAGAATTTGCTTGATTACGATTTTAAATCATTATATCCAAGCCTTATGGGTGAATATAATATTGCACCTAATACTCAGATTGGTAAGATTATCATTGATGAGAAGGTATATAAAGATGAAAACTATTATCATATCGAGGAAGAGAAATATTCTCGTGGAGGCGAGTTTATAGAAAATCTTGTTACTGATAATATGATTGAATTCTGTACAAGATGGTTCCATCTTGGAAATATTCAAGAAGTATTGTTTGATATGGACGAATATTATGAGAAAAAGTTTGGTCTTGGAAGATATAGTAATCTTATCTCAGCAGGATTTGGTAATATAGATTCAGATAAACCATTTGCTTATAGTCCTATTATTCCTACATCTTATAAGCCAGAATCTCCAATTGAATTTAATGCTCCTAAAGCTGAAAGTCCAATTATATTCCTTAATCAGAGACCGGATAATATGACTTATGAAAAATTACTTGAAAGTAAGAAAGGTTGATTAAATTATGTTTGTAATTGATCCTAGATTGGACCAGGTACAAAAAATTGTAGAAAGTTTGGTTACTAAGAGTTTGTTGCCTAATACAAACTGCTTGGTAACCAGCGATAATACTCTTGTACTATTAGTCGATGAAACTTTATTATATATAATTCATTTGAGAGATGAACTTTGTTATCCATCATTGGGATTTTCTTATTCCAAGTTTATGTACGAGGTATCGAGTAGATCTATTACAGATTTTAATATATCTTCATTAGATATATACGATACTTTAATAACAACAAAACTTCTTAATTATTATGCTTCCTATTATGGTTATATATTTGAGGAAGCTGTACCTGTAGCTGTAAATAATGATTTAAAAACAGACGAATCATTTTCTGATTATCTCAATATTAAATCAGATGATGGTATGAAATACTACAGACTTCCTGCATTACAACCTGGAAAACAATATATGATTCCTATATTTACAGGATTTCCTAATATCACTTCACAAGATAAGTTAGGAATATATGTCTATGATATAGGTAATAGTTTTCTAATTGGAAGATTTAAAATCTTTAAGAAGAAAATCAATAGAGATATCAATATATTCTTCAGAATGCTTGATATAACTGGAGGTATACTAAGATGATGAAAAGAGATATAATAGAAGAAATTATTGCTCAAAGCAACTTCAAACCTGATAATATTGATCAAGTTAAAGCTTTTACTAACTCATATATTGAGCATCTTGTCAATGTACTCAAATTAGAAGATAAAGATTATATCATATATATTAGTGGTCCTGTCACTAATATTGAAGATTATGAGAAAAGATTCAATGGTATTGAATTTATTACTTACCAGGCATTCTCGGCATATAATATCTATGTAATAAATCCTGTACAAGTGTTAAATTTGATAGATAAACATTTTGAGTTCACCTATATCGACAAAGTGTTTATATGTTATGCTTTATTATCAATTGCTAATGTAATGATTTATGATAATAGAGATAATAAGTGGGAAAAGAGTATGGGCACATTTACTGAAATTTCTTTTGCAATGGGTAAAGGTATTGAAGTTATTGACTATATGTATGTCAAAAACACTCTTAATGCTAGAAATCTTATTATTACAGATACACCTATTTTGCTTCTTAAACAGTCATTAAAATCTCCGAAAGAATTAATGGAAGATACCGCAGCTAGAGAAGCATTAGGTGCTGTTAAATCGGATGATGAAGAGGTTGTAGAAAAAGAACCTGAAAAAAGAGACTTTGTAGAGATTGTAAGAGATATGGCTGAAATTAATAAGATGAACAGAGAATCAAAATAATCTGTTGTGAAAGAACTTATTAAAGAAACAGATAAAAAGATTGGAGGAATGTAAATCATGAAACAAAATGATGATGTTTTGCTCCATCGGAGAATAACAAAGCATAGTAATTTAATGATTCCTTTTTCGGATCATGTTACAGCTTTCAAATTTCCGAGTCAAAATGAGCAGTTAATTAATACAACCGTTACACTAAAGTATAGAGATAGATATATAGCAGACAAAGAAGCTTATTCTATTTCTAATTCAAAAAGACCAAAAGATGATACTCTTTGTATGCCTCCTGGAAATATGAAAGAAGATATAGGTGATATTATCTTTACAGGAGAATTTAGAATACTTAGAGCTGATAGATCTGCTCCATTTATCTTTATAGGTATATCAACCAATTATAAATATATTGTAACTGGTAAAACTGATGAAAATGGTATTCTTGAAAATATTTATCCTGTAGCAATGTTTCAAATGTCAGAGTATGTTGGGTTATGTGTAACTAATATGTATTTTGGTAAGCTTG